TTTTGTTATCTTTGGTATTGGCTTAGGCTTTGGCAATATCTCTTTATCTTTTTGTGTTTTGCTAGATGCTTTTGTTATCTTTGGTTTTGGCTTAGGCTTTGGCAATATCTCTTTATCTTTTTGTTTTTTGCTAGATGCTTTTGTTATCTTTGGTATTGGCTTAGGCTTTGGCAATATCTCTTTATCTTTTTGTGTTTTGCTAGATGCTTTTGTTATCTTTGGTTTTGGCTTAGGCTTTGGCAATATCTCTTTATCTTTTTGTGTTTTGCTAGATGCTTTTGTTATCTTTGGTATTGGCCTTGGTGATATTGCACTATTATTTATAAAACCTTTGTTTGGATGATTTTTTGTATATCTATATGGCTGATATAACATCCCTCCTATCGGTTGTTTTCTTTTTCGAAGACTTCTTATTGCTTGTTCTGCTATTCGTTCTTGTTCTGCTATTCGTTCTTGCTCTGCTTTTCGTTCTTGTTCTGCTTTTCGTTCTTGTTCTCGAAGAAGTCTTTGTTCTTCTGCTTTTCGTTCTTGTTCTGCTTTTCGTTCTTGTTCTTGAAGAAGTCTTTGTTCTTCTGCTTTTCGTTCTTGTTCTGCTTTTCGAATAGCCTCCTTTCTTTTACGTTCTTCTTCGCGTAGAAGCGCGTCCTCCTCTTCGAGTATTTTTTCGTAATAGTCATTATCTATAAAATTTAAAATAGAAAATATAATTTTTGCTTCTTCCTCTTTTTTTTTAATATATTCTTTTATTTTTTGTTTATTATTTTCATAAACAATCGTTATAAATTGTTTCAATTCATAATTATTATCACTTTTATATAGATAGTTTACTCTTTTTTTAAAAGATTCTATATCAAACACACTATCATAATCATAATCATAATCATAACTGTCTTTTATTCCATAATCATTAACATCGCCATCATCAATTCTTTTGACTAATTTTTCAAATGCTTTACCAAGTTCATTTTTTGATTCATTTAATTCTTTTTCTAATTTATTTTGCATAATGATTTTAGCAACAACACCTTTAAGTTTCATCACACTGATTTTACGACGTAATAAACTTATTATTTCCATAATTAAGTTGTCTGCCTTTTTTTCTTCGTCATCGGTATGTAGTATTTTAGTAATTTTAAAATATTCAGCAATTAGCTTTTTTTTAAAAATAGTTTTGTCACCTATACCTTTTTTTAAAATAATTTGGTCATCTATATCTTTAAACATATTTATAATATCATTATGATACTTCTTTTCTACCTTATATTTGTTTAGCAACATTTCTATACAATTACGTATATCACGTAATCCATATAATTTAATATTAGCAACTCTTGAAAATAAAGTGCCTTTGCGACTCATTCGAGGATCTGGAACAGCTTCTTGAACAGCTTCTGGATCAGCTCTTTTAACAGCTTCTGGATCAGCTCTTTTAACAGCTTCTTGAACAGCTTCTGGAACAGCTCCTGGAACAGCTCCTGGAACAGCTTCTTGAACAGCTTCTGGATCAGCTCCTGGAACAGCTCTTTGAACAGCTTCTTGAACAGCTTCTGGATCAGCTCTTTTAACAGCTCCTGGATCAAGAATCATCGAGCTAACATCTGTTCCAGTTTTGTGAGTGCCCCCTGAATATTGTTTTCGTTTGCGTTTTGGTTTGTGTTTTGGTTCAGCTTTACCTCCGCAAACTCTATTTTCATCTTCTTTAATATTATCTATACCCAACTCTTTAATACTCATTAAATCACTTTTTGTTTTTGGAAAATTAGTTAATATACTATCAAAAATCTCATTAAGTTCAGCATCATATTTCTCTTTTTCAGAAAGTTCAATATTATCTTGATTATAATTTAAATGATTAACAAACGATTTTGATGATGATATCTCTAATGTATTTATTAAAAGATTGTAATATTTTTGTAATACGTCGTAATCTTTTTTTAATACAAGTAAGTTTTCGTATAATGAAATAAAATCCTTATGCCCTTTTTCATTAAAAGTTGCAAACTCATTTAAAAGTTCATAAAATGGAAATAACAACTTTTTTAATACATCATTTTTCTGTTTTAATCCTGATCCTGATTTTTTAAATAAATCTTGAAATTCTTTTTTAATTACATTTATTTTATCTTGAAATTGACCAATAGATGCCCCGATCTTTTGTTGTACAAATATTAAATCACTCTCGCTTCCATAAATATGTTTAAGAACACTCTCAAAAGTAGATAAAATATGTGTTAATTTTTCATATATTTTATCTACATATATATGAGACAAATATAAAACTTTAAGATATTTTTTAAACAGTATTAATAACATTCTCTTTTGATTATCATCACTACAACATTCTTCTCTTTTAATATATAAAATTAAACAACAAGCAAAATTATTAACTATTTTTGTAAAATCTATTTTAAATAAGCTTAATAAATCATATAAATTTTGATTTTGTGAACAAAATATTTTGAGTTCTTTCATAATAGAATAAAATGGACTTTTATTTATTTTTTTAGTGCTAATTTCATACACTATGTAAAGCATATTAGAGATTCTTCTATATATAATTACATCAGTGTCATATCCATATAATTTATCATAAGCCGTAGATGCTAATATATAAGGAGATATCTCTATTTCGCTTTTATAATCTTTATAAAAAACCACATTGCCTATCACATCGTTTAATGATTTAGAAATAGTTGGAAATTTTAATATTAAAAGTTTATTTTCACCAGATACTTTTGCTTGCGAGTAATGTAGTGTAAAATGTGGTTCTTCTGTTAGTTCTATGAATTTTATATCTTTAAATAATAATGCTGAAAAAAATCTATCTATAAATATCTTATATTTAAAAGCCAGTTCTTTTTTAATTTTATTATCATCACTACTATAAAATATATTGATTAAATTCGACGTTTCAAAATTAATTAATTTAATTAATTCAATTAAAGTAATTGAATCTAAGTTAGTTGATTTTGAATCTTTTGTTTCATAAATCATTTCAGTTTTTTTTTCATTCAAAGAAGTTATATATTCGGATAATACAGGATTTTTTTGTTTAAAAGAGGAGGGTAATTGTTGTAAACTTAATAATAATATAAACAAATGATAATTGGATAATTTTGGATTTAAATAATCTTCTAATTTTAAATTATCTGGAAAAGTATATGCTTCTCTTAAAGTAATTCGTGAGCTCGATTTCCTAGAAGATGATATAACTGTATTAGCTAAATTAAAATCCACACCCGTAGGATGAGATTCTTCCATAGGCAAATCTTCTCCCGATGATAAATAATCTACCGTATGTACTACAGAAGATGCTACCATCGAAGATGCTTGATGAAGACCATAATCATTTAATAGAATAGGTAATTTAAATAATTGTTCATTAAATATTATTTGATTTTTTATTGCAAAAGCATGACATTTTAAGTAATTAATCATATAAAATATAATATGCGGGTAAAATATGTAAACTAAATATATTTCAGTATATGTTCTATACAAAATATATATATTGTATGGAAAATGCATACTTTTTACTATTTCATAGTTTTTTTTAACTGGTTCAAATTCTAATTTAGTTAATTCTGCAATTTTTTCTGGAAATATTTTATCATATTTTGTTTTATAAAAGTGTTTTATTATACCCATATTTTCATATATTTGTGCTCCTTGTGCTGCTCCTTGTGCTGCTCCTTGTGCTGCTCCTTGTGCTGCTCCTTGTGCTTTCTTAATAAATAAGATGTATTTATGTTCAGAACCAGATGATTTTTCATATTTAATATGCATATTTTTATTAATAAAATTTAAAGCATAGGTTAAACATTTATCGCGAAATAAATAAAAATTTGTGCGAAGTTCTGGCGGTGAAATATTATATTTCACTTCTGTGCCTGCATCCTTCATATCAAAATCGGTGTCATTTAAAAAGTTTAACATAATTTCTTTCATAAAATTTTTAAACGTAATATAGTGATTATGATTATAATGGTTTCTAAAAGTTGTTCTTAGATTTGAGCTTATTTTTAATAATATATCTATTTTTAATTGATCAAAATTAAACTTCTCATGAAAAATTTCTTTATCAGACAATGATTTCAACTCTTCACTAATAGCCAATTTAACATCAACAGGTAAAGCCCCTCCCTTTTTCTTTCGTAACGCTCCTCCTGCTGCTGCTGCCGCAACTCCAAAAATTTTATTTGAAACCTTGTCTTCATCTGTTTCTATTGTAAAAAGTATTTCACATATTGTTGTTGTAAAAAATCTTGCGGCTATTTTTGACATATTATTTATTGGCATTTCTGTAAACTTTAATGGGTTTTTAGTTTGTTTTCTTAATGTACCATCATCGTTAATTTCATAATCATCGGCAGAGGCAGCGACATCGACATCGGCATCAGGAATATCATCATCATCGTCAGAATCGGGTTTTATTAAAGGAAAACTATACTGATTATGAACTGTTAATAATTTTTTATTTTTGTATAAATTCCAAGGGTCTAATAAAACACAATTATAATTGGGTGTTCCAATCATAACAGGACATTTCATTAAAAGTGCTATAACAAATAAATACGTGTCTGTTGTTGTTAATATACAAGCCTTATCTTTAATAAAATTTGTAGGATCGCCAGTATAATTATCAATAACATTAAATACAAGATTTTCTACTATTTGACCAAAATCGCCAAAACCTTTATTAAATATAAGAAATAGTAAAAATATTATTGAAAACAAATGAGGGTTGTTAGAAGAAAATATCTTTACTAACCCAGCTATAAAATCATCTTTAAAATCATTAGTCAAACTATTATTTTTTAAAAATTTACAAATAGCAGGAACTTCAAATAAATTACTAGTTAATTCTAAATCAAAATAATCTGAATGACTAACACTACCACCTATCGTAATAAGGGTTGTTGTAATAAAAATATTATTATTTTCACTATACGTGAATTTTTTTTTTTCCAAAACATAGGGATTAAATTTATATCTAAAAAATAAATATTTTTTAGATACTTGCGATTGTGGCAGAATATTATTAATAATGTTTCTTAAGCTTTTTTGAAAACTAGAATAAAATATATAACCAAGATTAAAAACAAATAATTCTACTATACTATTTGAACTCGGATTTTTCTGTCCGATAATATAATGGTCTTTATTTTCAAACTCATAATGAGTATGATTCGCAGTATCTGCTATCTGTGCAATATAATTTAAAGGTTTCATATCTTTTTTTTTTTCATTTATATTATCATTGGTCGTATCACGAGCATAATATCCTATATTTTCCAATTTATCATTAGGCAAGTTTAGTTCGAAACGTTTAATTAAATTTTCTACTGTTTCTGGCGGTAAGCCTTCTTCACAACGATCGCCGCCATTTAAATCATGTCTTCTATCATTAGTAATAGCAATCGCTATCTTAGCAAATAAAGATGGGGGAGTTGGTAAAGAAAGGGAGGGATGATGAAGAAGAGGAGAAGGAGGAGGAGGAGGAAGAGGAGAAGGAGGAGGAGGATAATTATAATAGTAAACATCGGCAAAATATTTTAAAACTTCATTATTACTATCATTAAAATTATTAAATATCTGATTTATAATATCGTTTGCTTTTTGAGCATTTTGAGGAGGTTTGAGATTATTTAATTCAGAAACTATTTCTAAAATTGTATCGTCTATTAATTTTTTTAAACATACAGAAAAATATTCTGGACAAAACTCAGAATCAACATCTATATATGATATTGCTGACCCTTGCCCCGACGACCCTTGCCCCGATGACATTGTATTTAAACTTATCTATTATATACTATTATATTTAAATATATATAAATAATTCTATAATATTCTAAATAATTCTATAATATTCTAAATTATTCTAAAATACTATAAGTAATGAATATATAGATAATCCATAGCAATAATGGTAATATATAGACAGATGCGTTTGAGTTTTCGCTCAGAACAAGTAAGAATATTATATAGGTTATTAGAATATAAATTATATTTAGGGATTCAATTTGGACACGATTTTTTCCGAGTGTTATGAAAGGATATGTCAAGGTATATATTATGATTATTATAATAGCCACAGAAGATATATTATTCCGCATTAAATAATAAGAATATCCCAATAAGCCTATCAATATAGCCCATATACCTAATATAATGTATTCTCTGAACTCTCCTGGAATATCAGAATAATCCCCGTCTTCTAATAAGATATTATTATATTTCATATAAAAGTTAATAGATATCAATAAGATTACAGGAATAAGTATAGATAAATATAATACAATATTCATTTAATATTATATAATAAAAAATATTAAGTTAATAACTTTTTCTTATTAATTTCACCAGGATTCCATGAAACATATATCATGTTAATATTTGGCTCGGGAAGTATTTGAACAAAGAAGCCATTATTTCTCAAAGATTCTACTATGTATTTTACACAGTCCTCTATTTTATATAGCGGCTTTCCATATATATAATACGGTATCTCATAAAATATATTCATACCACCAATAGTCGCAGTATTCTTAATTTTCTTATGACATATATTAATTATACTATCAAAAGTAACATATTTTGAAAGCTCCTTCTTGTCCTTCAATGTATATAGTTCTGCTAATGATATTTTAGGAGGCATGGTTTAATATTTATATATATTTTTTATATAATCTTATATTCACAGACATATTATAACTCCTTAATTTCATTTTTCTCTAATTCATATGCAGATAACATATTGAGGTTCGTGTATTTCACATCTTTATTAACATCTAATTTGACATTCTTGAGACCATTTCTAAATAGCTGATTTATAGCATCAGCTTCGAGTGCATAATTGTAATATTTTAAGTCACCCATCTTAATAATTCCAGAAATATCATTAGGATTTTCATTATTATATTTTTCATCATATTTAATTAAATTCATATCTAAATATGGCAAGTTCTTTTCTATAATATTCATTGCATCCCCTGATGTTTTACGACCAGCACTGGTAGCTTCGTATTTCATATTAAAAATTGGATTGATATAAAGAGGCGAATTGTTATTTTTAAATGTTGCTGAATAAATATCTTGGTTGCTACCATAAACGGTCTCTAATTTATTTTCAAATACAAGTAATCCATTAATATATATTCTACATATAGCGCGATTTTTAGTCAAAATGTTATTATTATCCGCTATTTCTTTCATTACAATTGTAACCATAAACCATTTATTGCTGAACTCTATATCATAGACGCCTATCATGTTTTTATTTCTATCCCACCAAGGTTTATTATTGTCTACGTTATCACAGCGATTATATTTAGAATTATTTTGATATGATTCGGGTGATAATATATTATTATAATCTACTGCCAAATTTTTACCATCAGCACTTAATCTTACGAGCGGATTTTTTGTAAGTAAAATTGGATGCTTGATTTTTGAATTATCTGTACTTTTAAACATACAATTATAATTAAAATCATTGTTATAATAAAAGTGCTTTTCGCCTTTTAGAAACAGCAATATATCTTTGTTACTGTCGTTTTTCAATTGCGTTATTTTTCCCTGGTCTACATATAACCAAAAGTTATAAGTATATTCGGCGCCACCTTGCTGATTTATAGAAGGGGATATATCTCTGTATTTTTCGTGCGCTCGGTTCTTCGTATTATATTTCAATTCTCTTATATCATTAAAATCTATAATGCCATTAAATATCTCCGTCTCTTTTCTAATATCATTATTTCCTTTAAACATATGATGTAATTCAATAAGGTATATATTATATGCGACATATCCCATTAATAATAATATTATTAACGCTATAATAACTTGGGTTACAGGGTTATACTCCATAATTTGTTTATCTCTATCTATTTAAAATATGGAAATAAAAATAATAATTTTATCGGTTAATTGCATTTATCCGATTATCTAGAATTATTGTTCCAAAGTATCGGAACCCTTTATTTTATATATTGGGTTTCGTATTCCGTAAGCTGATAATCCCATAGAAGCTAATACACCTTTCATTGGCCCAGCGCTATACTCCTTATATATATCATTTCTATTCATATCATAATTGAATATACTGAACTTGCTTACTAAACCAGAAAATCCATAACTTGTGCTACCTACTTTATCACCTCCAATATGTAGCTCGCCCTCATTATTTAAGTTTAATTTACTGACATTTAGATAATTTGTAGGCTTGTAATAATTGCGTTCACCATTAGCATTATTCTTGTCTTGTACCGTTTGGTTATTTTCTGTTTTTAAATAGTTTCCATCTATAAATACATTAATAGTGCCGCCACCAATATCATTTATTACAATACCTACATGCACCCATCTCTGTAAAGGTATATACTCAATCTCTACACCTGTTACTGTACCAGTTCTACGATGAACTAAGAATTCTTCTTCACTTGCATTAATTTTTAAATCACTGTCTTCTTTATTCAACGGAAATCTTACCTGTATCTTATTTCTATCTTCTTTCAATCTAATATATATCGTGGAATCTTTAATGTCATAATCGCCGCCCTCATTTTTCTTCGCTATATGAGCGACATGTCTATATTGTCCATTTACGGCATTTATATCAAAGATATATAACCAGAAACAATAGGTTCTTTTATTCCCATTACCACTTTCTAATTTTTGCGTGAATGGAAATACTCTGTGTTCAGTACATATTATCGGCATTTCAGTTCCCGGTATTAATATTTTTTGCTGATTTATAACTGTGTCAGTTATAATATAATACAAGATATAGCAGACAAATGCGGCTATAACAAGCAGGACTATTATAAAATATAACGAACTCGAGCTGTCGGACATAGCGTTCATTATGGCATCCTTTGTATTTTCTACTGATATATTACTTACAGCCGTAGATACTATTTGAGTACTCGCAGATATAGCCTCGGATCCTTTATTTACTACTCCGTTATTCATTATACCGTCCTTAGAACTGCTTACAAAATCAGATAAACTATCTTTGACATTATCAAGAACCCCTTTGTTAGCTTCAGCAACTACCCCGCTCATATTTATTTGATTATCTATTTAAAGGAAATAAATTTTCTATTGCATAAATTAATATGATAGTTTGAAACTTGATATAAAGGAAAATTATTGCATTTATAGGTTTGCTTAATATTCTTCTTTTGTAAAGATAAATAGCTTAGCATTTTAGTGAATTTACCTATATTTGATACAGCGCCCTTTTTGTATTTTAATAATGATAAATAATAAACATTTGATGCAAATATGGTAATACATGCTTCATTATTATTTTTAAACATATAATAGTCATATAGACACATAATCTCTATAAAGTTATTGTAATATTCTATTTTATTTTTTAGCGATATTTTGCGATTTTCTAATTCTATTATAATATTTTCATGAAATTTGAGGGGTATCATCCACGGGTCCTTGTTAATTATACGGATAACCTGATTTCTGTCAAATATATTCAAATATAATATATTAATATCACAATCATTCTCTACATGCTCCTTGTATAATATCTCATTGCTATCTCTTTTGATATCACATAATATCTTCTCCATATTCCCATTAGAAATCTTATATAAATGCTCTAATTCTTTCTTAGAATGCTCATCATTATGCATCATATCTATTACATCTTCTTTCGTAGGAACTACAATGTCATATATCTTACAGTTTTTCTTAATATCCCCTATCTTTTTAATAATCTCGTTATTTGATATACATATTATAGGAATGTTTCTAATTTTACCGTCTGTTAATATTTTTAAAAGCGTAGTATTAATAGTTTTATCCGATATATAGATACAATCAAAATTATCAATTACAATTACCTTGTTTCGTGTGTTCCCTGTTAATACCTGCAATAGCGAGGATGTCGCACTTTTAAAAATAACATCATTTAATTGTTCAGAATTAAAACAGTTATTATTGTTAATATTTATAATCTCATAATTTAAATAGTCGCATATTTTATTTATAGAATATGTTTTGCCTACACAAGTTTTACCTGTAACTATAATACAGCTGTCAGTAGATATCTTTATTTTATAATTAAAATTGCGCAGCCACGATATTATACTACTATATATCTCTTTATTACCACATAATTCCTTCATAATTTTGTTATCCCCGTCTTGTTCTAGGTCATTGCAATTTACATCTGGAATTATAAGATTATTCTCAGTATTATTCGCATCCGGTTTCCCAATCTTATTATCTTTCTTAATATTCTTCGCATTATTCATATAATTATTATATATTTTAAGTATTAAGTATATATACATTCAATTATTAATACGGCAATAAATAATATTAAAGCTAAAATTGGCAAAAATAAAATTACCGGCATTATAGTTGTTGCATCATTATTGTAATAACCGAATGATTTCATTTCGCCATTAGAATTAAACATTAAGCTAGGTTGCGTAGTAAATATTGATATTACAATTAGCAAATATATTGAGAGCGTTATTAATTTTCTAGAAAACATTCTTTATCTACTATTTTAATAAGGAAAGAAAAAAATGAAATATATGTTAATAATCATTCTAATATTATTATCACTAATAACCATTTATTTAATATACATATCATATATTGAAAGTCATGAAGAGAAGTTCACTGTAAACAAAACAGTATATATTAGCGATAACATAGATAACCTAAATGACCGAAATATAATATCAAATACGACAGGAGCCAATTCAGCAAATGCGACAAATACCGCGACAGCCAGTACAGAAAAAAATGCAACATTTGCTATATCAAGTGATGTGATGGTAAAATCAATAGATTATATGAAAAGAAATAACAAGATTACGAGATATATATTGGGGGTAAGTACAGATGATTATAAATTGCTAATAGACCCATACATAAATAAGTATATATTGAATAATAAATTAAGCAATACAAATATATATAAAGATGGTATATTCATCTGTATGAGTCCTACTAGATTTGGAATAGAACAATGTATATGGGACTTTACTAATAAGGTAGTAGCGTATGTTTATATGAGCGATTATATATTTATTCAAGCGCTTATTAAAGGATATAGACAAAATATTAAAAATATACGATTGCGTAAAATTAAATTAGAAGATTTAAATAGTACAAATAAACAGTTTGATTATTTATTTACATATGTTGTTATTGGCAGCGAATATATGGAAAAATTGAAATATTCCAAATATTTTATAAGCGGTCTCAAGGATATGGATATATCTAGGATAAAAGCATTTTATCCAGTAATTAAAGCAAACTACGAAAGCGTCCGATTTTATTTTAATAAAGATACAGAAGATACCACCTACGATTTATATTTAAACAATGATAAAATGCTCTTACCAATTATGAATTATGATATAGTAGATAACATAGAAAACTTCATAACAAGATTGGAAATGCCAAAAGATTATTTAGAAGCAATAGATGAATCTTATGAAGGAAGTAGCAGTAGCGGTAACAGCGGTAATTATGGCTGTTATGGAAATAATAAAATAGTTAATAAGTTTGAATGCGATTCATATTATACTAAGGAGGGAAATCCCAAAGATTATTACAGTATCTGGGATAAAAAATGTGCTACGAACGAAGAATGTCCTTATTATAAGAAAAATACCAGGTATGAAAATAGCAGAGGCGGTTGTATTAAAGGAAATTGCGAGTTTCCAGTAGGTGTAAAAAAAATAGGCTATACCAAATATAATGACGAAGAATATAATAGAGCGCTATGTTATAATTGTCAAGATACGACTGATTTAAATTGTTGTGCAAATATTAAAGAATTCCAAGATAAAAATGGTGTAGGAATAAATAATGATTATGTATTTGAAAACGATACAGAGGATAGAAATAAAAATAATTTAAATACAATAATTTCCTTATTAGATTATAGAAGCATATAACATATGAAGGATACTAATATTATATTCATATATAATTTTATATCTATTTTTATAATAATTATCATATATTTTTTAGTTATCCATAGGTATTTATTAAATGATATAGGATACAGTAATAATGTAGGAAATGAGTATTTTAGTATGAAAGATGCCGATATTCATTATAATAACAAGTTCAAATATATGCCTTCAAATACTAGAATTATGTATGAAAATACGGGGACATATCCTTGGAACAGGCATATAATAAACTCAAGCATTCCCTATGATGTTAATGTTAAAAAGGAGGCGATTAATGTATATTATTATGAATATGATAATACTACATATAACGAAAAATTAAAAGAGGTTTTTAAAAATACTTGCGAAGAGTTAATAATAGCAGTAGAAGGTAACAAGTGGAGCAAATGGCAAAATCCGAAAATGATTAGAGATGACGATAATAAAATTAAGACATTGCTCAAATATTACCAGGGAATCTACGATTTTATCTATAATAAATTGAACACTAATAGTATTATGGATTTGCCAGGAGAAAGTATTAAAAATAATATTCAGATTGTCCACGATATTATGAATAATTATAGACAACACAATGAATATCCCGAATATTATATGTTTGATATTGACATGATTTTGTATAGGGCCGGCAAGTTTCAAGGAAAACACATAAAGGCTATTGCTATTACAAATGGCGTCATAATAAACATCATATTAATAAAAATAATTGGAGTAATATCTGAGGATAATATCGTACTGTTCCCTTATAAAGGACACGATGTTAATACTAATAAAAATAATAACTTTAATCAATTCGTCCCTATGAAATATGGTATGGTTGATAATGATACCAAAAATAGCAGAAAAAATACATTTGATATTAGCGATACCTATTTAGACAAAGAGCTAGAAGATATTATGTATAAGAAATTATTAGAAGAAAATATACCAGAAGATGTGGATATAAGCAACAATAATTTCATAGCCTCTGCTGCTGAAATCAAGGCAAGCACAAAAGATAGATGTCGCTTATAAAGCTCTCGCAATTCCTCGCAATTCCTTTCGATATTATTTATATGCTCTTGGATATGCATAGATTCTGTTATATTGATATGGCGGTATAGTATATGTAATGTTAGTATTTATGCCACCACTATTGCCCCCTCCCGTATTTATTTTTGTATTAGTGCTGACCTCGGTATCTTCATCATCACTATTATAGTAAAAAAGGCTTTTTATAAAACGATTCATCATTTTTATTTTACTCTGTTATCGCTTATATATTTATATTTATATTTATATTTATATTGCATTAGTAGATAAATGGACATTGATAAATCTCTAAAAATTATTCAGGCAAATATTAGGCGTAAGATGTCTCTAAGGAAATCATCTTCGTCTAAGAAATCATCTTCAAAATCAGTATTTGTCGAGGATTATATTAAGAGTAGCTTAGCGAATAGCTTGACGACAGCAAATGCCAATAAAATATCTAAGTTTCTTAAAAGCAAACTTATAGTTGATAAATATACACTTGATAATCGAGTTTCCTATTGTAATTATATTAGAAAGAAATTGGAAAAGATTAAGGAAGATGATTGTTTAGATAGAAAAAGTTATTCTCACAGCGAAGGATATACTGTTCGCAACATATTAAACTTAGAGAAGAAGATAAGTAGTAATAATTTTGGCGGCGAAGTTTATAGGACTTCTGTAAAGAATGCCGTGGGCGTTTTTCCGATAGCAAGTAAGATAATGAATAAGTCTGATGATAATTTATATGAAGTTAAATTGATGTCAGATATTACTCGCGATATAATAAGAAAGAAAATATCCAAGCATTTTCTAATAATGTACAAATCCTGTTTGTGTGAGAAAAAAGATTATAGTAAATCAATAGCAAACTTAGTATCTGTTAATGAAATAGCGAATGGCGACATCAATATGCTAATAAATAACAGAGACGTCATATTTAATAAAGAATTATTATATAACATCTTGTTTCAAACATTTATATCTATTGGGACATTCCACAATCTAATTGGTCATATTCATAGCGATTGCCACGGAGGCAACTTCTTATGGCATTATAACAACGAGAGTGGCTACTATCATTATATCTTTAATGGCAAGAACCTGTATCTAAAAGCCTGCAAGTACAACGTTATGATATACGATTATGCATTTTCTAAAAAAATTAAGAAGAATAATATAAAAAAAATAATGGACGACTATTTACTTATAATCCCAGCATTCTTAAACGAAGATTATGAGAATGATAAATCCTTATCACCGGACAGTAATGTAAAAAACGAGTTAAACGAAATCATAGGTACTCTAATGAAAGTATATAAAACGATGGGAGCCGAAGGAAGCAAATCAAGTCCTAAAAAAATACAGAAGGATATTTTTAGTACTATTATAAATGAAGTGTTTAAAAAATATCAGCTAAATGATATGTTTATAACCGACTTTGATTCCGACGGCTCTCTTAAATCATCAAAGAGACCGCGCAATATTATCAACAAAAAACCCTATTATATAAATATATAATGTCTGAGCCTGAGCCTGAGCCAAAAGCTACGATATATAAATATATAAAAAGTATATTATAATTATATTATTATACATTAAAAAAATGAAATTAATTAAAAGATATATATCTTTGATAGAAAGTGATAAAAAATATAGCGTAGCCGGTTTAATATTCGGATGTACAGGTTCATATTATAGCGTCTATGCGAATGAACATGTGAGTAAAATTATGTTGGGAGATTTCTCAAAAGAGCGATTACTAATGCTCTTTTATTCTAATGTAATTGCAATGATCGCATGTTCATTGCGCGGCGCCTGTTTTACATATTCGCAAAACTGTATGAATATCCGATTACGCAAGATTATATATGATAAGTTAATTAATCAGAAAACGCAATTTTACGAAACAGTCCCTGTTAATAAACTGTTGGAATATATAAATAATGATGTGCGTATAGTATCTGATAGCATTTCTCTAAATGTCAATGTTATATCGCGGTCTTCTGTTCATGTCATTGCTACTATATGGATGCTCAATAAAATATCGTGGAAGCTTACTATAATTGCTTGCTTGCTCATTCCATTTAATATGGCTATATCAAAGTTATACGAGAAAGCCAATAAAATTGTTATGAAAGGCAATGAGGAACTGAATAAAAGTGTAGGTACATATATCCACGAAACCATTTCACACATATCTATTATGAAAACATACGCAGTTGAAGATATCGCGATGAAAAAGCATAATACGATGAGCGATAAACAGCTTGGATATATATTTAGACAAACGCTGTTATATGGTGCGAACCTGTTGTTAATCAGTAATTTGCCTACATTAACCACAATAGGTATTATAATGGCCGCGAAATATTTGAATAATACCGAGGGGCTTGTTTCGTTCATTCTCCATAATCAAAGCTTGTATGAGAATGTTATGGCAATCATACAATATAATAACGAGTTCATTAAATGTAAAGAACCTTATAAGCGCATAACAGAATTGCTTGATTCCGATAAAAAAAACAAAGGATACTATATTCCGAGAGATAATACTTTAAAGGGAAAAATAGAGTTTTCAGATGTATCTTTTAAATATGAGAAGGCCGAGGGCAATTTAATCAACAATTTCAATTTTAAAATAAATCCAGGCGAGAAAATTGCTATTATAGGCAATTCAGGTTCGGGGAAAAGTACTATTGTAAAATGTTTGATGGGCATTCTTTCATTAAATGGCGGCAATATCTATATAGATGATATAGACGCAGGAATATATGATAATAAATGGCTGAAAGAAAGGATTGGGTATGTAGCGCAGGATAGCATTTTATTTAGCGACACAATAGCAAATAATATTGCATATGGTATTGAGAATCCGCAAGAAGAAGATATTATTAAAGCGGCGATCCGTGCAAATGCTCACGAGTTCATCTCAAAGCTTCCTAATAAATATGATACGCAATTGGAAGGAACAGAGCTTAGTTCGCTATCGGGCGGACAGAAGCAGCGTATATCTATTGCAAGGGCTTTGATACGAACCCCCAATATATTAATATTTGACGAGGCGACTTCTGCATTGGACCCGGAATGCGAGGAATTGGTCCAAAATACTATTAAAGAATGCTTTGATGACAAAAGCATAACTATGATTATAATAGCACATAGGAGGTCGGCTCTTGAATTGGCTGATAAAATATATAGATTTGAAAACTCGGCTTTGACAGATGTAACAGAAGAAATAAAGAATAAAAAATATTAGAGGTAAGAGATAAGCGGTGAATAAGAGCAATGAAATAATAAGGAAAATAAAAGATATAATATGTAGAATATGTAGAATATGAAAATATATTTTGTAAATAATATAAATAATAATAATCGGAATGTTATTAAAGTAGCTACGAATAAAAAGAATTGTGATATCAATATTAAGAATCACCTGGATATTATAAGTATATCTACAAAAATCAAGACATTATTGAATTACAATAATAATCTCAAGAAGAAAGTCATATTTAATTTGGAAAAATTGGATAATCGCTTTGTTGAAGCATTTATATATAGGATATTACAGGGCAATTATTATTTTGATAAATATAAAAATGCCAAGCTAGAAAGAGCTGTTCTTTATTTCTATGTCCCACGAATGAGTTGCGAAAACAGGAAGAATATTAATAATATAATTAACGGTTCATATATAACAAGGAATATAATAAATGAACCCTCTAATATAGCTACACCCGATAATTTCGCAAAACACGCAAGGTATATGTTTAAGGATATTAGAAATACCAAGATAACCGTATTTAACGAGAAACATATGAGGAAGATGGGATTAAATCTAATAAATGCCGTGGGCAATTCTTCGCAAAATAAACCACGCTTTTTAATAATAGATTATAATCCACCGGGTCCTTCGGGGAAAAAGAAGACTGTATGTTTAGTTGGCAAAGGGGTTACGATAGATACTGGCGGATATTCTATGAAAAAGCCCGATAGTATGATTAATATGTATATGGACAAAGAGGGTGCAGCTATATCAATCGGTATTTTATATACTTTGGCTAAGGAAAAATATAAGAATCGCGTAGTATGTTTATGTCCTCTCGTAGAAAATATAGTATCAAGAGGCTCTCTGAAACCCAACGATATAATTAAGGCATATAATGGCCAGACTGTGGAAATTGTCAATACTGATGCGGAAGGAAGATTAATTTTAGCAGATACCCTTACATACGCGTGTAATAAATATAAACCAGATTATTTATTTGATTTTGCGACATTAACTGGGTGGTCAGAGAAAATCAATTGTCATAGCAGTTTCACATATTTTACATCAAACGAACAAATCGCAGATAATATACAGGCTTATGGCAATAAATATTGTGAAAAAAATATAAGAATACCTGCATGGCTTGAATATATATCATTCATTAAATCCAATATAGCAGATGTAAAGAACTCTGGATATGAATGTAAAAACAGCGAGGGTTTAATGGCGAGCTTGTTCTTGATGAACTTTATACCAAAAAAATATAGGAATAACTGGAGCCATTTTGATATCAGAATGTCAAACTATAATAATAATGTTAACATAGCTGACGGATTTGCAACATTCTACACAATTATAAAAAATATATAGGTTATCTCCGCGCCCACAAGCCTATTTTTTCTTTGCCAATAAATCTTTTATTTGATATATTGCATATTCATAAGAAAAATATATAACATATAATACTTAATATTATCATTTAATTGCTACTACTCGCTAATACACACATCGCAACCATCTCAGCAACGATTTAAACCTTATTGGCTGGGATTTTGATGGGCGGAAGAGTTTTCTTGTTTTTCTTCAAGGGCACCGGAGGCTCTTCCACAGCTTCTTCGTCTGGTTCTTCACTTGGAGACTTAGGCTGTTCCTTAGGCTCCTCTTCTTTGTCGGTTGATGGCTGAGATGCTTCGCCAAGCTTCATACGCCACTGCTTGAGAAGAGCCACCTTTGCCCTGGGAGTAAGCTTGGACTTTTCCTTAGGCTCTTCTTCGTTGTCGGTTGTTGGCGGAGATACTTCTTCCACATTCATGAAATTATTTACAACGGCAGGAGCAGGAGCTACACCGGCTTTTTCTTCCTTGCGCTTCTTCCATTCTTCGGCAATCTTACCGAATCTTTGATTGCTCGGCAAATCCGGAAACTTTTCCTTGATGACTTGTTGATATTCCTTAACAAACACCTGATATTCCGTAGGAGGTTTCTTGACCTTCTCTTCGCCATTCTCGTCTTTTTCAGCAGCTGCCACCTTCTTGCTTTTTCCGTTGACTTTCTTACTCTTCATTTCTTCAACGGCATATTTGAGAGCTTCTTTGTGATAATTTGCAACTTCCTTTGCATCATCAATAGCATCGGGCATTTCGACAATCTTTTCCTTGTAAATAACGGAGAGAGTTTTGGCAGACATCGTGGTTTATGGTAATAATCATTTTATAAATGACAATCAATTTTTATAATTTTTACTCATTTTTATTACATTTTTGATAAGGAAGTATTTAGTTTTTGATATTTTTTCATGATGATGAGGATTATCTGAGTAAAATAATAAAATAATAATATAATAAAATGAGTATTCCAACAATGTCATTTGAAAATCTGAGAGATATTATAGCTAATCCGGAAAATGTTTATAGTCGTAATAAAAGTTTTCAGAGCGATAATAAAGATATTAAACAATTTACAACAGCAGCTACCGATTTTTTTAATATGATTAATAATGGTGAAAATCCCTTTGCAGATAAATCATATAATAATAAAATTAATGAACAAAACGAGATTGATAAAAACACACCACCTATATATGAAAGTGATGAAAGTAGGAGGGGGGTGTAGAAAATATATAATATAATAATATATATTAGAATATAAATGATTGAAAATATTGAATTAATATTAATATCATTACTAATATTGATATTATCAATAATAAGCTTCCTCCCTCTAATTTACTTAAATTATGCTAAGGATTTAAATAATAATATAAATAATTATAACAATATATGCGATTCTAAGAAAAATATCTATGAATCTGATATTAATATTAAAAATACTTATATGTGGAATCTATGCAATCATCTATTCGATTTTAATGTAATTCAGAAGAACTTTAAAAATTATACTACTGAGAAGAAGCCTACTGACAAACATAATGATATTATAAATATCAATCGTGACCTGAGCATTGTTAATGGTGAGTTCAATATTATGAAGGTATATAACGATTATTTACATAGCAGTTTACCTTTATTTATCGTAATGTGGATATTCTTTATATTACATATTATTAACATATCATATAATATTAAAAACAAGGACAGTATTTTTAAATACGACTATTTTTTACATTCATCTAGTTATATATTTCTACACGTTGCCGTAATAACTATAATATTTTCACTAATCCTAAAAAAAATAACCGAGATATATGCTGATACAAAAGCATACGAATACATAATGCTTTTAAAAGAATTTGATATATTGATAAAAGAAAATAAAACGGAACCAGCTTTCCCAAATAATGAGTTTATGACTATTATAAAAAGGTACAGTGGAGACGATATATCTTCTGTCGCCGAAATTATATTTACAAAAGATTTGATAGAAGAACTCGTCATTTTACATAGAAATATCATGGATAATCGCGAATATCTGCATAATATAAACAATTATAAAATAACATTAGAAAATATAGATAACTTTTGGTATTATAATAATAAAGAGACAATAGAAAAATGCAACGAAGAGATTGAAGATGTAACGCGATTCACTATTGTATATTTCATAATATTATTCTTTCCCGTCTATATGCTTTCACAAGCTTCTAAATCCAACTTTACAACAATTGCAGTAATAACGATTATAGTATTCGTATTGTTTATATCGGGCTATATTGTTAAAAAAAAACTTGAATAGATTCATTTTCTTTTTTTCTTTATACTTATTAAAATGCGTATCATTATATTTATCGTATTTATTATGATGATAATAATTTTTATAAATGAATTAAAAAATATATCGACATCTTTTTTTCAAATAAACTATATTAAAGATGTCGCCGACATCAACATTAAAAAGCATTGCAACGATATTTATTGCGAAGCTGAGACGGGAAGATTTAATATAGCTAAGAATAGCTATAAACTTCTCTTACCAAACGATTTCTATAACACTAAAACATACTACTTTATGATATTGCTAATAATCATAATATTCTATATTAATACATATTATAACCTTATTAAATATAATAATTTATATTATCCATACATAAGTAATGACGGAGGAACGATATGTATAACAATAATAAAAAACATTCCATATATATTTGCATTTTTAACATTAGTACTAATAATAGTGATTCTTATTGCGAGATATGCCCCGACAGAAACAGAGGGATATAGAAACTATTTTAATATAGATAATCCAATCGTTAGCGATTTTAATAAAGTGTTTCACATTAACAGTATATATAATTATATTATGCTTGTAATAGTTACAATATTTTTCGTATATATTTTTAGCACAACATGGTGTAATAACTATATTTATACATATCCATTGGGAGTTAATAAATTGGCGACAATCAATCAAAATATGAGTATGGGTTATCTGATAATTACGATATTGTTGACATATTTATTATTAAATATTATGAATATACTACTGTCATTCGCAGACAATAAATATCCTAAATTGAATAACAATAACTATAGAGATATTATAACAAAAAATTATAAGCAGGTATTAATTGAAAACGTAGAACTAAAGAGAGAAAATATATTATCAAGTTGTTATACAAATACTATTTCAACACGACCAGATATACATACAGGGCTGGATATAATGCATTCTAATGATAACAAAGTAGAAAATATAAAATATGGAGTTACAGTAAATACATTAGAAACAGATAAAAAATATATACAAGCTGTATTATATGACGATATAGACTATTTGGATAAAAAAGATAAAGCAGCTGATTATGAATTAAAAAATATTCGTATTAATTATTATTTTAAGTACATTTCACCATTAATCCCTTATAAAATAACTGATAAATTAAAAGATAATATAGTAGGCAATATAAGATATTTTGAATATAGAATAAATTATGAACTATATAAAGATGATATACATACTTTAAAAAATAATGTAGATTCACCAGAAACAATAATAAATAATTATAAAGAGATTGACACATCGTACAATAAATATTATATGATAGATAATATACGAATCGGGCTTTTTAACAAGGAGAATGATGATAATAATATAAAATTAAATAAAATATTGATGTTGTTTAATTATATTGTTCCTCCTACTACTACCCCGACTTCTGCTACTATAACATTAAAGGATGATTTTGAAAAGAAGTACAATGTATTACTTGATGTTTTAATGTATTTTTGCATTAATGAAATAAATTATTGGAATACATATACAAGCAAGGATATATATGATAATGATAATTCAACCAATTATCAGTACATAAAGGATACAATATATCCTGATTACGATAAGCATACATATTTATTGAATTTAATTAAATATTTAAAATACCAGAGAGCAAATAGCAAAAAAATTACATCAGATGCCATGGATAAAAATACTGTTTCTGTTTTAAAAGATAATTTGATTAAAGAGATAACAAACTATTCTAAATATGACAAGGTTGCAAAGGCTTCTAATAATAAAAAGCCGTTTTTTGGCAAAGAATATGATATTTTGAGTAATATTACAGAGATTAAGGAAAACTTCTCAGCAGATATATCATATAGCTCTTCAAATACATTTTATGAACAATATTTTAATATTTCAAATAATGATATCAGTGCATCTGATGTAGAATATAAAATAGGAAGATATTTTGTTAAAAATATAAAGTTCTTAATATACTTTATAATAATAATTATATTAATAGCTATCCTATTAATAATATTTTTATACAGAAATGAAAATGCGTCATTAATGGCATTTTCTTATGATATAATTATGCCTTTATTGATATTGCTTATATTTGTAATATATATATATTTATTTATGAACTTTAATACAAATTATAATCTGAATGTAATATATGGCATATTTGACAGTTCGTACAAACGTGATTTAAATGATATGAATAATCTTATAATTCCTTTTATTAAACTTCATAGCAATAGCAAAGATAAATACGATAACGATTATTACGATTTATATATAATAACAAATGTACTTGCATCTTTCTTATATAGCGACAATAACTATGATACAGCGCCGAAATATAAAACAATATACCACAAAAACGAAATAGCTGATGGTATATATAGCAAAGAAGAAACAATAGATTATAATGAGTTTAAAAAATATTACAATAACCAATTTATAATTATAAACGAAGAGTTTAAAGATGATTTTGATAAAATTAAAAATCCCAATTCTGATAAAAATCTTCACAAATTATACCTGTATATAGATAAAAATATTAAAAAAGGAAATGTGCCATACACTAAGGAATATATTACAAAACAAGGGTTTGATTATAAAGAATTTGTTGAATCTTTTATAACATATTCTGAAACAAAAATTCTAAATATTATATTGATATGTTTAGAATTATTTGGAAATAATAGGGATGCTTATAAAAAGAGTGCATTTGTTAAGGATAACTTTTATTTTGAAAAAGATAAGAGTGGCAAATTGATACCTCACAAGTTTAGATTTAAACAATCAGTATTTGATAAGATTTATGATGATGCTAAAATGCCATATATTAAAATTGATAACGATATTAAAATATATATTGGTAAGGGAGATAAAAAAGAGAAAATACGAGATATTATTAATAATTATATGAATATAATTTCACTATTCCAATATAATTACATTTTAAGTATTAGCTATGATAGTATGCCCGATACCGATAAAATAAAAATAGAGATAAAAAAAAATGCAATTGAAAGAGGAATTATAAAACCAAATAACTATTTACATCAATATAAAAATAAGAGACTAATTTCCTTAATATCTAATACAAAGGGCTTTGATAAAAGCTTTGATAAAAAGACTTTTGAATTGGCCGAAGATACTTTTAAATATTCTAAAGCTGCTTCTAGTACTGATACTACTACAACTGCTTTGACAAGTGATAAGGTGATTGATGTAGGTGATGTTATGTATGTTTATACAAATATTATAGAAACCTATAAAATAAATGTATCTAATATTAGTGATAATTATTTAGAGAATGTAATTAAGACTATATGCTACCAAGTTGATAATAGAGATGTTATTATGAATGAAGAAGGAGGTACCGGCGCAGAAGTAGGCACAAGTAATATAAAAAATAAAAACGGGGATGCGCACGATAATAATATTAATATTTTACACAAAGCCAATCAGTGTATAAGTTATGATTTTGCAACTAACTATACGGTAAATTTGATAATGTTAGGAATTATTTATTCAATTGGATTACATAATAATAAAATATTTTAATACATTAAATAAAGAGGGCATTTATAATAATGGCGGATAGTGAAATATTAAGGGAATTTCAACAACCTTACAATTATATGTTGTATTCTAAGGAAGAAAATATAAACGAAGATTATAGATATAGATTACTTACTAATATATTTGCAGATACAACATATAGTCCAAAAGATGATATGAAATATTTATATTTATTTGGTATATTTCCATGCGATAATATACCTGCTTCGTATATACCTTTTAATTATAAACAGTTATCGCGAAACTTCAATAGAATATCTAAAAATAATACATTTACAAAAGAAGATTATGCAAAAGAGTTCATACCAGGCATGGATTATAAAAAGGAATTATCGGCAAAATTAGATAAGCTAATTAAGCGTTTTAGCAGCAAACACTCAATATATAATAATTTATATACTACGCCTTTTGTTATAATACTAATAATATTCTGGACAATAGTAATATTGAGTTTTATGTATATATTCTATTATTATTATTCTGCATTTAATTATATTTTAGCTTTTATACTATTTACACTGCTTCTATTTGCTATAATATTCAAAATGTTCTATATAGTTCATAATTAACAATAACTCATTTCGATAGTTATAATTTTTATTTTTATCTATAATACCTATAAGGAAGTATTATTTTTAATTAATAATGGATAAAAAAATTAAGTTCGCTAATATATTCAATAATAACACATATGAACCTGACAAAGACGATAATGAAGATATCTATAATATATCTCCGGCTGATATATTGATTCAAGATATAGATTTGAAACAGAACTATAATTCACGATATAGATTCTATACAGAGCTTTTAAAAATATATAACAAGAACCCTAAGATTATTAAGAAAGTATATACAAAGTTGAATGCCATAAAAGATTTAAATAGTATGGAAAAAAAATTATTAACAGAACTAAATTATTATAACAATAAACTAGATAAAACAGTAGGTGGCGGCAGCGGTAAAAGCCCTTGCACCAGCTGTGGTAGAAAAGATTGCAAAGGATGTAGCTCTTGTGGCAGATGTGGTAGAAAAGATTGCAAAGGATGTAGCTCTTGTGGCAGATGTGGTAGAAAAGATTGCAAAGGATGTAGCAGCAGTAGGGGTGGTGGCGTGTTGACCAATTATAAAGAATCTAAATTGAAAGATGTCTTAAAAAAAGACTATGATATGCCTAATATATCAAAACTTAATGTAAACATTAATGAAAGGAATCAAGATCCAAGCAAAGAAACTGGTGATAAAATAACAGATTTTAATAAGCAAATTGATGATTATTATGATGAACGCGATGAAAAAGAAGCTGACCTATATAATGAAAGTGATCCTGTTAAAAAGAATCAACATAAGACAGATATAAAAAATCTTGATGATAAAATTAAGAAAAAGATAATAGAGTTTGAGAATGATCCGGATAATACATTTAATTATTTAGAATTGACAGTAGAAGATAGATTAGTATTTATAATAACTACATTTTTTATTAGATATTTATCGCTAATACTTATTCAATGGTCAGTTGATATTAATATAATTAAGAGTTTTGAAGAAGGATTTTTTTATTATGCCGTTATATATCTTGCTATATTTTGGTTTATAGTATTATTTGTAAATATTGATAATACGACGAAGGTAGATTATATGAACTTTGATAATTTTATGAATAGCATTCGCTCTATATTTTATTATTTCTATATGGGAACAAATGGAATAACGAGATTATTAGTACATTCTTGTATAATATGCGTACTATTAATAGTTCCTATAATTTTAAATATAAAGAAAAACACCTATATTGAAGAAGAAAACAAAGATAAGGACAAGGATATTATATCATATGAAGAGAGAAAGAAGCTGTCAAAATCATTATCGTTATTTACTATATTTATTTGGGTACTAACAAGTATAATAGCGACGAAGTTTTAATAAAAAGTTATATCTATTAATTATAATAGAGTTTATCAAATTATGCCAGACAAAAGAGTTGATGCATTAAATAGTTTAAACAAAAATGATTATAATTCAAAATATATAACTCTATCGGATAATACGAAAATTGGAGTTGATTTGATTAAAGATTTGATAAAATACTTTCAGCTTGAATTCAAAAATAAATACAGATACAATTACAGAAGATGGGTAAAAGAAGACATAAGTGACGAGGCAATATATAATAGCGGTGACCATAATAGCGAAGACCATAATAGCGGTGACCCTAATGACAAAGATAATATAATATATACAATTATTCAAGGAGAAGGTGATGATGAGATAGCAATTAATAAATTGATAAAATATATTTCAAATATATATAATGAAAAGCCCAATGATAGTGATGATATTGAGATACCTGAAAAAATATTTAATAGCGATATAGCATTGAGAAAAAATTATAGAGATAGTTCGATAAACGAAGGTTACATACCAATTATTAAGATAACTAAGGGTGATGGAACTGTTGTTTATTTTAAACCATTATTGGAATATAATTACACAAATTATGATTTTCAAGAAAAATCGCAAATATATGACGATTTAAATAAGCTAAATAGTATATTTAAGAAAAGTAATTACAGTGACTTAGATAATTTAGTAATTTTAGATTTTTACAAAGATTTTACTAAAAAGGTAGAAAAATTAAAGGACGATATTATTAGCGGCGATGATGATATAAAATACGATTTAATAGATAATATTTATGATAAACTTTCTATAATATATGAGCTTAAAATTGGAAGAAACAACAAAATAATTAAAAAATCCATTAGAGAAATTATAGGTACTACTACTAAAACACCTAAGGAAATATGTTCTATATCTGAATCTGATAGCGGCTCTACTATTTTTAATAAAATATTATGTGAAATTAATAAAAGGGCTCAAATATTTAATAATTTAACTACATTGAAGAAGGGTGGTAATAAAGAAACAAAAGGTGGAACTGCGGCTCAAATAAAACAAATAACCGATAAATTATTATCTTCCGTATCTGATGATACAAAAAGCAGATATCAAACATATTTAGAAATTGATAAAAATATATTAGAAATGTTTATTAATGATAAGAAGTTTAAGGACCATATTACTAATTTGCAAAACTCAAAATCTTTAAGTAAAGTAGCAGATTTTACCAAAAAGTTTTTTCAGAAAAGTCCTAAAAAAATAAACAGTAAGATTGATTTAAAAACGATTACATTTGAAACTTTTGATAAATTTATAGAAAAAATTAAAGACAGGATGATTGAAGACAGTTATAGATATTTAGCAATAATAAAATCCTTAAATATTATAAAGAATACATCTGTTGAAGATATGAACATACTAGTAGGTGGGCAGAAAGAAAATGCTGGTAATATTAGAAATCAGGGGAATCAACAGCAAGGTATTGGAGATAAAATGTCAGAAAATTCAGGGAAGGAATATTTTAAAAATCTAACAGATATATATATAAATTTGGCAAAAGAATATGGTAAATTTACAAATGATGAAAAAGAATCAAAAAGATTAATTAAATCAGTTATTAAAAGCAAAGATGATACAGGAGATGCGGCAGCAAGTACAGAAACAGATAACGATGAAGTTACAAAAGTAGCTGTTTTTACTAGCATTATAGAATCTCATCAGACGGCTCTTGGAGAAATTACTAGAAATATACAAAAAATAACTGAACATTCAAAAAGTCCTGCACATAATTCTAATACAGATATGGGAAATGATATTTTAAGAATTACAAATTTAAAAAATAAATATGATATTGAAAATAATAAATTGTCGGAGATTAAGAATAACTATAAGCAAACAGATACTGAAAAAGGGAAAACTATACAAGAAATAGAAAAAGAGTTTGATACACTGTCAAAAACTTTATTAGAACAAGAGAGTGAAATTAATTCATTAATTAAAAATTTTAGGCATAAATTTAATTTTGGCGCGAATGAATTGAAAAGCGAAGAGACGAAGAAAAAGCTTTATGATTTACAAAATCAAAATAGTGAAAATGAGAAGAAAAGTAAAGATCTAGAAGAAAGAAAAAAACAATTAACGGCTTCTTTAAAAGTTACTAAGGAAGAATTGAAAAAATTATACAAAGCATGCATAGATATAAATCTGCCTTATGCAACAGAATACAATGATTTTGTTAAATATATCATAAAGGTTGGTCAGCTAAAATATATAATAGATGATAATCCGCAGATTAATAATAATAATGATATTATTGAAGTTTATAATAAGGAAATATATAGGATAGATAAGGAATTGGGAGATATCAAAATTGATATTTCTTCTAATAGTAAAAAAATTAATGATATAAAAGATGTTGTTGGAGCAGATAATAGAAAAGCTAGTAATATAGGTAGAGGCTATCAACGACAAAATCAGGCTGATTACGATGCAGATGGTGGAGGAATTAAAGAAGATGAAAAAGAAAAGAATAGATTAAAAAAATTATTGGATGGAAACTTATATAAATTAATTAGAGATGATGACCACAAAAATAATAATTTATTCGCATTTATAGAAGAATTGAAACCCTTATTTGATAGCGACGATGATAACGCAGTAGGTTCTAATAATCCTTCTGGGAAAAAATATAGTGAAAATGAAACATTATATGAGCAGATATGGAATGAATATAATGATGGTGTTAAGGCTTATTATAATAATGAAAAGGGCAAGAATCCCCTAACATATATTAACGAAGGCGAGAAACTCAAAAATAAGCTAATATTATATGATTTGGATCCTGAAATAGTTCTTAAAATTACTTTTCAAGACAAAGTTGTTTTCCTCGGATTAATGTTTTTAATTCGCACAATTATTATGGTATTATTTGAGTTTTTAATAGATTATAATCTTATTAAATCCCTGCGGTATGCTATATTAATATATGCAACATTATACATTTTAATATTATTATTATTTATTGTATTTATCAATCTTGATTCATATAAGCTACGAATTGTATTTAATTATTTAAATATGCACATAAATACGCCAGGAATTATATTACATGTCATGCTATTTATAATATTTTCCCTTCTTGTTATAATAATAATACAAACGGATAACTTTGTAAACAATTTAGGAGATATTTTAGATTACACATATATATATAATTATATATATACATTCAATTTTGATAATATATTATCTGGCGAATTTGAAAATAACATTACAAAAGAAGAAAAAATAAAATTACAATACAGACTTGATATAATATCTATGCTTATATTTATATTCTCAGGAACTCTTGTATTACTAATGTAATTGCCTTTTGCACTAATTATTTATATATGCGCGAATGATAAGCTAATATTATACTATATTGAGCCTTATAATTGAGCAAATACGCCTCGGTTATATCGGTTATATCTCCTCCGACATATTCGACACCATTGGACTTATTATATAATACTGTTATATTGTTATCTTCAATTTCTAAAACCTTTAATAGTATATCGTTGTCATCGCTCGTTTTTAACAAGATATTATCATATTTGTTAATTAAATCAAGATGATAGCCACTGTATCCTAACATATCTGTTTTTTCTGTTATAATATTATATTGATTATCATTGAATGTTTTGGTAATTCTATTTATATTTATACAGTCGTTACCTAAATCCAATTCATTATTTAAAAAGTCGGTAAACGATATAAGCCATTCTTTATTGTTTAGCTGTACAATATTATTTATTGTCTCCAATTCATTATTCATTATTATCCATGTATCCCAGTTTCCCTCGGTGCTTATACTTGTAATTTCTCCACTCGCCGATAAAACAGATGATGGTGTAGATGATATGCTCAGAATAAATTGAAATCTTTGTGTTTTTTTTCCATCATTAATAGTCATTGTGATATAGGGTGTTATGCTTTTGACATATTTGGGCATCAACAGCTTTTTAGGTTCAATGACATTTTTAGTTAAATCAATATTTATAGATAATGATAAATTATTTCTATTATTATATATAGTCCAGTCTCTATTATAGCTATTAATTATAAGGGTTTTATAATTGATATTTTTCTTGCTATTCATAATACTTTCCATTTTTTCAATAATATAAGCAATTGTTTCAAGATTTTCAACGTTAACATTATTAACAAGCGAATATTTCTGTGATGTTTGTGTTGGTAAAAATGATAGTGCAGAAGCTGTTGTGGTAGCTGCTGATGCTGCTGATGCCGCTGATGTTGCTGCATTCGTAGATGTTGCTGATGTCGCAGAAGCCGTAGCAGAAGAAATGTTTGAGTTTATGTTTTCGATTGCTGCTTTTTTTTCACTAGATGCAAGCGTATTTACAGTTTTTCTTTTTTCTTCTAACTCTATTACTTTTGATAATAGCTCGTCTGTATTATATTTACTAATGCTATCTAGAACATCGTCGGCTGTTTTTAATTCTTCACTTATAGCGGTATTCGCACTTTTATTTATAATATTGGCCTCTATATAATCCTTGATTTTTGTTAAGGCTATTGTATTCAATTCTATCAATTTGCCAATTCTTTTTATTAAAATTGCATCATTGCATATTGAAATTATAACTTGTTCTACGATTCCCTTCAACTCTAATTTATCTATATTTAAATTATATTTATCCATTATCATTTTCTCAGTAGCTATATTTATTGCTATTTTGTTTTTATCTTGTCTAAAATCATCTATTACCCCCATTATTATAATATAATATAGAAAATAGATGTTTATATCATAGATAATGTTGTATATTAGATGGTTATGTTTCGGTCTTTTATGTATTTCTTGAAATTGGGACGATATAGATATGTTCTGCTTTCTTCCATAGATTCGTCCTTAATTTTATTATCTTTAATTATATATTCAACAAAGTTTGAATATTCATGTGGAGATTTAAAATTCAACTCCTTATATTTTAACAAACCATTTAACCACCTTATTTGATAAGCCATAGAGAACATTCCGCATTCAGTATTCTTCCTCTGATGCTTAATATTATTATTATGTATTTTAAACACATTATTTGGATACTTTTTTTTCAATTGTGTTTTTATATTATTAATAAACTTTGAAACATAAGAAGGGGTATTTATAGCATTACTGTCGTAATAGTAAGCTCCATAACATTTTATTTTAGGGTCTAATATGATGAATGTAGAAGTCCAGTGAGACCCGGGTTCATCGTGTTTATCAAGATTTGTAATCAGCCCGAGATATCTTATATTTTTATTAATATACTTATTGATATCAAGTGAACATATTTGGCTGTACAAGCATCTTCCAAAACTATCTTGTTCTGAGAAATCAATTGGAAAAACTCCTAAAAAACAATATTTATATTTTTTATCATTATTATACTGTATCATTACGTCCTCTATATCATAATTAGATAGCCATTCAATAGGATTCTTGTACCATTCGATAGGCATCTCTGGGCGCAATTCATTCTCTTCTATTTTTTTTATAATTTCTTTCGTCTTCGAATCTTTCGTCATTTCTTTTATAGCACCTGGCCAACACCAATATTCATTATCATTACATATAGGTTTTATTTTAGCATTCAATAGCTCAGATAATTTAGCGACATTAAATGACTTTTTATATTCTATTTTATCAGCAATTGCTGTTCCGCCTTTGCTATCCTTGCTGGCATTCCAAGTATCTATTAATAATATTAGCGTTTTCTTATTAAATAGTGTTGGGTTGTTAATATTTTTGGGACTACAATATTTGGTATTCTTTAAGCCTTTATCTGCATTTTTTTCCATAATAAAAACTATTATAATCTATATTATTGCTATAAAATATTATAGGAAGGTCTCTAAAATCAAAATATTGAAATGTCAAAATATGTATAAAAATAAAAATTGATATATATATAAAGTAATATATTTATAAGTATGGGTATAAACGAAGATTTACGCTCTTTTATAAATAAATATCGTGTGGAGAAAGGGGTGAAAATATTCACAAATACGAGTATAGGTTCACCAAAAGTTAGTTTAAATATACCTGATGAAAATTACGAAGAGTTCATCAATTTATATAGTTTAGCCTTGACGAATGGTGTCTCTTTGTATTTCACCGAAAAACCATTGGAACCGAGTCCCTTACGCGTAGATATTGATTTTCGTTTTACTATTCCTGATGATAAATCGGGACTTTACAGTTCCCAATCTTCAAACTCTTCCTTAAATAATAACAGAAAATATGAAAGATTATATGGAGATGAAAATATATACAAAATCGTTGATAGTTATTTTAGCATAATTAATAAATATTTGAATATATCCGACGAGGATAAAATTGCGTATGTTATGGAAAAACCGAATCCCGTTGAGTTTAGAAATAAATTGAAAGATGGTATTCATATTATCTTTCCAAATATTATTATAGCTAATAATGCTCAGCATTTTATTAGAAGAAAGATTATAGATATTGGTGATGTTATTTTTAAAGATTTGCCAATTTGCAATGACTATGAATCTATTGTAGATAAGGCAATTATTGATGTAAATTGTTGGCAAATGTATGGTAGTAAAAAGCCAGATTGCGACACTTATCGTGTATCTTCAATATATAAATATGCGGGAGATAAAACTGAGAAGATAGAATATACTTTAAATGCTCGCGATGAAATCAAGTTCATCAAGCTATTTTCTATGCGAAAAAAAATGAATTATGATATCAATTGTATTAAAGAAGAGTTTGCTACGGAAATTACCCAGTATAGCAAGCATATTTTACCGGCCCTTGACCAAAAATTGAAAAGCAAGGTTCAGAACAATATTTTGGGCAAGGCATTGAATAATGATAAGAGGTATGTGTCAGAGGATGAATTGATATTTATTAAAAAGCTGGTGAATGAATGTCTTTCGACGAGCCGGGCGGATAATTATACCGACTGGATTAATCTTGGTTGGGTATTGCGCAATATAGATTACAGGCTCTTGGAAACTTGGGTAGATTTCTCCAAAATTAGCAGTGTATATATTGAGGGCGAATGTCAGCAATTGTGGGACAAGATGCGAAAAGATAATATGGGCATCGGGACGTTGAGATGGTGGGCAAAACAAGACAATTTGACAAAGTATAATGACGTAGTAAATAAATCGATTATTAAACTTATTGACGATGCTTTGGGCAGTGATGGTTCGCATTTTGATATCGCATGTGTAGTTCATGCGATATTTAAAGATGAGTTTAAGGCGATTACAAAGGATAATTGGTATAAATATGATAGAGAAAAACATAAATGGGTAAGGGCACGCGAAGGTCTTGAATTGAGAAAAATATTGAGCACTGATATATGTAAAAAATTTATGGAAAGAAGTCAGCATTACGCCGAACACTGCGATGAACCTATTATGAAAGCGGTAAACGAAGAAAGAAGTAAGAAATGTATAAGTATCGCTAAACAATTGAAAAATGCAAGTTTCAAAGATTCTATTATGAAAGAATGTAGGACGCTATTTATCGATGATAAGTTTGAGGAGTTGTTAGATAGTCGCTCGCATTTGATAGGATTTGAGAATGGTGTATATGACTTGAAGCTTCATATATTTCGCGATGGGATGCCCGATGATTATATATTGTTGTCTACTAAAAATAGCTATGTCAAATATAATAGCGACCTTCCTGAGATTGCTGATATCAATGATTTCTTTGCGAAGATATTTACTAATAAAAATCTGAGAAATTATGTTATGGATATTCTATCGTGTATTCTTGATGGTAGCATTTCGCAAGAGAGGTTTTATATATTTACTGGACAGGGCAGTAATGGGAAATCAAAAATGTTGGATTTAATTCAAAAGGCCATCGGTGAATATTATTGTATCTTACCGATTGCTCTTTTAACGCAAAAACGCGCTGCAAGTAATGCGGCACAAAGTGAATTAGAAAGAACTAAGGGGCGACGATTTGCAGTTATGCAGGAGCCGAGTGAGAATGAAAGACTTAATATAGGTCTTATGAAGGAGCTTTCGGGACAGGACAGGATTTTGGTAAGAACATTGTTTAAAGAGCCTTATGAGTTTAAGCCGCAATTTAAGATGATTTTGACATGTAATGAATTGCCAGAGGTTCCTAGTGATGATGGTGGTACTTGGAGGCGTATTAAGGTTTGCAATTTCTCTAGTAGATTCTGTGAAAATCCTGTTCCGAGTAAAAATGAGTTTCATATGGATTTGGAATTGACTGATAAGTTCGATAAGTGGAAGGAGGTTTTCATAAGTATGCTAATTGAGAGACATAAGCATATTAACCCATCTTCTATCATAGAGCCTTCTGAGGTAAGAATAGCAACAGAGAGTTATAAACAGAATAATGATGTTATTGGACAATTTATTAATGAGAAGATTATTATTGACGAGGAGATTAAAGAGCCGAGAGTTACTATTACTAAACTATATAACGATTTCCGTATTTGGTGCACTTCTAATGTTGTAAAGGGTAAAAAGTGTCCTGATAGGAATCAATTGAAGGCGTATTTTGAGAAACTTCTATGCGTTCCATATGATAACAAGGGATGGCGAGGAATCGCCTATAAATTGGATAATGAAGATGATGATAATTGAGATATAATATTCAGATATATGAGATATGATATATGATAAAAATTGATTATATAAGATTTAATTTTCTTATTACTATAATAAAATGGAGTTCTGCGAAATATGCGACAATATGTTATATGTTAAATCAAATGAGGAAAAAAAGTTGGTAAAGTTTTGCAAGCACTGTGATTTTGAAAAAGTAGAGACTGTTAATACTGCTATTAATATCTCAAAAACTTTTTACAGCGGCGATGACTTATTGTATAATCAGCATGTCAATAAGTATCTGCGTTATGATCCTACTCTTAGAAGAATCAAGGACCCTTTAATTAATTGTCCCAATGAGAATTGCAATGCTCCCGATGACAAAAAGCAAGTAATATATATCAAATATGACAATAAGAATATGAAATATCTATATGTATGCGAACATTGCGGAGAAACCTGGAAACAAATCTCTTAATATCTTTGTAATTATATAAATATTACAGCAATAATAATTATATTAGAAAAGAATGTTTAGTAATTGCTTGAACTTTGTAATATGTGTTTTTTTATTATTTTCAAGTTTTGGAGAATCTTACCTATATCCGTATAAAAAAATGCTAAGACAACCAATGGCTCTTAAAATGTGTAAAAAGGCGTCTGATAAGACAGGTGGAGCCGGTGGAGCCGGTGGAGCGGGTGAGATTTATGATAGACGTAATATATTGTTAATGTATTTGGGCACGAACTTATTGGGTATCAATTCTATATATTTGTATAATAATGTTTTGCCTAATATTGAGAAGAAGCAATCTAATATATTTTATAATTCAATTCCCTCAGTTTGCTATATAAGCACCGAATATACTGCGATGGCTGATAAATATAATCTGAATAAGGAGGATTTGCCCAAGGGAGTTGGAACAGGCTTTGTATGGGACAAAGAGGGTCATATTATAACTAACTTTCATGTAATAAATAAGGTAGATAATGCTATAATAACTATAACGGATAAAAATAATGTTAAGAAGAATTACAAAGCAAAATTGACAGGAATTGATCCAGACCTTGATATTGCCGTTCTCAAAATTGACGTGGATAGCAAGACCGATTTACAAGTTATTAAATACAATAATAATGTTAAACCGAGTGTAGGCGAAAATGCTTATGCTGTCGGGAATCCTTTTGGTCAGGACCATACATTCACTGCTGGTATAATTTCGGCTACTAACAGGGAGATTACTGCGCCTACGGGTCGCAAGATATATAATGTTTTACAGACAGATGCGGCAATAAATCCAGGAAATAGCGGGGGACCCTTGCTAAATAGCAAAGGTGAATTGTTGGGGATAAATACAGCATCTCTTGGCGTTGGTGTTTCTGCTGGCATAGGATTTACGATACCTATTGCGAATGCTTTGAAATCTATTACAGATATTATTGAAACTGGTTTTGTAAAAAAGGCTATTTTGGGAATATCATATATGGAAAGAAATCCTTCTGTATTAGAATCTGAAAAAAGTGGCATCCCTATAATTGAGAAGGGCTTGCTAATTCTTGAAGTTCCTGATAAATCACCTGCATATGACGCAGGATTGCGAGGAGTTGTAAGAAATAATAAAACACAGAGAGTAGATAGCATAGGGGATATTATATTATCTATTGACGACAGTGATATAGACGGACCTAATGATTTGAATGTAATATTGAAGAAATACCGACCTGGCGACAAGGTAATTGTTAAATATTTGCGAGATAATCAAATAAAAAAGAGCGAATTAAAATTGGGAAGTTATAAAGGAACTACTTTTACACAATTAGAAAACGAGAGAGTAAATACCGAATCTGCTGATGCTGCAACTAATGTTAATATTCCTCTGAAAAACATTGAGCCTGCTATACAGCCTCGTTTATAAAGTCATTTTGTCAGCTATTGTTTGCGGAGAAGATAGCAACCATCAATCATATATTTATCATTTGTTTTTACAAATATCCATCTATAAATGATATAGCAAGGGTCTCCTGCGTTTTCGGGATAATACATCTCGTCAAATTGAATACTATTGTATATCATTGTTTTATATGGAGCTTCAAGTTTAATATCTACTTCGTAATATGTTTTTTCATCATCTGTATCATATATTTTGTTATAATTTGTAATATAGTAGTTATCAAACTTACCCAGAAAAATCCCATATTTTCCATCGGCAAATAGCCGCGTTAGTTTAGATGCTTCTTTTGATTTAATGACATTAGAGTCAGCGCAAAAAGATTGAAGAGTTTTTAAAGCTTCTTCTGGCTTCTCATTGCCTTTCTTTTTAAAGTCATCAAGAATAATATTCAAGGTATTCCTAATCTCTTCCTTCTCGCTAATATTTTTAGCCTCCTTAATAGTAGCAAAGTTATCCCTGTCTGCAACTGCGTTTACGTCCGCATTCGCAGCATTCGCAGCATTCGCAGCACTATTGCTGTCTCTCAGTATATTTTTGTTAGCTTCTGCAATTGCTGGCAGATTAAAGGTGTCTTTTTGTACTTCAATAATCTCAATAATTCTGTTAGCTTCTTCTCTTAGTGTTTCAATGCTTTTATCTTCTTTTTTTGCTGCATTTGCAATATCAATAAAATTACCGAATACATATGGAATTGTAATAACTCTTGCAATTCTAAAAACTTCCCTTCGTTGTATATTAGAAGCACTTGGTCTATCTCTAAGTGCAGCGACATTCTTTCTAAGTCTTAAATTATTTAGATTTGATATTGTTGAAAATGAAAGAGATTCGTTGATTAACAATAGCGACAAAATAATATACTTATTCATTTTATATATATGTGTTATAATATTTATATATATTATTGATATATATTATTGATATGAATACAATACTGCGATACATTATTATATGATATCTTTTGACATTAAGACATTTATGTCATAGCTTTCATATACATCTTTTGTAAGACTATTTAACATTTTTTCATAATTATCTCCGGACACTTCGTTTCCCGATGGAAATATAGTACCTTTAATAGTTGTATTGAGCATTTTATCAATCGATAATGGTTCTGTGTTATTATAGCCTTCGCCGAAGAAACACTCTTTAACACTCTTTCCCATCTCCTTACAAGTTTTTAGAGATTTGTACATATCTACCGGCTGTGCTGTATCTTTGTAATATACTTCAAAAGTTTTTTGTGCACCTTTGTTGGTTTTTGCGGCTGCTACTAAAACATCTGCCAAATCAATTCTTGATATAATGCCGCTTTTTGAAACTCCTTGGTTAAACTCTACTTCTTTTGGGCCTCTTCTTTCGCCAGGAGATAACATTCCAGGCCTTACAATAGTATAGCTCATATTTGCAGGGACATTCTTATACAATAAACGAACTCTTTCTTCCCCCGTCTGTTTTTTATAACAGCTATCGCATGTCGCAAAACCCCGGTCAATTGTTTCTCCATAATTCTCTTTTCCCTGTTGACATTTTGCACATATTGAAGAAACTATAATCAACCGTTTAACATTTGCCTTAATAGCCTCTTTTGCAACATTAACCAACCCAATATCTTCTACGTTACTACTTGGTTCAGCTATTTGGCTATTTTGGCTGGTATAATTGAGCATCCTATCATATGCTTCGGTTCCTGGTGTTCCTGTAATTTTAACAGCAGGCCTTGAAGCAGCACAATAAATTACAGCATCGCAGCCATCCAATATACCAACAAGAGATTGTGGATTTACTACATCAACGCCAGCGACCTTTTTAATTTTATCCTTGTCTTTGATATTATCTATTACAAGCGTATTGCTTCTCGCATTATTTCTATCTACAATTTCAACATTTCTCCTCGTAATAGCTACGACATTAATATTTTTATTTAGCAAAGTTCGCACAGTATCCCCTCCTGTATATCCAGAAGCTCCAAATACAGCAACCTTATTTATTACAATATCATCTTTAATATCTGCAAGCGTATTTTTGTATCCTAATACATATTTAGGATGAATTACAAGAGGAAAAACAGAATATGGCAATAATTCTAGAATATTACGCCTGCTTATATCATTCATATATCTCATTTTGCAATTATTTATATCTTTCTTGCATATTGGGGCTTTCGGGACTCTGATATGCCTCTGGAATCCGGATCTTGTCGACCCAATATTTAAAACACGCAATAGATAATTATTGGCATTATAGGGAATGAATGAGTCTGACGATAATATATAACAAGATGCGAGTATTAAGAGGAATATATTAGATATCATTTGTTATTATATATAATTATATTTTTATATAATATAATTGATGGGCAAGATAACATTAGATAAGTTTTTATCATTTTGGATAGTATTATATTCATTTGGTTATGCATTAAAAATATTTCCTTATAATCCTATTGTATTGCTCGGAGTATCTATAATTGTTTTTGCAGTTGCAGTTATTATAGCTCTATATTATCATAATAAAAATAGTAATCTATTCTATTATTTTGTGATTAATTTCTTGGGAAAAATACCAATATTTATACTAATATACAATAATAATCCTGGAATGAAACATAGTGATATTATATTCTCTGTTTTAATCGTACTAATATATATCCTATATATCAAAGCGGTTGGCGATGATATATTGTGTATATATAGAGACCTATTGCTCTTTATAATAAACAAGGAAGAAGGTAGAGAAGGACCGTTATATAAATATTATAACATTATTGTTGGGTAATATATCTCTTGCGTGTCTATGAATTATATTTTACATCCTTGAAGATTTTACAAGCTGAAAATTTTATTATTAAATAATATAAATATAAAATATATAACTAAATGGGTAAATATAGTTGTAAAAATGTGCTCACTTTTTCTCAAAAATTACACTACGATAAACACTTAACTAATAAAAATCCTTGTGAAATTCAAACTGATAAAATAAAAACATTAGTAGACATTAAAATCCATATTATCTATAAAATAAACAAATTTCTTTGTATTGTATTTCGTTGAATATAGATAAAAATATAGTATATAGATAGATTATATTAAATAATTTATTACCTAGTTCTGCTGGAAAAATTTCTGCTTTATTTAAACAGTTTTTAACTGATAATACTGATTATAATATAATCCACTCAGCTACAACAACAACAACCCCAACGCAAAAAGGATTTTTTTCAAGGACAGGTGGGCAAAAAAATAATAAAGAATATAAATCAACTAAAAATAAAGTAAATGTTATTATTAATAAAAAATCTTTTATAAAAACTATTTATAAAAATTCTAATAATGTTAATTATATTAAAATAAATAAAGAATATAAATTATTAAGTAAATTTAAAGTTTTAACTGCATAAAATGATAATAAATTTTTTAAATGTTTTGCTGTAAAATATACATTAATGGTTTTATTATACAACAATATATCATTTTTATATATTATATATAGATTAATAATCTAAAAACAGGTTTTAGAGTTTTACCGATATATGGCAATGATATTTAGAGATATCTTATAAAAATCACACCATATGTCAACAGCAGTGTATTATCTAATAGTTTGTAAATATCATATCATAAAAATCATCATATGTATCTGCGTCATCTATTGTTGCAAAATTGTGTTTAACAAAAGCTGGATGGAATCTAAATGGAATCATTTTGCTTATTATTTTATTAGAATCATACAGCGAATGAATTTTATTTAATAAATTATTAATATTTGGCATTTCGCCGCTAATAGTTATTCTTATAAGCTTGAAAGAATCGCTATTTGCCTTGTATATTATGAGGCCTTTATCAAGCGAATACAATATTTTAATTTCCCAATAAACTTTGTCATTTTTTTCAATAGCTGATATAATTAATTTTACATCGTGTCTTGTATTAATAGCAGATATGTACTCGTCTTCATCATATCTAAAATCTCTTTTGCCTAATTTTATTAATATAGTATTCATCTCTTCTTCTGTGAATTCTTTTTGCGAATAAGGGTTTTTAAATTCCCTATCGCTATAATAGTTATATTTCCATAATTTATACAAGGCTTTTGAATCAAAGGCGTAGCAAAAGTTCTTATTATTATCTACATAAGATATTTTAATAACACGTCTTAATTTTGACAAAGGCATATCTTCCCAATTGGTATGTGTAATAAAATCGGCATCATTTATTTCATTGATATAACCCCTATTATTTTTTAAATATGCTAAAAATTGCTCCTTCTCCTTATTTCTCTTAACCTTAATATATGTATTTGAATCTAATGACGAACTATTTTGTAGATTTGAATTATCAAATGCTGTATCTTTTCGAGGATTATTTATTAATATATAATTATGGTTGTTTGCCAATATATTAATTAGTTCTATTTTTTCAATAATATTTCCGTTTAAAATATTTAAATAAAGATTATTAATAATATTTGATATAAATTGAATTGTATAATAAGTAATTGCTCTTTCTTTCAATTTATTTTTTAATGTATTCTTAGTAACCCTACCACCTGTATTATGAATAATAGCATTCCTAAATTCATGAATTATTATATTATTATACAATTTAATACATTTCTCGCTAAATAAAAAGTTTTGTAATTTTATCAATTGCTCCTTGTTTATATTTAAAGGGTCATATGAATGTAGTAGAGACTTCAATTCATTATAGAAAGAAGCGCTATTAGAATCTTCAATTTCATTAACTATTTTAAAAATATCATAATTATCAAGGTGTGTTCTTATTTTTTCCAAATATTTATAATATTCCTTATATTCCCCATCTCTGCCATTTTCTATATTTATTCTTAACAGTTCTATATTCACATCATAATTACTTGTATATTTTTTAAATAATAAGGATTTAATAACACTATTATTATGATCTATTTTTTTAAATGGAATACTCAATATATTTTTAATATCTTCTATTTTTACAGGTAATTTTTTAAGTACCATTTTATTGTTTAAAGATGTCTGTAAAGGACTAATCTTAATAGATTTGTTTTTTGTTTTACTATTTGATATATTCAATGATTTACGCAGTGGCAATGGCTTAATATTTTTACGGATTTCTCTCCTTCTATTTAATGATTTAGAATTTATCATATTTCTATATTATTCTATATTATTAAAGTATTTTTATTGAAAATATCATGCAAACACTATAATTATTTTACTTACTAATAACAAAAAAAATATAAAAATAGATAATATATGAGATACTTGTGATAGCTATTTCAGATTACAGATTATAGTATAGCGTCTTGTTATCATAGAGCCTTTTAATTGCGTCATAGAGATTGATAACATCATATTTGGAATTGTGGGCATTTTCAATTTCCTTGTCAAAGCAATATCGGTACAGCTCTTTTAGCGAAGGATATTTATATTTCCCAAACTTGTTGATAATCTTGATAATATTCCTAGTATGTCTCATGGTACAAAGCAATTTCTTTTTGTCAATCTCTTCAATGATATGGAAAAGCTTTCTGCGATACAACTCAGATTTAATAACAGAGATATCAAATGCAATGTTGTGTGCGATAATGTGGTCAGTTTTTTTGAGGCTTTCGTAAAAAGCAAGGAAGGCTTCGTCAAAATCAACACCCTCTTTGTCAGATACCTCGTTCGTGATAGAATGAAACTCGCTGTTATTGATATCAAACCCCTCGCGTTTAATGATGTAATCCTGCAAGTCAAGATTGTTATATTGTTTATCTGTTACGATGAAGGACAGCTGTACAATCCTGGCGCTGTCATACTTATTTGAATCGTGGAAGTCAGGATAGTTCCCCCATACCATATCTTTCATATTGGGCAAACCGTTAGTTTCCGTGTCAATGAAAAGAGCCATTCTTTTTTGTCTTGTTGGAGTGATAATATAATATATACTCGCAGTCAATTTTTATATATTAGTTAGTATTTTAGAATAAAAGTATTCCACCAAGGATTCCCACCTATAATTCTTTAAAATATTCTCACGTCCATTTTTGCCGTGTTTAAGAGCCAACTCGGGATTATTGAAATATTTCCAGAATCCAAGCGCAAACTCGTGAGGGTCTGTAATTTCAGCCTTACCACCTATACCATTCGATTTATTATCAAGATATTGATATATAGTAGATTTAATAGGAATTGAATTATTTTCACTTAGATATTCGCGTATTCCCCCGACATAAGAGGATACCTGTGGAATACCTAAACCAAGACATTCAAATACAGTAAGCTCATATCCGCCTCCATTACAATTATTACAGCCGACATCACATGAATTATACAATATGTTAATTTCCTTATCAGACAATTGTTGAGGCATCGGAACCTCAATTATCGTATTTTTTACATAATCTAAGGGAACATCTCTAAACTTAACTTCGTTCTCTAATACATCCCATAGATTCCAGAAGGCATTAATTTGCGTTCCTATAATTAATTTAATAGGCCTAGTGTTATTCTTATTTTTTTTGATTGTCTCGCGGACATTTACATTATAGTGCATTTCAACAAACTCTACCCATGCAATCATAGTATGGTCCCAGCATTTGCGAGGTTGATTCCTATTTAAGTTAAGAACCATAAAATCATCAATATTGTATTTAAAATATGTTCTGGCTATATCTTTTGGAATAGGATAATACATTGTAGAGTCAAACCCATGTGGAAAAACATATATTGGGATGCTCTCTTTAATACCAAGCTTCCTTGCAATATCTCTCCAATATGGGGTAAATGCAACTATACCATCATAATATGTGTTTAGTAGGTCAATATAATCCTTCTTTTGGTAAGGATATACCTGGTCCATATACGAAATAAGCTTATAATTCTTCTTTTCGTCACCACATTCTTTTATAATAGTTGTTGTTAGCGCAGTAGTAATCATATTGTCATTAAAAATAATAATGACATCTTGCGGATTCTTCTTAATAAAATCACCAATCTCTAATTCACCAAATCCATTTCTCTTGGGATTTTCAGCAGCTAACACATCATATAATTTAACAGAAGAAGGGATATCATTGCGCAAATCCTTATCGTTTGTATTATTTACATTTTGAAATCCATAAACTGTTAGCTCAATATCTTCGTATTTTCCCAAATATTTTGAAATATAATATACTACTTTTGAATATCCATTGCTAGTCCCAATAGGATATGTTCCACATAACATAACCCTCTTTTTTCCATTGCTGGATTTTTTCCACCATCCATTGTATTCGGGTTCTGTTTTTTTTTCGACTGTTGTATTTTCGGATGTTTTATTTTTAATAGTATCATCTCCTATAACAGTTGTTGATTTTACAAGATCGTATATATTTATTGGCATTTAATTATTATTTAATAAATAAATCTTATATAATAGGTTATTGAACATTTTATATAGATATAAAAATAATGAATCGATAGTGTTCTTTTTATTTTGCAATTCCCATAGGAGAGGGGATTTCAGGTATTCCTTGCATCGGTTGCATATTATAGGCGAATCCTTGATTTTGGGGCATTGGCATATTTTGCATTGGCATATTTTGCATTGGTATATTTGGCATTGGCATATTTTGCATATTTTGTAGGTGTTGAAAATGATGTTGCATATATATGTTATATTTTATATAGGGTTCGAGAACATTTGAGGTTTTTGTGCTTCCTATTTGAATAGCCAATTCAGTTATATAATCGCATATTAATATAATAAAGGCTCCGATAAAAACAAATATAAATATATTAATAATCATATTGAACATATTTTCTGTTTTCTTATTTTCTTTGATACTTTCAATAAGTTTATTTTCATTTTCATTATTCATTTGAATAGCTGTTGCTGTCGCTGCTGTCGCCTTTTTATCGTTTTCAATATCCTTCTTATTATCAAAGGTTGCTTTTCCAAATCCTCCCGGTCCAGTATCGTTAGATCGCCTAATTTTATCTAATGTTTCATTTGCAGTCCTATTATCATCATTATTTATCTTGTCTTCTATGCTCTTTAAATACTCCAATGCCTCTTGTGCCTTCTTGCGCTCTTCTGTGCTTAAATTGTATTCTGATGTATTTAATAGATTGACGCCGTTTTTGCTCGCATTATTGCTATTTGAATATTCGCCAGTATTATTATTAGTATATGAATTTTTATTGTGATTGGGCATATAATTATATGCCTTTGTACCATCATTTGATTTATAATTAACCTCGTCTGTTAAATTATTAATATCAAAATACTGTTCCATATCTTCGTCATAAAACGGCATAATATTATCCTGTCTATTTGTCAAAATATTTCCATTATTACTACTTCTATTTTCTAATGTATTCCCTACTCCTGGAATGGGAGATGTACCTGCGCCATTAGTCGAACCATTTGCTGAATCGGCCTTGAAGTTTTCTTCTATATATGTTTTCATAGCAGCATCTCGTTCTTTTTTACAATCACCTGAAATTGGTATATTATATGTTGGTGCTTGTATAGGCGAACAGCTACTGCCTTTTGAATTGTAATTTACAGATTCTTTATTTGAAGCTACTGAATTATTTTCAATATTATATGGTTGAGAATTATTTGAAGATTGCGATGCAGTTTTCGTAGATTTTTTAGTAGGTTTTAAAGAATCAATATTATATGCTTCTTGAATTGTTGAATATTGCATTTTAATATTTATTATTTTATATTCTCTATTATACAAAAAGGAAAGAAAAAACAAAATATTTATATAATATAATTGTAAAGAAGTCATATGAAAGATTCTGAATATAATAACGAGATATTATATAATATTTTTAAAGGTCTTATCACCGGTTTTTTGATAGCGTATTTGGTAATACTTGGATTGCGCCCAGCAGCATTATATCCAGATAATATGCTTGATATTATAGATAATCCATGGATATTTATCATATTATTTCTCATCAACTTTTATGTAATACAATGGGATTTAACAATTGGATTATTGCTATTTTTGTCAATAATTGCGTTAATTTTAGATATTATAATATTTACAGAAGGTAAAATATTTTATAGTATTAATGATAATAAAGAGAACTTTAATGAAAATGGTGATACAAAGACATCTCCATCTAATCAACAAGTTTCGCCTATTACAGGCTCTTCGACGCATATAACATCTCCGGGTGGCAAGGCAATATCATTAATATTTAATAGATACAAGGATATTAATGATATAATACTTAACAAGATTAAGGAATATACTGATAAGAATTATAATAAAAAAACATCTGTTAATGTATATATTCGTTAAAATATAAAAGATATTATTGGTATTCATACAAAGAATATATATATTCTTCATAAAAAATAGGATTATAAAAGAAATAATGGAGCAAGTTGGAGGTATGGGTACATTAGAGCCTCTATCTATATTATTTTTAATCATTGTTCAATTGGGTGGAAGATATCTCAAGATAGATTTGACACCAGCACAACAGAAGCTAATAAACAACTCTATATTTCAGAGTATCATATTATTTTCTATTATATTAATGTCTACTAAAAGCTTGACAAATAGCATTATAATGATATTTGTAATATATGTATTCATTCACATCCTATTTAATGAACATCATAAATACAACATATTATCCAAAAAATGGCTATATGATGAAAAAATAATTGTTGATGAGAAATATAACAAAATTAAAGAAATATATATAAAAAATATAAATGATATAGTTATATAATATAATTATTATGTTTATATATAATAGTAATTTTTCCGTAAATAAACCCATAGACAAGGTGTTTAAGTTAATATATGAAGTCCCCGATGATTATTCAAGCTGCACAGGAGTCTCAGAAAAAGACAATGGTAATATAAATGATGAAGAAGACGATAATGACAATGATAACGACAATGATAATGACAATGATTCAAATGATTCTCGGGTTGCCTTAGATATGAAAGATTCTACTAATATAAATTCTGATTTATATAAAATCTTAGAATGGAATATTAATAATAATTGGGATATTATTAACGGGAGAAGAAGGAAAATAGAGAGTATTTATATATATGTAAATGATTTTCCTAAATATCTAAAAGATGTTGTAGTTGAAGATGATAATTATATTAGAATGCGTCGTAAACACACTATTGTTAATGATGGGGAAAAATACAAGGTTATCGTAACGAAGAATAAAATAACCAATCTTAAATTAGGTTATTTATATATCATAAAGGCTCTATGTACCTTAAAAATTGTCAAGATAAAAGAGAAGGTATCGCTTACTTATATAAATGTTAGAGAAACAAGGATAGATGTTGCAGTGAAAGTGAATATTCCTATTATAATCAATGATGAATTAGAAAAATATCTTAACGTAGTTTTTCAAAGCGTATTGAATAATATTAAGAGGAAGGTTGAAACTTAATATCTATCAGAGCCTATTTTCAGCTTCCTTATTCGCTTCTTAATTCTTTTTTTATAAATTGCAAATCCAATATTGAATTGTCAAAATCCCTGTATATAAGCTCGGTTCTTATGATATCATCCCAATCTTTTAATATAATCATGGGTAGATTATAGGTATCCTTAACAATTCTTATAAAATCGCTATCTAACACAATAGGTATTACTTTTAGATAAAAGCATTCCCATAATCTATGAGTATCAGCTCCATTACCATCAGGACATATAGCAAACTTGTATTTAGATAGTACTTTTATATAGTCTGTAACATTTAATTCTTCACCGAACTTAATATATTTTGCTATTTTATTATAGCATTCAATTCTTTTGTCAGGGTTTGTAGCTATATTGAAATAGAAATATACATCATTTGGCTTATTATTTCCAAATATATATCTTTGAGATTCAATAGCTTCTTGGATTATTTTTAAGGTTCCATGAGACCACTGAGAGTTAGCTATTCCTATTGGCAGTAGTCTCATCTTATCATTCTTAAATGTTAGATTCTGCGAATACCATTTTATTATTTTTGGATTATCTAGTAATTCTTTAAATATACCACTATATACAATATTTTCATCGCTATTGTGTGATACTAAAATGAAAGGGTTTGTGAAATAATGTATTTTTGCATTCAATTCTCTGAGACTGCATGATTTATAATAAACTATTCGCGGATTATCATAGGTACTATTAATATTCATTATATTATAGGATTTTGGGTGATTTATTGTTATATTGGGGTTTGAATTTAAATCATCAGTAGTTCCTATAAAAACATCACATAATAACTGTATTTTTTCACCTGTAATCAAATCCATTTAGCTTACTTTTATTATATAGTAATAATATTCATATATATGCATATTCATTACATCATACTCTTGACGGCATCTCAATAATTATTATATACTTAGATTCATCAGTTATAGAGACACTATAATATTTATATTTTTTAATTTTAATTTGAGTACATCTTTCTGTTTTTTCAAAAGTTTCAAAAGTTTTTTGGAAATTACAAAATAAATCAAGAGATGTACTCAATTTTTATTTTCATTTTTTAGAAAAATCTGGTTTCTTTTTATGGCATCGCAATGATATTGCAATAACTTACGAGCCTATCGGCAGCCTCTTAAAGGCCTCTCATACGCTATTATAAGTATGCTTAGATTCTTACCTGATTGAGGCACCAAAATATTATTTATTATTTTCATTTAATTTTTAGTAGCTCAATGTACCCTCTTTTTTCAAAAGTTTCATAAATATATGTTTATTCATTTTATTCTTCATGTCCATCACAATATATCATTATTAAGTTATATGAAATGTAAATTGCCAAGATATTATTAGCCTTCTATATTTTTATCTATATTGTCAAGCGCATAGCTTCGTCAACCTCGTGTTTCATCAACCTCGTCACCTTCGTCAGCTTCGTCGGCCTCTCTAACCTCGCCTTTTAATAACTCGGTAATTTGAGTAATCTCTGCGTTTTTGTTAGTAATCTCGTCTTGTAATCTCTTATTTTCATTATATATTTGATTGTAATTATTAACCAATGTATCATTGTATTTTTGTAATATTGATAGTTGCGTTAGTGTCTCGGTATATATTGCTACTATTTCATTTTTATTAAATAGCTTGATATGTTTGTTATTACAATATCTGCAAAATGGACAACAATATTTAATAAATATATGCTTACTCTCAAGATATAACAAGGACGTCCTTGTGTCCAACTTATTACAACAAGATATGCATATTATTTTATTACATTTATAACAATTCAAATTATCAGTAGCTTTTTCATCACAACATATTAAACATTCATTATCTTCTACACATTTTTCGACATTCATTATTTATCTATTATAATATTAAAAACTTATATAAAGATTAAACTATATATATAGTTGGGTAGCAATACCTGCTGCTATAGCTCAGTTGGTCAGAGCACTCGACTGTTAATCGAGTGGTCGCAGGTTCGATCCCTGCTAGCAGCGATTATTTTTATATTTATTCTTATATTAAGTTAAGAATGCCATTAAACAAGAAATCTCCGAAATCATTGAGAGTATTTAGGATTACCGATGTTAGTCCGACAAACCCTAGTCCTCCAAAATCTCCTCCTGCTGCTGTATCAATTAAAGTAAGAAAAGTTAGAGTATTTAGAATAACTGATGTAAGTCCATCAAGCCTACCAAGCGTGTCAAGTCTGTCAAGTGTGTCAAGTCTGACAAGTCTGTCAAAATCTCCTCCGGTAGCGAGAGGCGTCAGGCCTAAGAGAGTATTTAGAATTACCGATGTAAACCAGAAAAGCCCACCAAAATCTCCTCAGGCTGCGAGAGGCGCCGTGAAGCCTAAGAGAGTATTTAGGATTACCGATGTAAGCCCGTCAAGCCCACCAAAATCTCCTCAGGCTGCGAGAGCTGCGAGAGGCGCCGTGAAGCCAAAGAGAGTATTTAGGATTACTGATGTAAGCCCTACAAGCCCATCAAAATCTCCTCAGGCTGCGAGAGCTGCGAGAGCTGCAAGAGGCGCTGTGAGACCTAAGAGAGTATTTCGGATTACTGATGCTTAAATGAAGGATTATTTACAGTATTTTATACATTTTTAATTTTCTATATTTAATTGTAAAAATTGATTATATTATTTAAACATAAGACGAGTTATTTTAACTACTAATATTAAGAGATATGTCAATTTATCCCGAACTATCTTATAACGATCAAAAGGTTGAAATTCAGGAAGTAAAAGGTATTCAATTTAGTGTATTAAGTCCGGATGAAATTATTAAAAGGTCAGTTGTTGAAATTAATAAAACGGATACATATGCTGGAAGTGAACCTATTATTGGCGGTTTATTTGACTCTCGTATGGGAGTTCTTGAACATAACCGAACATGTATTACTTGTGAACAGAAAAACATATTTTGTCCAGGACATTTCGGGCATATTGTTCTTGCCAAACCTGTATTTCACGCTATGTTCTTTGATATTGTAAGAAAAATTTTAAATTGCGTATGTTATAAATGTTCAAAATGTCTCATATCTCCAAATACTCCTCACAAAGATTTTAAGAATGATATCAATAAAATCTTGTCCATTAAGAATAACCAGAAAAGATGGGAGGCATATTACAAGCTCTGTAATACTACAACCAAGCTCAAGGTATGCGGCGATGATGAAGTAGTCGGTTGTGGCGCTATCCGTCCTACAAAAATCAACAAAGAAAACTCTATGAAAATCATTGCTGAATGGAAAGATAAGAAGCTTGAAGATAATGTTCGCCAAGAGTTCACTGCCGAAGATATTCTCAAAATATTCAAGCGGATTAGTGAGAAAGATATGGAAATGATGGGGTTCAATCCTAAATGGAATAGGCCAGAATGGATGATATGCTCTGTCCTCCCCGTTCCTCCGCCCGCTGTAAGACCCAGTATTATTGAAGAGAATGGCCAACGCCGCGAAGATGATTTGACGCATAAATTGAGTGATATTATCAAGGCGAATAATCAAGTTGAAGATAAAATTAAAAAGGGAGCTACCGAAGAGACTGTTAGGTATTATACTATTCTATTACAATATCATGTATTTACCTTCATTAATAATCAAATGCCTGGATTGGCCCCCGCGCAACAAAGAAATGGGCGCAAGTTGAAATCGGTATCTGACAGAATGAAGAAGAAGGAAGGACGTATTCGCGGTAATTTGAACGGCAAACGTGTAGATCAATCAGCGCGCTCTGTAATTACTCCCGACCCTTATATCAGCATAGATGAACTTGGTGTTCCTATCAAAGTCGCCATCAATATTACATTTCCCGAAATTGTCAATAAATATAATATAGAGCATATGCGTAAATTGATTATGAACGGCTCATACCATTGGCCTGGTGCCAAGTATATTAAAAAACCAAATACTACAATCAATCTTAAATATTCCAAGGATTTGGAAACAATTGCAAAAGAATTGAAAATCGGCGACACAGTTCATCGCCACTTGTCTAATGGCGATTATGTGCTATTTAACAGACAGCCCTCGCTACACAAGATGTCTATGATGTGTCATAAGGTAGTTATTATGCCTTACCAAACATTTCGTCTAAATGTTTTGGATACTCCGCCATATAATGCAGATTTTGACGGAGATGAGATGAACTTGCATTGTCCGCAAAGTATCCAGACTATGAACGAACTTATGGATATTGCAGCAGTCCCGTATATGATTCTTGCACCCCGCGATGGCAAACCAATCATTGAGGTAGTCCAAGATACTCTTGTTGGTTCTTATCGCCTAACTAAGGATTTTACAGAGATTCACGATAAAACCATGGCAAACATTCAAATGGTTAATAGTTATTTTAAAGGAAGGTTGCCTAAACCTAAAAATAAATATATTTATAACGGAAAGGAGGCGTATTCTCAAATATTACCACCCGGCCTCTTCATAAATAGAAAAAATAAGAAGGACGAGAAAGTAATTATAAATGACAGTATTTTGGAGAGTGGTAATCTAGACAAAGTGGTATTTCATGGTATTTCAACAGGATTAGTTCCAGTTATCTATCACGATTATGGCCCATTTGAAGTTCGCAAGTTTTTGGATAATACCCAGCGTCTTGTGTGCAGATGGCTACTTACAGCGGGTTTTAGTGTTGGTATCAGTGACCTAGTAACAGATAAAAAGACTGACGAACATCTCAAAAACAAAATTAAGGAAATGCAAACCAAGGCCTATAATAAGCTTGACGAAATTAGAAGAGGTACACACGATAACAATGGTATCTTGAATAACGAGGATTATATTGAGAGAGAACTCATCGGTATCTTGAATGAGACAACGAGCGAAGTAGGAAAAATTGGATTCTCGCAAATTGACGAAAAAACAAACCGTATGATTAATATGGTTAAATCAGGTTCTAAGGGCAAAGAGATTAACATTTCACAGATGATTGTATGTGTAGGGCAACAGAATGTCGATGGCAAACGCATTACATATGGATTCACTGACAGAACTCTACCGCATTTTACAAAATACGATGACGGCCCTGAGGCACGAGGATTTGTCAAAAATAGCTTTATATCTGGCTTGAAACCACACGAAGTATTCTTTCACGCTATGGGTGGCCGCGAGGGTCTCATTGATACTGCTGTAAAAACATCAGAGACCGGATATATTCAAAGGAGATTAGTAAAAGCTATGGAAGATTCCAAGATTCATTATGATAATACTGTGAGAACTGCTGACGGCACAATCATCCAATATATTTACGGAGAAGATGGAATGGATGGTTGTAAAATTGAGGTTCAGGTAATTGACACTATCTATAAAAATAATATTGAACTGGACTTTGAATATAATCTTAAAAGCACCGACAATATTAATATCCATATTACAGATGACGCTTTTAAGACTATCACACCCAATACATATGTCAGGTGCAATGAGCACTTTGATAAGATGATTGATGATAAACTTTTCTTGATTAAGAAAATATATAATCGCGATAAAAAGAATGTCATTAATTATCCTATACCATTTAGCCGTATTGTTACTACGGCTCACAATAGAATCAAATCTATTAACATTGCGGCTATCAAGACGGATTTAACACCTGATTATATCTTGGATAACATTGATAATCTTGTGGACAAATTGTATATTAAAAATCGCTCACAAGGGATGAGATATCTCCACATTTTGCTGAGACAATATCTAAATCCTAAAAAAATTATATTTCATTATCATTTCACTGTTGAAATATTTGATTGGATTATTTCGCAAATCATTGAGTATTTCAACCAGGCCATTGCACAGCCCGGAGAAATGGTGGGAATAATTGCCGCACAGACGATTGGTGAATTGGGGACACAGATGACCCTTGATTCATTCCATGTTTCTGGTACTGCTGCTGCTGTAAAGGCTACTTCGGGTGTTCCTCGTCTCAAAGAAATCTTGTCGGCTACCAAGAAGACTAAAACGCCGACTTTGACGATATATATGAAGAACGATATTTCTTGTGTCATTAATCCCTTGAAGGACGAAGAAGGCAATTTCAAGGACGATAGAATTGATATTACTAAGAATCACGCAATGAATATTAAAAACTCTATTGAGATTACGAAATTGTCGGATATTCTAAAATATACTGAGATATACTGGGATAATGGCGAATATTACGAGACGAATATTGAAGAAGACAAGGGTATTATGAATATATACAAAGAGTTTGAAGAATTGAACGGAAATGCTGCGAAGTCTAAGAGCTCTTCGCCGTGGGTTCTCAGGTTGGTATTTGACAAGTTCAAAATGCTCTCTTATAATTTGAAGATGATTGATATTTATACAAAACTGAATACGGCTTATGATAAATATATTGAATGTGTATATAGCGATGATAATGCAGAGGAATGTGTGTTTCGCATCAAGCTTACTGATAGTGCACTCAAAGACGGAGATGAGATTGCTACAATCAAGGCGATTGAGCATAATATTGTGCATCAAATATTATTGAAGGGTTATAAGGGAATTAAGAAGGTATCGCTAGACAAGAAGAAATATTATAGATACAATGATGATACTAACAATTTTGATGAAATGCTTGAATGGGTATTGGATACTGACGGAACAAACTTGATAGAATTATTGTCAAATCCGAATATTGATAGTACTCGCACTATTTCAAATGATATCCGCGAAATCTATGATACACTTGGTATTGAAGCGGCACGATACGCATTATACAAAGAGCTGCTAATTGTTACGAATGAGGGTTCTATGAATTACAGGCATATGTCGCTACTCATAGATACTATGACATACAAAGGTCAATTGATGTCAATTGACAGACATGGAATTAACAGAGGAGACATTGGACCACTTGCCAAATCCTCTTTTGAAGAAACCACTGATATGCTTATTAATGCAAGTATTTTCGCAGAATATGACAAGGTAAACGGAGTATCTGCAAATGTTATGTTAGGCCAACAGCCTCCTTGCGGTACCGGAGATAGCAAGATATTGATTGATGAAGAATATATGATAGAGCTATTGAAGGATGTCAAAGATACAAATCATATTCTAACAAGCATAAATGAGGGCGACGCAGGCGACGCAGGCGACGCTGGTGAAACAGGTGAAGAGCGTGAAGACTTTAACGAAGACGATTTGCAGATTGAGTTCAATCTCAATAAGGGAATTGAAGGTATGATTAGCAAATGTTATAAATTGCCAGAACAAAAAATAAAATACATTTAATGGTTTATTTGGTGGTAGGTATTGGTAGATTTATATAGGTAGATTACTACGCATAAAGATTTATATATTATTTCTTTTATATTTTTTAATTTTTTTCTTAGAACTTATTATATCTTTATAATTTTTAACAGTAATTAACATACCATTGTGTTTTACATATTCCTTGCGGTCTCCGGGTATTTTATAGATACATCTTAAATTACCGAGAATATCTTTTTTATATTCCTTTTTTCCTTTATTACCACCTATATTCTTTTTAAAAAAATTACCAAACTTCTTAATATTCTCAATAAATCTCCTATAATTGCTTAAACTTTTATCATTAATACTATTGATGTTATTATCATTAATACTATTGATGTTATTATCATTAATACTATTGATGTTATTAGATATTAATATACTATAATGTTTTTGCATAAGCCCACTTATTACATTATTTAATATATCAATTCTTATAAACATTTGCTTATATTTAAATTCAATTTTTAAGTCGCGTGATACCTTTGTAATAATAAATTTATCAAAAACAGTCTGAACCAATAGATCAGATATATCATTTAAAAAATCAAAAGGGGGTATCTTTTATATTATTCATATTTTTAATAATAAGTGAAATAATATGATCTTTAATTGCATTTGCAGTAGCACTACCAGGAGCAAATATAGGTTCCTTGCCTGCTATTATTAAAGGAAATTTGCCATTTCCTTCAAATCTTGATTTTGATTCTGGAGAAGAATTTGCTTCGTCTGTAGTGTATTCCCAGTAAAAATGCTTTTCATCTTTGCATTTTTCTATATATATACCATAACGACCTAATAATTCTAATTTCTCAGTTGCTTTTAAATATTTTTTCATTGCAAGGAGAGGTGAAGATATACCAAATATGTATTTTTTTTCTATATCCATAGCTTTTAACAATATTATGCCCATTTTAATTCCTTGAATAATAGCATAAGCAAGTCTACCCCCTACAATATTCAAATCTTTTTCTTGTAAAAAAATATCTCTAATAATAAAATATAGTTTACCGCTTATGTTATCATATCTAGTATATATAAATAAAGTATCAAAGAATTTACATAATTCTTCTCCTAAATGTTCATAATTACTACCATCTGGCCTTGGACAAGTTATAGCATTATAATAATTTTCATTACTATTTACTTTGCCTTTTTCATTCAATACATATTCTACCATTTTATCACATAATTTCTCTCTTATGTTTTGCATATCTTCAAAGTGCTTTTGCTTTGCATTATTTTCATCAATTAACTCTAATATAAAATTATTATTTGATTTTGTGTGACGGATATTATCTACATCTATTTTTTCAAAGTAGCTTTCGACATGATGAGTATCTTTAAATGAATATGTTTTATCTTTTATGTTGTAAATTACTATATTTCTTTCATTGTCTGAATCGTGTATATATATATTGCCCGAATCATCTTGTTTCATTTTATATTTATTTACGAATCTTTTGTCGGATAAAATAATTAAATATTCTTCTGTATCAATATTTTTCAAATAAAAGGATTTTTCATAATCATCATTAATAGTTCCGCCTTTTGTTTTTTTTGTCATAAGCGTTGTTAATCACAGTTAATCTAATAAAGTAAAAGAAAAAGATGTTCATCATTTACATTTCTGCAAACAAAAACTCATTAAGCAAACGGCGCAATAGTTATGGGGGAACTGCTTTTATCAAGTGAGTTCGGGTGTTTCAATATATTTTTTATATCTTCATCGGCTTCATTCAATTCGTTATAGATAATCTTATTATCATCTATAAGTTTTATTAAATAATAGCCTATGAATGTCTTTTCTATTTTTCTATATAAAATAATTAGAGGCCTCTTTAATATCTCAGCGTGATTATTATTATCACCGGCATTATAAAACTTAATAGATACTTTTAAATCTTTGCTTCCGGCTCTCTTAGATACTTCAACACCCTTGCCATAATCTACACGGTGATGTATAACCATAATATTGATATTTAAATTGATAGACATTTGTTTTAATAGTATATCACCGTAATATTTAATGGCTTTTGTAGATTCTATGATATTCAATATATTTTTACGCTCATCGGGGGAACTCTTGTAAAAGTAATCTTCCAAGAATATTCGTGTCGTCTTAAATGTCTTATTAGTATTATTTACTATATTCATCGCAGTTATATATGTATTTTTGAAATGCGGGTCCTTAAATAACATATCTATCTCATTTTTATAATCCAAATCAATGTCTGGTGTATTGTTTAATAATAAATCCATGTATTCCTTGTAAGTATATTGCACGATATCTTCAAAAGTTATAATATTATTTATCAGGTTATTATCGTATTTAAGCAGATACTTAAATAGTTCATAGATATTAGTATCAGTATAAGTAGAATCTATATAGCGCAACTTAGACCATATCTTTTTCTTATATTTTGTCCATTTTCTCGCAAGAACTTTTTCAATTCCTTTCCAATTTTCTGGAATATACTGATATTGATTTTTTTTCCCATTTTGCATATCACTATTATCAGAAGACTTCGATTTTTGCAGATTATTTTTAAGCTCATAGAAACCAATATTCGTATTTGCATAGGCGTTCGTATTTGTATTAGGCAAATAATCCCCATTATTAGTTATTTTATCAGGCACTCTATCTGATACCAAGTACTGTGTGAATATCAAATCATCACCATCTTCTTTAATATTATTTGAAATATCATGAACATAATTATATCTTGAATAAGCCAAATCATTGGAATACCAATCTTTAATATTTTTCCTCGAATATATATCAATGCCTTCTAGTATTATCTGTAATCCTCTCAATTTTCTTTTATTGGCTCCGCTGCTGCCGCTACTGCCGCTGCTGCCGATATTATTCAACAAGATTTTTATAATTTCTTTACGGGATTTTTTAGAAAGCTCGTTATAATAATTATCATCAAATCTCGCATCAAGCAATTTATCGTATATGTGCTTTCTCATATCTTGCCATTTTTTCTCTTCTTTTGAATATTTACCTGTATCATTATATTTATTCAAGATATTGCTGATAATTCCGCGGTCCTTGCTATAAGCTTCGTCCTTAAATAATAAATTGCTCCTTATTGTATTTTCGTTTTCCTTAGCTATTTCCCCAATATCAACTGCTATACCTATTTTTTCAAACCTTTTAACAATAAAAGAATGCAATGCTTTATTTATATAAATCTTGAAGTTATCGCCATCAATATCCTCGCTAAATATAACATCTTTAATATTCAGGCGTTTAATGATTAAATCAAGCATAATTATTGAGAGTTTTTCGAACTTAATAATACATAACACTGTATTGTCTTTTTTCAATATTATTCTATTGATAGAGAGGTCCTTGTTGATTATTAATGTTCTATATATTTGATTTTTTTCAACATCGTCTTTCTGTCCTTCTGTTTTTATTATAATTTGCTGCCTTGTAGCCTTCATATTTTCTAGATTTGTATAGAAGTTCTTATTAGCGTCGTTGATATTAACAGAACATTTATTTAATATTTTAACTATATTTTTGTGATTATCAAGATTAAAAAATAGGCTCTCTTTTTTATTTAGGGATTTTGATATTATAGGTTCATAATAGGCAACCTCGTTATCCTTTGCTTTATTTTCGGATGAAGTCATTAACATAATGACCTTCGTTTTTTTCCCGAGATATAAAAGCAGATCATTTATCGCACAATAGCGAGGACATACAATGCTTACATCACTATTTGGTTGCCCAATCTCAACATCCCACAATACAATTAGTTTATTATATATGATTGCGACTAATGTATATAAATAATGAATGACATTTCCGGAGGGATTTTCTTCTGTCTTTAAATAATTAATGAACTTTTTATAAGATTTATATATACATAATAATCGGGACTTTTGATAAAGGGATTTCTCGCGATTATCATTCATATCAGGAATATTAATAGTCTTGTCGGCATTAGAGTATTTAAGGAGGAACTCTGTATATAACTCCTTGTTTAATTCGGGAATAACTGGTTCTATATCAGAAAAATCCTTGAATACATTTCCATTTTCAAGGGATAAAAACTTCAAGATATCCAGCTTATCCTCTATATTTTTTATAAAATCATCTTTTGTAATTCCCAATAAATAAGCAATTGAATTGATAATATTAGTTGTATTATTCAAGCCTTTTCTTAATACACAATTGTGCTTATTTATATTATTATTAGATAAACAGTTTTTTGTATAATCTTTGTAATCATCAAATAATATATAATACAACTCTTTTTGTATTCCACCAAAGCGATTTTTAGGAACAGGTATTTTATTCATTATATAATTCTTATCGTTCTCATCGCTTCCATTATCGCGTGTTCCATTAGTCTTAGGTGCACCAGGGGATTCAGGTATATAAACAATATCATCATTTTCTTGTTCAATCTCTTCAATCTCTTCAATCTCTTTCTTTTTCTTATTCTTATTATCGGCCTTTTTCTTCTTTTCTAAATCTTTAATAGCTTTTTTAGATGGTAGTTTATCTATCTTTTTGCTATCAACCAAATTAGCATTTTTTTCAGGATTTCTTTTGCCACAACAAGGAATCTCTATATCTCCTTTAAGTAAATAAACAAATCGCGATTTATTTTCATTTTTCATATTTGCATTCATCATAATTGGTTTCTCATTTTCTTCTGGGCATTTCAGAGATTCGCCAGGTACAGAGGGGGCTTCGTCAAGCGGGATATTACTTATAGGACACCATACGCGCGGACAAGTATAAAAGTTCTTGTTATCTTCGCTACTTCCGTATTCAATATAATTATCAAAAACCTTCTTATCATATGGATCGTATCCTTTGGCTTTTAACATTTCAATCTCTTCTTTTTTGAGAACAAGCGGCTGATACTCTTTCTGGCATTTTCTTGCAGGATTTTTGCCTTTTCCGCGGTCTTTGTATAGCTCTTTATCAGCATTATTTAATTTATTTATCAAATAATTATTATCATTCTTACTATTCTTATCACCGCCCGAACTTCTATTATTAAAGTTATCTTTGTTAAACTCTTCTTCGTCAAACTTAAAACTATCACTTGATTTTGATGAGGATTTTTTGGACGAAGGTGATTTTGACGATGATTTTGAAGAAGCTTTTTTGGGTTCAGGTAAAACAATATTGGTAATTATTTTTTTCTTAGGACCAGGACCTGGTTTCCTTTCGTTTCTAATATCTTCAATGATATGTGAGAGCCAATATTTTAAATTATCTAACTCTACGAAAGAACTCGTCTTTTTAATATCAACATAGAAGTCTATATTATTATTGTATTCCTTGATTATTATAATGGTCTCTTCTTTTTCGTCGGTATCGGTATTATTAGGCTTTATATTTTGTATTTCGGCTTTTTTATTAATAACACCTTTGATATAATTTATAGTAGTATTTATCCCCATATCTTTTAGCACAGCCAAGATTTCTTCTATTGTAGAATCTTGTATTTCATGTCTATTAATTATAAAGTTATCTAAATCAAACCTCATGGAATTGCCTGCAATTCTTTTGTATTTAAAAACTCCCTTAGATTTTTTCTTATTAAGCACAAAATCCTCAAATATTTTGGTATATGTTCCTATTTTTTTTATTAATTTCTGATATTCTAAATTGTCAATTGAATAGTTTATTCTGAGGTTAATATCTATCTCTTTTAAAAAGATATTTATATTAAACTTCTTTAAATATCTTACAATATCATCTTTAATATGTAATATATTACTCTTATTCTCTCCATTATCTATGTCATATTTAAAAGCCAATTTGAAAACCCCGTCTTTAAATATTGATAATTTGATATTCTTATTCTTGTAATAAAGGTTTATAACAGATATATCCTTGCCTTCTTTTTTGGTAGAGCTCGATTTAAATCTGTAATCCAAATATTTTTTATCGAATGTGTGGTATTTATACAATTTATATATTGCATTGTTATTATTCGCAAACTGTATCAACTGGATTTCTTCATCAGTTTTAAGTGTATCAAATAATACCATTAGCGGCTCTATATTTTCCATTCTATACTCAAATATAACCTCGTTATAATATTCGTTCTGTTCTACAACTTTCAGTACAGGGAGATTATAGAGCTTTACAATAGAATCTTCTTCCTTAATCAATTTAGCTATTGCTTCAATATTGACCTCTTCGTTTTTATTAAAATAATATTTATTATCATAGTCAAAATCATTACGAAAAACTATATTGATTAAATCATTATTAAACAATTCATCATTATCATTATTGATATACTCTATAGATTCTTCAAGTTTCTTTGAGGCCCTATCCTTGGATTTCATGGGATTAACATCATAACCCTTCCAATAAATCTCTTTAATATCAAAAAGAAATGGTTTACCTAAAGTTTCATCCCAGCAATAATAAGGAAATGTTAGCTGCGACGGTTGTTGTTTTCTACTATTATTTTCATAATTATATATATGATATGCTATCTTATTTAAAGCGTCTTTTATATTATTATCCTGAAATATATATTGATTTATAACAATATCATCAGACTTATATTTGTTGCCTATATTATTATCAAATATGTATTTGATATACTTATTTTCAGATATCCACCTTTTGACAATAATAGGCTTTAATAATTCCATTATATATCTAATCTATTAAGAAGAAAAACATATTATTTTAATATATTAATATAGAAGAATATAAATTATGAATTCATCATTATTAATAAATGATTTAATAAATGTCTTAGAAGGTGCTAATAAACAAAGTGGTATGACTAAAGACGAAATTTTAAATTCTAAATTAGAAAACAATCCTATAATAAAGAATTTAGGAAATATTCTCAATAAGAGCTTTGAAGATTTTATCATAGATAATAATGAATTGACAAGAAATCTAAATGATACGATAAGAACAAGAGAAGAACAAGATAAATTGGCCACAGCTTCTACTCCTGCTACACCTGCTACTCCTGCTACACCTGCCAAAGCTGCTACTCCTGCTACTCCTGCTACTCCTGCTACTCCTGCTACTCCTGCTACTCCTGCTACTCCTGCTACACCTGCTACTGCTGCTACTCCTGCTACTGCTGAAAAGAAAGACGAAGAAGAAGAAGATATAATGGGGAAATTTAAATGGGTATTAATAGGAATTGGAATATTTGTATTTTTAATTATATGTGGTGGATTAATATACTATTATTATTCTTCTTCACCAGAACCAGATATAAATGTGTTAAATAATAATTCCGTATATCAAGAGCCTCTTGTAAGATCCGCGCCAGCCGAATTACCTTCTCAATCTTCATTCTTCTCTTTCCAGCCTACCCAACAAGTTCAGCAAACTAAACCTGTTCCACAAGCAGAACAAGAATATTCTTATATGATGCCATTTTCATTTTCTCAAAAATCGAACCAAGAAAATAATAAATTGCAAGATACTGTAAGGGGTAGTGTTACAAAAAAATCTGTAATAGAAGAGCCTGTAATAGAAGAGCCTGTAATAGAAGAGCCTGTAATAGAGGAGCCTATCAATGAAGAGCCTGTAAAAGATGAGCCTATCAATGACGAGCCTGTAATAGAGGAGCCTATCAATGAAGAGCCTGTAAAAGATGAGCCTATCAATGATGAGCCTATCAATGATGAGCCTATCAATGATGAGCCTGTAAAAGAGGAGCCTATCAATGAGGAGCCTGTAAAAGAAGAGCCTGTAATAGATGAGTCTGTAATAGAAGATGAAGATATTAAGAAAAATGAAAAGGAATCAGGAAAAAAAGAAGATAACAAAATTATAGGGGGAAATAGAGGAAGGGGGCGTGGAAGAGGTCGTGGAAGAGGCAGTGGTCAAATGCGAACAAATACAAGATATAATACCAAAAATAAAGATACAGGATTTAATAGTATTATAAATAAAATATTTAATAATATAGAATAAAGATATATTACGAATAATAATATAATATATTATGTCTGAATATATATATTATGTAGAATCCTATTAATATTCCTATAATTATTAATATTAAAAACATGAATGAGTTTGATATTAAATAATATATTATATATAATATAATTATTAGAAGCGGATAATAGCTATTAGCATTTTCTATTAATGAAAAAATAATATTCATTATATTCTATAATTTTAATGATATTTTAAATTACCAACTGTTTTAAGTGTCCTACGCGTATATCAGTATTAATCATAATTTGATAACCAGCTTTGATAATATTTTTCGAAAATGCTACATCTTCGCTACATATATCTTTTATTACTTTTCCATCATCTGCTATAATTATATTTAATTCAGCATCAAAATATGGATATTGCATTTTATCAAAAACCTCTTTTTTAACTGCCATAAATCCCATGCCAGTATAAGCAACAGGATAATATTTAAATGAAGTCTCTTTTTTCCACACATCAATTTCTTCGGGAGTGCTAAACTTAAATGTTCCATTTTCTTTGAAGTGATTAATATCCCAGTCTTTCACAAACGCATAATTTGTCAAGTCTGCCATTCTATACATACCGGCGACAACAGGATGATGTTCTGCCGATTCAATTAATTCAATAACTTGTTCAGGCGTAAATATAATATCGCTATCAATTGTAATCCACAAATCAAAGTCTTCGTTATTAAAAGGCTTCTGTGTTTCTCCTCTTAGTGTATCCAAACCCAGCGTTTTCATTCTTACAAATGAAACATATGAACCTGTTGCGGGCGAAATCAATATGTCGTATTTGCGCATATCCATAACCTTGCTAATTGTAGAAGTCCAAGAAATTAAAAACTTTGAACTAAAATTATCTCCTGGCAAAGCAAAGATAATACGCTTCAATTTTTCGGGCCCAACATTATTACCAGTTGTCTGTACAGACTCTTGTTTTTCAGGGACTGATACTTGGGTTTCGGCGACTGATACTTGGGTTTCGGCGACTGATACTTGGGTTTCGGCGACTGATACTTGGGTTTCGGGGACTGATACTATAGATTCAGTAGATATATTTGTGCTTTCTTCGTTCATTATATTTAATATTTGATATTATTTCTTATATCATTTTACGAAGAGATTATAAATGTATATAAAATATATTTGTATATTATAATATAATATATGTATAATGTCTAATGATAATTATGATAATGTAATTTATAATATTGAATTAGATAATGAGTCGCCTAGGTGTGCTCAGCCTACAAAAATTAAGAAACAGCTAAAGCCTCATCAATTAGCTTGCTTATATAAGGCTATTATGATGGAAAATCATAGAAAAATTAGATATACTACCGGGGAAGAAATAGAGTCGAATATAGGTATTTTAGGGGATATTGTAGGGTATGGTAAAACGCTAATAGCATTGTCTATTGTGGCTCATAATAATCTTGATAATATAAAGGTTAATAATGAAAAAATTATTAGTTATCATAGTTCCAAGGCTTATAATTATTTTAAATTAAGTTCTACGAATAAAAATATAGCTACTTTAAATAAAATCATCAATTCTACATTAATTGTAGTTCCGCGCGGCCCCGTGTATGTTCAATGGGAAAGAACATTGCGGGATAATACCAATTTGAAATATCTTGCTGTTGAAAATCTAAACTTTATAAATAAATATATGCCAAAATATGACGGAGACCGCGATGAAATTATCAACTATTTCAATCAATATGATGTTGTTCTTATTAAAAATACCACGCTATCTATATTATTCAAATATTACGACCCTCATTATTTATCATTATACAAAGACCAAAAACATTCTTCATATATCTATAAATGGAAGCGTGTCATAGTTGATGAATGTCATGATATTATTAATAAAATTGAGGGACTGTCATATTTATATATTTGGTTAATTAGCGGAACCTATTTAAATATATGCGACCGCATTTATTCATCGTCCATATCATTACATCATAATATGAAAGAGTTTATTAAGGAGGATTATTTGAACTTTATGCTAGTAAAGTGCAATAAGGAGTTTGTAAAAGAGAGTTTTAAAATCCCGCCGATTGTAGAAACATTTTATTTATGTAAGATGTCAAAATATTTGAAGGTAATTAAAAATTACATAAGTCAGAATGTTCTTGAAAAAATTAATGCAAATGATATTTCTGGGGCTATCAAAGAATTGGGGGGTAAGAATGAAACCGAGACAGGAATAGCCAATTTAATATGTGCGGACATGAATAAGGCTATTCAGAACAAATATAAAGAAAAAGATTACATTACACTACTAGATATAGCCGATGATATAAAGGCCAATAAATTGAAGATGATAGACCAAGAGCTTATTAATTTGAATGAAAAACTGAAGGATTTGACAGAGAGAATATCGGAGATTGAAAGTAAAACTTGTGCAATTTGTTTGGATAATATAACACATCCTATAATTTTGGATTGTACTCATATATTTTGCGGCAGTTGTATCATTAATTTATTAAATAGCCGTGGAATGACCGGAGATAATATCAAGAGGTGTCCTAATTGTCGCAAAGAAATAACTAGTACTGACAATTTGACAGCAATTATTCCGGAGAGAAAAGAGGAGGTTATAAAATTATCTAACAAAGATTCTATTGGTAAAGGCATATTGAGCAAAGAGGATACCTTGATTGAATTGATATTGAATAACATAACAGGCAAATTCATTGTATTCAGTCGCGTAGATGCTGCATTCTCTAAAATTACTGAAATACTTACGACTAACAATATAACCCATGCATGTCTCAAAGGGAATACAAATCAAATGATGAATATTCTTAACAACTTTAAATACGGAAATACCAATGTTATTTTGCTAACTACACAATATGCTGGCTCGGGAATTGATATTAGCGCCGCGACTGATGTCATCATATTACACTCTATGGATGCTGATAAACAACAAGCAATTGGGAGAGCACAGCGTGTCGGAAGAATAGCTCCCCTCAAAGTACATAATCTATGTTATGAACACGAACTAAACCATAATGAAAATCTTGTTATTAACAATTAGACTAAAAGGTATAACAATTATAATAAAAAATGATATTGATAATAGATATAACAGATATCATAATATAATATATTATTAACAATATCAATTTGTAAAAAAATGCCAGATGATAGAAATGCACTGAACGGCTCTAATATAACAGGAGGGAATACATGTGGAGCAAATCAAGCAAACCATCTTAAGAGAATACCTAGGTATAAGATGGGAGATGATAATGTAATTAAGATATCTAATGATAAACAAAAATATTATTTGAATATTGCAGCAAAAATTGCTACAAAATCACCTGTTTATACACACAAACACGGTGCTATAATAGTATATAAAGATATAATAATTTCATCAGGATACAATTTTTATATAAAGGGAAATAGTATGCATGCCGAAATATCTGCAATATCAAAAATTAACAAAAAGTACAAGGGGATTCTTAATGAATGCGATATCTATGTTGTAAGAATAGGACCCAATAGCTTAGATAATCCCTTGAAATATTCACGACCTTGCTTGGATTGTGAGAGCACTATTATTAAATACAATATTAAAAATGTATATTATTCAACATCATGCGAATATGATATAGTAGATGGTGCTATTCATAATAAAAATAAATGCAAATGCTTCTTATAATTTGAGTTGCGAAGACGAAGTATTATAGAGTAAGAGATACTTTGGGGATAATTCTCTTAATATTCTTTTTTACAACTGTTTCGCGCTCATCTTCAAATATTTTTTTTAGCAATTCCTCGCCAGAAAGCTCATTATATTTAATTATTTTTGTTTTAATATCATTCATTTTGATAGGAACCTTGCATTCTTTAACATTCGTTTTAATCCTCCCGTGCTGCGTATTAAGGTCATTATATTTATAATTAAACATAAACTCCTCTATTTTATTATTTAAAACTCTCTGGTAATTCTTGCGCTCTTTCATAGCAATACTTAGTTTTCTAATCTGGTCATCATATTTAAACCAGTCATTCACGAGATTTTTAAAAGTTTCCAATTCTTCCGGCGTAGGTTCGTTGTTATTATTGTTAATAATATCATCTACAATATTCAAATTATCCATTATATATTATAATTGCCTATTATCCTTAAATTATTTTTTTGTGCCTTTTACAGGCCTTGCTTTGGGTCTCGCGATAGGCTTAGCGACAGGCTTAGCGACAGGCGCAATGAACTTTTTCATATCGGCCAATTCTCTGTTTCCATTGTACTCAAATTTTTTTCCATACGAATACTTAATTATCGTAGGATATCCTTCAATATTCTTCTTGTATTTTTCAGGAAGATGCTCGAAGTTATTCGCCTCTACATTTACGACTGTTATATCTTTTTTATCTTTTATGCTATTGCACAGTTTATTCCAAGTAGGTTTTAATTGATTACAATGACCGCACATATCAGAGTAATATAATATAACAAAATTATCTCTTGCAAGTATACTATCATTAACTTCTTTTTTATTATGAAGATTCAAATAATATAACATCAAAAATCAAATCTTCTATTTATATGCATTATTATTTTATCTATCTTAATATAAATAGAATTATGAATAATTATTATGAAGTTATAAAGGACGGAGTCCAAGAGGCATCGAATGAATATAATATGAAAGAATTGAGTTCAAAAATATCCTGCAAGAATATGTCATTATTATCAAAAAAATATACTGATAACCAGAGATTACTATTTGATGCGAATATTAATATGGAATTGTGCAATAGCCATCAATATTATTTTGATAATTTGGACGATATAAAAGGCAGAGAGAACGGGCTTTTATCTGGAATGTCTGTTGGCAAAAAGAGTTGCATTTATAAAAAGCCCTTTTATAACGAGGGCGATTGGACTTTTCAATATGGTATAAGTGATACTTTTAAAAACCAATTGAACTCTTTTGAACTGTTTGATTATCAATCCAAGGCAAAAACCACCAAAAACTTCAAAAAAGATTGTCCTGCTGATATTAATTTTAAATCCCTCGGAGAATGTGATAAAGGCCCCTTCTCAATCTATGTCAATACCTTTACAAGCGACCACGACAACTGCGTCTAGAACGCGGCTAATCACGGCTAATCGCAGCTAATCGCGGCTAATCGCATACGAATATAAAAATTGATTGGATAATAATACTTTGATATTATTATAAGACGCTATGTTTTATGCTGATGTCAATCCCGAAAACATTCTCAAGCTTAATATTGCAAATCACAAAAAGCTCAATAACATTACTAAGGTTATTATTGCAAAAATGAAACTGAATGACGAATCATCGCACGAAGACTATTTTAAATTGAAGAATATCGTTGCAATTTATGTAAATGAAGAGATTAAAACGATGCATATGCGCGATATTAATGATATAATTGGTGATTACGGATTTGATAATGCCGTCTATTGTTATAAAAAAAATTATAGGATATTGGATAATATTACTGTGCAAATGCTTGTATATAATATTATCTGCAATACTTATATTCTGACAGTTGATACGGAAAAGAAGGACGCTGTTCGCAAGATTCAGAGCTATATTGTTGCCGAAAAAAATAGAAAGAAATATATCAAAAAGGTCAATATAAAGCGCGAGAGTGATTACTTGATTGACAAAGTTAATAATGAGATTAAATGCGATGATGCGAAGCTAATATTGAACACGATAATTAATAAGTTCATTCACAGAACTATGAAAGCTCTTGATAAAGCATAGTATTGCGATAATCCTCTATAAACATTCTAATAATTCTATATTTATCTATGCTTATTTTTTTGCCCATATCAGTATTTATGTTATTCATCAAGATATTCGTACGATTTTCTATGTTATCAATTATACTGCTTATATTACTCTGTTTATTTACAATCCCATATGTGAAATATCTGGATATTCCTATTGCTCCCAACGAATCTATGCGATCTGCATCTCTTACGCAATCCAATTCAATAGATTTATATGAAGACGACGGCTTTGTCAATTCAAGAGATAAGCTTACATTACAAGCAACCTCTATAATATTTTCTAACATACTTTTGTCATCTATTAAATTATTAAAGAAGCCCCTTAATACATTTTCTTGCGTGTCCTCATTATTATTACTATATTTGCTATCATTTATATCGTGCGTCAGCGCGGCCAATTGAATTATAAATATTTGTTCTTCATTTAGATTCTCTGATATTGCCAGCGTAGTAGCCATATTTTTAACTCTCATCGCATGCTCAAAACTATGCGAATCATCATACTTTTTCATATAATCCTTCGCAAAATCCTCTGTCAGAATAATAATTTCTTCATTACTCAAAGATATTCTCGCGGCTCCCGTAGCATCCATATTATAATTTGCATATAATAGTATAAATGCTATCACTTTTTATATTTTTTTATTAGTTGCACCTGCATCATTTTCAAGTGCAAGTTCAAGTTGTAGTAGTTCTTTTTTAACATCATCATCATCTATTATTATTTTACTTGAACCAACAGCTGCTTCAATAGCGTCGGCTATTTGTTGTTGCTTACTTCTATTTCTTACATCTGATATAATTTGTTTTGTTTTTTGGCCAATAGCTTCCATATCTTTCTGAAAATTTTTTTGCTCTTGAATATCATCTTCTGTTAAACCTGTGGATACCTCGGCGTCGTTTTGCAATTTTATTATTTTTTTTAGTTCTTTAATCCGGTTTAAATTTGCATCTTTTAAAAGTCTTTTTAACCTTCTTATATTTTTTCTAATATTTTCTAATTCACCAGTGTCTCTTTTTATATCTTTATAATAGGCACTATTTGTTTTTTGTGTTTCAGTGATGGTATTTTTTATTGCAATATTACTCACACGATTTAATTTTTTAGTATTCAATTTAATACTTAATTCTAATTCTTTTTTTATTAATTCACTCAATTCTGATGTTATATTACTTATAGTTTCTGATAATACATATTGTTTTGGTTCGGGCGGTTCCGTAATTTCTGATAATACAGATTGTTCGCGCTGCATGTTTGTTGCATTATTTTGTGGTTCGGGAACTACCTTATTATTTCTTTTAATACCACTAAATAAGTTACTCACTGTGCTTCTGATATTTTTTTGAAAAAGAGAAAGTCCAGTGAGTAAATTTTTTAAACGCTCACCGCCGCCATTTTTTCGGGGGTTTGTAGAGGAGTCGTTTGATATGTTGTATATGTATAGGGCAAAATTGAAAAATACGAGTGTTATTATGCTGATGCGTAAATAAAAATACCAGTCATATTTTATGTCATCATCTTTGCTATATACATCTTTCTTTTTCAATATAAAATATACTATAAATATTAAGAAAAGAGCTTCGAATAATAGAAAAATATAGATATTAAAATTGCAGTTGGTATCGTTAATAACCATAGACATTAATAATGTATTAAGGATAGCTAGTATTAAACAAATGTATGTTAGTAATTCATCATTCCCTATTAGCTTATCTAATGAATTATTCATCGCCAAACATCTATAATATATAAATATATTTATATATTATCATATATGGATAATAAACTAACAATTATTATTGATATTCGCGAGGACTCCTTGTATAATGATATATTTGACAGAGATTTAGATATTTACAAGGATAAAATAGATATAACAAAGGCACCCTTAGATATAGGGGACGTTCATATTAAATACAATGATATTCTATACATATTTGAAAGAAAAACAGTGAAGGATTTGATTTCTTCTATACATGACGGAAGATATAGAGAACAGAAGGCTCGTATGTTATCTATATATAATACTATTCAATTATCATATATTATAGAAGAGGATGATGTAATATCATCTAAAATATATTCAAATAAATCAGCAATTCAAGGAGCATATATTAACACTATGTTTCGCGATAATATAAGGGTATTATTTACCAAAAAGATTAGTGAAACTGCAACACTTCTCTTGTCAATCGCTGTAAAAATAATAGAGAACCCTAAAAAGTTTATTTCGGTAACTGCTAGGTCAGAAAATGGGTCAGGAGAGACTTGTTATACTGATTATATTAAGCTTAAAAAAAAGAAAATAGATAATATAGACGAGGATACCTGCTACATTATGCAGTTATCACAGATTCCTCATATATCAAATATAATTGCTAAGAATATTGCCAAGATATATCCCACTATGCCCAATTTAATTACGAGTTTAATTGACAATGACAATAAAATTAAGGAGCTGTGTAAGATAGATGGCATAGGCAAGGAGAAAGCTGCTACAATTGTTAAGTATTTATTTGGAGACAAACGAGAATAGCTTATAATCGGCAATAATATCGCGAAATATCCTGATATTATTAATAATTTTCAGCTCTCCAATGTTTTGGCTATTGAATATATCACTCAATATATTAGTTTCCATAGATGCTTCCTTTTCCTTATAATACACGAGAGCTGTATTATATTCTATAATAAACTTGTTATTATTCAGGGCAATAATATATTTATAATTTTTATCATAATTAATTACCTTATTTATAATATAGATTGCTTCACGATTCTTATCCTTACAGTTATCTTTATTGTATTGCCATATTTTGCTCGTCCCATCACTAATATACGCCGACGACACAATAAGGCCTGTCTTGATATTTTTAGTAATTTTAATATCTACCTTCAATGTCCCTGTTTCAATATTTTTATCAGTCTTTTTCATTTTCTCCTTCTCTGTCTTAATAATCTCGTTCCCGTTGCTACCGACACTATCGCTTTCAGGTTCGCCTGATTCTGCTTTTGTTGCGTGAGACTTTGCAGACTTTGCAGACTTTGTCGCTTTTCTAATTTTAGGTTCTTTTGGTCCGGTCAATATGTTGATATATTTGTCAAACAATAGCTCTTTTACTGCTAATAATTTTAGATTATCTAATCTGTTTTTTCGACGCATCATATCCTGATACATCGGTTTATTTTGTAAATCATTATCGACTTTTTGCCAATACTCTTCATCCTTATCATATCCAGGCAACTGTTCAATACATAGGGCATATAATTGCAGAATGGGTTTCATAATTTGATTTGTAATATAATGGAGATAGTCTGGTGTCAAATTATTCTCCACTATATATTCTGGGTTTTCTATCCTATCTCCTTGAAGAGAATTAGGGTTATTTGTTTTTATATATACAAATGGGATGCGTTCATTGACGCACGGACGATTTCCTGGGTCTCTCGCACCTATTCTATCCGCCAAAACCTTGTGAGCAATTTTTGAAGGGTCTTTGTAAGATGCTTTTATGCTCTTAGTAATAACGAGTTCCTGAATTGATGTTTTGCCTTCCACGAGGTCTTTCAATTCTTCATTGAGAAACTCAATAGAAGCTGCCAAATCCTGTTTTTGCAAAATGATATCAATGACACCTCCATATACTTTCTTCACAATATGGGCATTATCTCGTCTTTTCAACACAATACCCATGGACTTCTGTTTATAGCTATTAACATCTGTTTCATACAGATTTCCAACATATCGCTTTTTACTTAACAATATAAAGGGATACAACGATTTTTCATAATTCAATTTCTGCGGCTTAGGCATTATTTTGGCTATCTCTTTTTCTACTATTTTTCCCATCTTAATTGCATAGGGCAATGCGTCCTTCCCCAATACTATATTGCCTTCCTCATCCTTCAAAGGAAACTTGCAGAAGATTGAATCTGTATCTCCATAAATAACATCGGCTCCGTAATTATCTTCAACAAACTTCTTAGCCAACATAATCATTTCTCTACCGGTAGCCGTAGTACAGGCCGCAATTTCTTTCAAATATATAGAAGATGTCCTCGCACCAATTTGGCCATACAACGAGTTTGCTGTAATTTTGTAGGCAATCTGTCGCGAATCTAATACATCCTGCTCAAAACTATTATAGGTATCTTCGATGGATAAGACAGTATCCTTTTGAATATTGTAATTTTCTCCCGTATCAATATTCAGTATATTATACACATCGCCTTTGTCCGTACAAAATCCCGTATATGTATTTTTGCCATCTTTGATTGTCTTGTATTCTATTTTTTTTCTTGTATTTTTACGCTCAATCAAAAGCATATCCAAGATATCTGCTATGATTCCCTTTCGCCCGTCCTTGTATTGTACGAAGGTACATTCTTTCTCACCTACTTTTTTCTTCTTATCTCCTTTGCCTTCGTAGATATCATAATATATATTCTTATATTCTATGTTTGGGTCGGAAACCCTATATTTTTCGTCCATCAAATAGCAATCGTGAGAAAGATTATTTGAAATCATAGATGAAGGATATAGAGAGCCGTAATCAAATACCACAATCGGGTCATTTAAATATATTGCTTCTTTCGGGTCCAAGACGACAGCACCTTCATAGCCGTCTTCCATATCTATAACATCATTATCATATGATTTAATTGTAGGAATTAGAGAGTTTTTTTCCATACATTGCTTGGCAATTAGAGAGAAAATCTTGATGCCCTGTCCTCTACGGAATAGGAAATTGAGAGGAACAAGACATACATTTCCCATCCCAATATTATTCTCCATAATTTTTAATTTATGAATAAGTCGATTTACGAGACAGCAATCTTGAATACAATATCTTGCTATCTCGCATCTGTCCTTCGAATCTCCCTTAAACTTGGCAAATATTTCTTGTGGCTTCAAATCATTCTTATTATCTCCAAGAAATATCGAGGCTACATTGTCCAATTTATAACTATCCAATTTCTGTTCTCTCTGCATCACTTTGAGCAAATCAATTAATACTACACCATCCATATCAATGTATCTTAGGATATTATCTCCCATCGCCGAAGAAGATAATTTTTGTTCAACAAGCGATGTTTTGCGAGTTATCAATCTCCCCCAGCCTATACTATATTCTTCCAATATTCCTAATTCTTTTGCTCTATCCCATATATAGGGCATATCAAAACCGAATATATTATAGCCCGTAACAATATCCGAGTTCAATTCGTTCATCAGTTCTTTCCATTTTATCAGCAATTCTTTTTCTGTATTACATGCGACAACATCACAATCGTCAATTAAATCGCAAGTATCTAATGTAATTATATTTTTATATACAATCTTATCAGAACCGTATATATGCGTCGTTGTTCCTATTTGAATAATTTTGTCTCCTTCAAGAGGAACTAATAGTGTATCTAATATTTTTGCCAACTTCATCTCTTCTTCATTCAATTGAGCAATAGTCATATTTACATCATTATCTTCTTCTGCGTCTCCGTCATCATCGTCTTCTGCAGATTTAACAACAGACGCTGATATTTTGTCTAGAATTGATATAATATCATCCATTTTATCCACAAGAAGCTCAGGAATACTATCAATATAATTAGGACGTAGCTTCTTTTTAGCATATACCCGATTGATTTTTAGGTCAATAGCCTCATCAATTATAATATCCTTTTTATAGATGTTTTTTAGCCAGCTAATTATAAAATCGCTTGTATATTCGTATCCAGCTTTTGCGACCAATGCCAAATCCTGTGCTACTTTGCTATAATTCTTTATGGCGACAGGGAAATCACCGTGGCTACTGGAACATTCAATATCAAAAGATGTTATGAGAATAGGTGCAATTTTATTGATATCAAGAGGAATAATATCCTTACTATTTATGCTAATATTATAATTACATCTGCACGAATCATCGCCATCTTCGTATTTTTCAATTCTTACCCATCCACAAGGTTTGATATTTTGAATATGAATATATTTAAGGAAAGGGTCAATATTGCTCTCGTAAGCCTTGAATCCCTGCTTTTCAATGGTTTTAAAATAATACTTGAGATTGTTATATAGTTTCAAGGATTTAACGGAGATTTTAATGAAGCGAAATAGCTTGTTATTAGTGAATCCCCAGAAATCCTTCTTTTCTACTATGGATATGTTTGAGAAATGTGATAACATATTATGTGGGATAATTTTTTTTTCGTATTTATTACATTTGAATTGTGCAGTATATTTATCATTCAATAGTGTATTTTTGAATGTCGATACCTTAGCCTCAAACACCTTGTCGCTAAGGGTTTCCCATGATTCAGGCGGTTTAATATAAAAGAAGGGCTTGAAACAATTCACTACGGTTGAGATAGTAGCACCGTTATCACATACGCCATACAAAATCATAGAATATGTTTCATCAAAATCCTTCTCTTTATTTCTATCATTTTCAGGGACATATATATCGGTTATTTGAAACTCTACTGGACTTTTATTAAGAGGTTCGTAATCTTTTCTTGGTTTATCCATATTAAATAGATAATGACAATTATTTAAATATAAATAATAGAAATCAATTTTTAATTTATTATAAGTAATAGAAGTATGGAAATAAACACTGAGGGATTAATTATAATAATTGTGACAATAATAGGAATATATTATATTTACAATTATTATGCTAATATAGGATTAATGAAAGTTAAGAGCAAAATAGATGATAAGGAATACACCGTGCAGATTAAAGACGATTCCCTCGAAGCTGCCAATTTAATCGCAAAGATACGAGAAAAGTTAGTAGTATTAATGGAACACTTAGAAAAATCATTTTCTCTAAATGATGAGCGTGTTAGATTATTAAAGAAGAACTTTAGGCCCGACCGATTAAAAGAGGGCGTTGATACTCCCGGATATACGAGCTATTCTATAAACAAAGGCGAGCAGATTGTTCTATGTCTTAGAAGTAATGATAAATTGGTTGATTTAAATACAATGCTTTTCGTCGTATTACACGAGTTCGCACATTTATCCACAGAAAGCATAGGGCATACCGAGGAGTTTTGGGATAATTTCAAATGGATATTAGAAGAGTCAATAAATATAGGCATATATACTAAACAAGAGTTTAAAGTAAAAAATGTGGAATATTGCGGCATGACAATAACATCTTCGCCATTAGAATAATACTGGGGGATGGAGGAAACCGCCTCCAACGCGGTTTTATTGAGAGGTGATAGAAAAGGCTGTCTCGAAGGAATACTGAGATTATACAGGATATTTGTAATAACTCCTCAATAGCCTTTTAATAATTATTATAAAAATACTTAGAAGATTCTTAGCAGTTATTGAGACACTGGAATATCGATATTTTTTGATTTTAAAAATTGAGTACATCTCTCGATTTATTTTGTAATTTCTAAAAAAGTTTTGAAAAATTAGAAAAAACAGAAAGATGTACTCAAAATTAAAAATGAAAAATAATAATATTCTAGTGTCTCAATAACTTCTATGAGTCTAAACTTATGTAATAAATATTGAGCTGTTACCAATATGCTGCTAAGATATTTATATTACCATTATGATTTTTAAAATTACCAGACTTTAATAAAAATAGAAAATTTTAAATCTTCAAGGGTGTAAAAATGTCGATTATTTTTCAATAAAATTAACCATCGGATAACCATCTACTAACCATAATCTCGTTGATAGACTCTCATCTATTTTAATATCATTTGATTTTGGTATAGTAATAAATAAGTTTTCATTTATAATAAAATCAAAAATAGGCTTATATTCTTTTTTTAAATTGTCGTTATCATTTGATTTATCATTTAGTGTAAATAAAAATGTTCGGTTATCTAAGTGTTTATAATATTCTGTATTTGGTTGATTAGGTATGATAAAACAAATAATATAAGAAATTCCGGGATATTTTTTATCAATTACATCTTGTAATTTTTTATAATATTTTATTTCATCCTCGTATTTTTCTCTAACTATTGTTCGTAAAAATACACAATTATTTTTTTTTATTTTTTCATCAAACCGAATAATTTTTCTTTCAAAACTTTCAATAACATTATTATCTAATAAATTATGATTATGATGATAAAATCCTACATACTCGCCGACAAAACCAGCCCAATTTGGAAATCTATTATCTTTCTTTATTTCTTTTGGAAAATAATTAGTAAAATTATTTTCAATACAATCTATAATTCCTTCAATAGAAGTTCTTACACTATCAAATGGTAATGATGGTTCATTAAATAAACCTAAATCTGTAAGAGCAATTTTTGTTCCACACCAACCACCAATAGAAATAAAATTCATGTATATAAATATAAATAATATAAATATATAAAATTATTATATAGCCCGCGTGAGCTGTAAATATTATATAAGATAATTATATAATATCTATATTATAATGATGAATAATTTGGTGGTATATAATAAGAATAGTAATCAATTTGAGTTGTTCTTATATACAACAGTTATATGTATGATGATAAGCAAAAAATATACGGAAAGTATTACTATTGAAGTATTGCGGAGAAAAATAAATCAATATACTAATTGGAACATATATTTAATATTTTTGAATCATATATTGATAAATTATTTTAATATTAATAATCTGTTGATATCCAAGTTTATAGCAAACAATTCTTTAAATATATTTATATTATTTCACACATTTATAATATATGATAGTAGGATATTATTTCATACAATAGATAATTCTCCCTTCATTCTTAATAAACTTGTTAGAGGCATTTCTGAAAAGCGTCTATTACAGACAGAATATATAATATGTAATATAATATTTCATGTATTGCCTGTGTATTTTTATAAAGATACTTTAATGTATTATAAATCATGTGATGATACTAAAAATATGTATTTATATACTATTATATTTAAGTTTATGTGGTCGCTTAATATTTTTGGCAACTTCAATTTTATGTCTATTTATATACCATCATTTGATTTCTCAAATATTAAACTGGTAAATTTCATAATCTTATGGGATTATATCTTAGATAATGCGATTATGAATATATCTTTATAGGAGATATAAAGCTATTAATTATAATATAATATATAATGATACCTAAAACGATACATCAAACTTGGAGCGATGATCCGGTGCCTCCAATAATTAATTATATACGAGAGGAGAACGCAAAATTATTGAAATCGCTTGGATATGAAATAATCTTATGGACGGACAATATGATATTAAAATTGATAAATGAGCACTATCCTGATTTTTATAAAATATATAATTCGGCACGAACTGGTGTACAGCGCGGGGATATTGCGAGAATAATATTAGTATATCATTACGGTGGTATATATATTGATTTGGATATATTAGTATTGCGAGATTTTACAGAGCTTATTGATATGACAAGAGAAACCTTTTATGTAAGCTATGAGCCTGCTGAACAAACTAAATTGATATATAATAGTGATAGATATATATGTAACGCATTCTTTGCTGCAAACAAAAACAATGCTTTCTTACATAAACTTTTGCGCAATATTCCTGAATATATAAATAGACATGGCGAAGATATATTTAATAAGTTTGATATATTTGGTGGATATTACATTTTAACTAACATAATTAATTATGATAAGGAAAAGAAAGAATTAGATGTTTTTATAATAGAGGATAGGGAACTAATATATCCTATTAATGATTTGAAGCTCGATGGTATTCCCTCAGCAGCAAATGATTGGGTGGCTGTCAAAAGCGGCAAATATCCTTCAAAACCCATCATGGTCCATTATTGGATACACGGGGATTTTGAATCTAAAAAGCTTCTTAAAATGTTCAGGCCAGATAGCACATATAGTATCCACGAAAATATGTATATATTTTTTAAAATATTATACCCGAATGCAGAAAAAAAATGATAATATCTCTCTTAATATTAAGGTTACATATGCTATTAATAATCTTATTATTATTGTTTCAAATGAGTTATGTGCGTACTTTTGCAAAAATACAGCATAAAATGCAGTATTCAAATATAATCAAAGATACAATATTAAACGACCCTAAAATGCCTATGATATATACTAATAAATACCTTAAAAAGTGTATTATTAACGGAATCGCCGATAATGCCGACAATGCATTAACTTCTTCTAAAATATCTAAAAATATTGCACGTGGAGTGGCAAAAAGCAATTATAATAGACAGTTTTTATCGGCTGAGCACATATATCCGCAATGTTTATTGAATGTCAAGCAATCTAATGATATGCATAATATCATAAAGACGCTAAATACATTAAATGCAAATAGATCCAATTATAAGTTTCATGAAGATTATGATACAAAGAACAAACATTGGGTTGAATTAGAATGTAATAATTATGTAAATCACAAGGAAAAGATATTTGTGCCAAATAATGATTCGCGGGGTTTTATATCAAGAGCCATTCTATATATGTACAAAGAATACAATTGTAATCCGAATAAAATAATAGACATTGAGATATTAAAGAAGTGGTATTATAACTTTTCGCCGACAATTGATGAGCGATATCACAATGATATTATTAAAAGATTACAAAATAAGAATAATATATTCATATCAAATTATAATAAGAAGAATAAGGGGATTAAAAAAATACTAGATTCCTTGTGAAAGCCATAATTAAATCTTTTTATTGGGACATTTAATTTGATTAAGGGTATATAATAAAAAAATGATATAGATATATATTATCTTATTTTTATAATGAATCTTTTAAACGAAGAACAACGATATGCCGTAAGTAGTGTTATGGAAGGGAACAATATTTTATTAACGGGATCTGCGGGAACTGGGAAATCTTATACTATTAAATATATCATAGAGTATTTGAATAATGCCAATAAGAACTTTGCTATTACTGCATCTACTGGGACTGCTGCTGTTATGATAGGTGGACAGACATTACACTCTTTTTTAGGACTCGGATTAGGAACTGGAAGTATCAAGGATATTCTTGGTAATATTATTAAAAACAAGAAAAAGTATGAGAATATATTGAAGCTTGATGTGCTGATTATTGATGAGATATCTATGATTGATAAGGATTTATTTGAAAAAATATCGGAAGTCCTTTGTATTATAAAGTCCAACGAAGTGTGTTTTGGTAATATTCAGTTAATTTTAGTAGGCGACTTTTGTCAATTGGCACCCGTTAAAGGAAAATATTGTTTCTTATCTGATATATGGAATAAAATAAATATTAAGATTATATTGCTTGAAAAGTTAATAAGACAGGACGAAGACCAACTATTTCAAAAGATTTTAAAAATTGTAAGAAAAGGCAAATGTACTGATAATATCATCAAGGTTTTAGATAGGTTGCGAGATACAGTATTTGAAAATGGTATTATTCCTACAAAATTGTATCCTATAAATGTTAATGTAGATAAAATCAATAATATTGAGATAGAGAAACTAAAAGCACTTGGAAACACATCTAAGATATATCCGGCAATTACGAGTTGTGACAAGGAAAAAGAAGGCGAAAAGTTCTCTATTGAACTTACATTAAATGCTCAGGTTATTATTATTCGAAATATAAGTGTCGAGGAATCTCTTGTAAATGGAACGAGGGGAGTTATTAAACATCTTGGAGCAGATTATGTAATTATTAACGATATCAATGGCAATATTCATACTATTAAATATTTCACCGATACATTTAATAACAAGGTTTCGGCAAAAAGCTCTTATATAATACATATGCCTGTTAGAATATGCTATGCTCTTTCTATTCATAAATCTCAGGGTATGACAATAGACGCCCTCGAATTAGATTTGGGACCAAATATATTTACTTGCGGTCAATCATATACTGCATTATCGCGTGCAAAAAAACTGAGCTGTATAAAAATCATAGATGTTGATAAGAACTCTTTTAGAACTAATATAGATGTTAAAAACTTTTATAAGGCTTAATAACTCTTAATAATTGTAATAATAATCTTAATAATTATTAGATATATAAAAATGAAAGAGGCTTTTGTTTCACAAGCGGAAAATGATGATATTGTAAAGGAAGTATTTATAATATTCGGCTATTCTATAACAAGTATACTTATTGTTATATCATTAGCTTGGGGATATTATAATAATTTGAATCTATTCATAGTAGTTTATTCACTAATAATAGTTTTATATAATGTTATGATAATATCTATCGTTGTAATGAATAAAAATATTTACGATTCATCAAGCTATACTATAATATTTGGAACTACCATATTCTCTATATTTTTAACTTTCTTCATAGGTGCATTTTTCTTATATAAATATTTTATGCTTCCTACAAAGGCGGTTGGTTCAGCTGCAACAGCAGTAGCACAAGATGTAAATTATTCATATAAATATTAAAAAATATCTTGGGCCATGATACATACATATCATACATATCCGACATATGATATTATATATAATATAATAAATAGCAATACGGTTTTGATATAGACATCGAGGGGTAATATATTTTCTTGCAAATATTCAGGTATCCTATCATAAACGTTATTAATTATTCCGCTAAAATATATCAGAAATACTATAATAACTATTATGAGATTCTTCTTAATCAACTCAATATCCATATAGAGCATATAATCATTTTTATTCATTTGAGCATATGGCGAATAAGGAGTCTGTTGTTGAGAATGCTGAGGATAAGGAGGTTGTGAATGTTGCGAATAAGGAGGTAGGTTAGGAGGATAATGAGGCGGATGTTGGGGATGTTGGGGATGTTGGGGATGTTGGGGATAAGGAGGCTGCTGATGCTGTTGATGCTGTGGAGGATACGATGGATTGGATTGATTGCCACCCGACATATCTTGTATTATAAGAGGTGGCGTATTTAAGCCCATATCTTTATTATTTTTAGATATTAATAATTCATCTCTGAATTCATTTAAAACATCTTGTACCACGGGATCATTTATATCATTATGTTCATTATTAGTACTCATTTATACTAAGTTTAATAACCTAATATTATATTATATTTAGATATTGAATATAATTACGCAATAATTTTATATTTTGTATATTATAATGTTGTTAAATCCGAGCTATTTATTAGAATTATTGAATACTAATAATATAAAAATAAACAAATGCATTCATATAGGTGCTCATAAATGCGAAGAATTGCCTATATATATTACAATGGGCTTCGCGAAGGATGATATAATATGGATAGAGGGAAATGATGATATGGTAGCAGTTGCTAAGAATAATAATATATTCGTCCATAACTATATAATAACTGATAAAGATGATGTTGAGGTTATATTGTACAAGGCGAATGATACAGCTTCATCAAGTATTTTAGATATGAAAAGGCATACAGAAGTTTATCCTGATATATCATATGCTAATAGTATAAAATCCAAAAGTATAACCATAGATACCTTTCTTGATATTACAGGTATTAAGTCCGACGAATATAACTTTTTGAATATAGCTATTCAAGGAGCTGAACTAATGGCATTGCGTGGCGCTATAAATTATTTGAAATACGCAAAAGCCATATATATAAAAATACACGAAATAGAATTGTATAAAAATTGTCCGAGTATAAAAGAGATAGATGATTTTCTGAGATGCTATAATTTTACAAGAGTTATCGCAATAATGACAGACAAGGGTTGGGGTGATGCATTATACATTATTTCTTCTTAGCACTAACACATTTTCCTGTCTCAGGATTTCTTACTTGTCCCTCTTTACACACGTTGACACATCTCTTTGTTACAGGATTTATTTCTTTACCCTCCGGACATTCCTTCTCTTTAGCTTCTGCGGGTTCCTTCTTAGGTTCAACCTTAGTCTTTTTTGCAGAAGCTACACATTTCCCCGTTTTAGGGTTTCTTATTTGCCCATCCTTACATACATTAACGCATCTTTTTGTTACTGGATTTATCTCCTTACCATCAGGACATTCTTTTTCATTTGATTTTGCTACAACTTTTTTCATGTGCTTATCAGGCTTATCAGGCTTGGCAGGTATTATATTGTCTATTTTGCTATTTATAGGAACAGAGGGTTGCGCTGTTTGCACATGCAGTGCTGGTGGAGCCGATGGCATATCGAAATCTTCACGATTATTTGGTAGTCTTATATTTTCGTATGTGTAAATAGCGGGAATATTGACAGCAGCCTCTTCATCTTCGTATTTACATTCTAAGTATTTGCGAATTGCCCCCTTAGTCTTTTCTTTTATAATGTCATTCATTAAATCTTTTTTATCAGATAGATAGTTTTCATAGCTTATATGATAAGCCTTCCTTTTGTTATCATATAGCTCTTCATATATGCCTTTCTTCTCTCTTTTTAATTCCTCGCGTTTATCAAAAATATCCAAATATAATTTAATATCTTTTTTTAAATTATTTATTTCGCTCGTGCTATTAGTATTATTATTGGCAATATTTAATATTTTTTTTTCAATATTTCTTAATATATCCATTTAATAATATTGAGGATAAAAATAATTAAGGTAATATAATATCTTCAAACATTCCCCTGTAAAATGTTTGAAGACTTTCTTCGGGTTTCATTTGCTCTTCATATGTACTTCGAGGTATATATTTGACTATTATTTTTTCCTTACCACAAGTAAGTTTTTTATCATAATAGCCTTGAACTATTAGTATAGCTCCTATAAAAAGTAAAAATATAGCAATTGCTTTCATCCTTAATAATATAATATAGATTATTTTTAAACATTTCTTTCAGTCCAAACATCAGTCTTTTCAATTTCCTCTTTAACTTCGTCCAATCTCACAATATCTCCATCATCGTTTTCATTGCTTGCCTCTACATTGTCGCCGACAGGCGCGACAGGCGCAGCATTTGAAGCAAGCGTTTGCTTCCTGTTTTCAAAGACAATATCACGATTGTCCATATTCTTCTTATACTCTTTCATCAGAGTGTTGAGCTGAGTCTCGGAATATTCTTGATTGTCGAGAGACTCTGGGTTAGGGGACCAAGGACACCAACAGCCTACTTGCGCTATATAGATATTAAACTTGTTATCTATCTTCTTCAAAAACTCACTACGGACTTTTGCCTCTTCAATAGTATCAAAAGTACCACGAACTTTAATGCCGCGCATAGAAGTAATGAAGTTGTTATCTTTGTGATAAGCAGCTTCAAGAGCGTCGTTATTAACTGATTTATAAAACACGAGCTGCTCATTCATTTCCTTGGGCTCAAAGATATATGAGTGGTTATCGGCAATCGTATCAATCATATCCTTTTGTTCAGGATTCTTTTCCTTAATGCCTTCAAGAAGCTTCTTCATATCATCTGAAAACTTCTCAATAAACTTGGTAAAAATGTATGCTTCTTTATTAACAATAACATCTTCGGGGCTCAAAAAAGACAATAGTACAAAGTTTTGGCCACGAATAGGCTTGTCCTCATCCAAATAATCTACCTCTTTTGTTGATACCATTGCACCATTTTCTACTGCTGCCATTTTACACTACTGCTTCTATCTTATAATATAAATATATATTTATAATCTTATATATATTTTAATAATTGTAAATAAAATATTTGATAATAATAAATGTCAATAAAAAAATACGATGATTTCAACATACTATTATACAGAATGTTAAAAATAATTATTCAGGCTCTAATAATAGCTTTTGTAGCATTGCTAATACAGGACAATAAGTTTAATGTTGCTAAACTATTTACTCTAACGATACTAATAGCTCTGATAATATACATATTAGAACTATTATCAAATCGATTTAGTATAACAACTCAAACGGCGAGCAATATAGGATTACAAAAATCCAAAGCTTTTATGTTATTATAAGACCTAGATATATTCCCTCTAATTATTTTAATTTATGCAAATGCATGTATTGCAATTCAAGTCATAATAAATGTAGAGGGAATATAAAACAATATCTCTACAAAAGCTCTCAATAATATAATAGATAACATCATAGACTGCAATACTATAAAACTGTCCTCATATGATATAATATATCTAGTAAAATAATTCATAATTATTAGATTAGACCAACGAACATTTCAAACCGGCACATAAAATAAGAGAGTAGATGGGAAAACACCACACCGAAGATTACAAACTCTCCGCTGTGAAGTATGCGTTGAGAACAGACAATCAAGTAGAAACATGTGAAGTTTTTGATTGCAAAAGGTCATCTTTACAGGATTGGATTGATTTATACCAGAAAACGGGTTCTCATGTAAGGAAAACAAGAAAGAACAGAGTTGCTTATAAAGTGCATAAAGAACATATTGAATTTCTGAGGGCAGAATTGAAAAAGAAGCCTGATATTTTTATGCCTGATTTGAAAGGACTACTTGAAAAGAAGTATCCCGATCTTTCACTTACAAGCGTTCATATAGGCAGATTATTACGAGATAATAACAAGACACGAAAACGATTGCGTAAAATACATCAACCTGCTACATATAGAGGAAAACCAAGAGAGCATCAAAAAGAGGTAAGCACTTTCATTCAAGAAGCAAGGAAGTATTCTATGGATAAGATTATCTGTTTAGATGAAACTGCCCTGTATCCTGCGTTGCATCCCTCTTATGCTCGTTGCGATAGTGGAAAGCGTTGCTATGTAAAAACTACCGATAGTAAAGTTTTCAAGCATTATTCTCTGCTGGTCGCTATAAAAAATAAAGAAACTATCGCAACCGAACTCTACGAGCAAGGAGCAGTAAATTCAGAACGCTTAGCAGAGTTTATTACCAAAAATATCAAGGGCAAATTTCAAGACCACCTTATCGTTATGGATAATGCTATGTTCCACAAATCACCAGAGGTAAAGAAGGCAGTAGAAGAATCAGGAAACAAGATACTTTACAGCGTTGCATATTATCCACGCTCTAACCCCATAGAGCAGTATTTCAATCAGGTCAAGCACTACATCAAGAAAGAATCGCCTATCAGTTTTGAGGACATCAAGAAGACATTAGCACACAGCATAAAACAGGTCAAGGAGAAGCACTACCATAACTATTTCATACACGCCTTTAATGTTGAATGGTTGAAGAAGGACAGGAAGACTCGCCGACGACCTCCCAAACTTTATAAAAATTGATTCATCCGGATCCAACGATTTCGTTAAAGTTCGTGAAAAGGTTTAAAGATTTTGTGCGTATATAGTATAAGGCGAAATGGCGAAATACACCTGCGAAACTTGTCAGAAGGTTTTCTCTCAGAAGGGTCATCTTGAAGACCACAGCAATCGCAAACGCCCCTGTAAGAAGGACAACACGATTGAAGCACTTGTAGAGAAGAAAGTTCAAGAGGCTCTGTCAAAAACGAATGAGGGAGCGGTAAAAATTGACACCACACCAACGACTATTATGCAGTCAAACACTATGGACTATTCAAAGAAAACACGAGAGGAACTGATTGCGATTTGTAAGGAGAAGAGTATCAAGGGATATAGTGGAAAGAAGAAGGAAGATATTATTCAACTTCTTACACATAAACTTCCTACAGAAATTACTCCACAAAACGCAATCGTCAATACAAGTATTGTAGATATTATTCCAACCACAGATATTACAAATATAAAATACATTGATTTATTCTGTGGTATTGGGGGATTTCATCAAGCACTAACAAATATTATCCCTACATCATCGTGTGTATTAGCATCGGATATTGATGAAAATGCAAGAAAGACATATGAAACAAACCATACACTAAAACCAGTGGGTGATATTAAAAAGATTGATATTAACGCAATTCCTACATTTAACCTAATTTGTGGAGGGTTTCCTTGTCAGGCGTTCAGTATTGCACAATGGAAAGATAAGAAGGCGTTTGACGATCCGCGTGGGACGTTATTCTTTGAAATTCTAAAAGTAATTGATATTCATAAACCAAAATGTATTCTATTAGAAAATGTATCACATTTAACAAAGATAAATAAAGGTGCTGTTTTACAAACTCTATTGAATTCTTTGAAGACACGTGGTTATAAAGTTTCATATCAATTACTAAGTCCTCATCAATTTGGAATTCCTCAAAATAGAGAAAGAGTGTATATTGTTGCAACAGCATCAGAAAAAGAGTTTGATTTTACAATCTTATCTCAAAGGACATCTATCTGTAAGTTATCAGATATTCTAGATACAGATGTCTCAGAAGAATATTATATTGATACATCTAAATATACAATGCTGGAAAATACCCAAATTAAAAAACAATCTAAAAGTGGTTTGAAGTTCTGCGGTTATCTAAAAGGGGAACTAAGAAAGGTCGGGGCAAAAGAAAACACAGAGCATTTATCAAGAGTCCATAAACAATTGATGAGGATTTATAGTAGCGATGGAACACATCCTACGTTGGCTGCATCTGAGACTTCAGGTAGATATCATATTTATGAAGAATCAACTAAAAGAGTAAGACGACTAACTTTAAACGAATGTTATAAATTAATGGCGTATCCTTCAACATTTATAAAAAATACAAATAAGGGTGTTGCATATAAGCAAATTGGAAATAGTGTTTGTGTGCGTGTTATAGAAGAGATTATTAAAGAGATGGTGAAACAAGAAGTGATGTAAGAATTTCGTTGATGGATTCTTTGATAGAGACACTCATATTCTTATAAGATACTATCTGTGTTCTTAACTCTTTAATGAATAACAAACATATTGTCTTTTCATGAAATATTGTATGTTGTAGATATGATATAACAAATCCATTTAGTGTATCAATACAGATATTGTTTTGAACAACCCTTCTTTCTGTTTTTGCTGTTGTAATTATAAATTTCAAAGGAATATCTTCGTCCTTTATTTTTTCATCAAATATTGCTACAATCGTGTCAGTTATTGAAATTTTATGTTTGACTTCAATAGCAATTTTGGGTTTGAAACGGATATCTAAACCTTCAATATCTCCATATGATTTACTATGATTATCTGGTGCGGTATGTTCTTTTAATGGTTTCATTGTAATTCCTACCCACAAATATGGTTGAATTACAGATAGTAAAGTGTGTGCAATAATTACAGGAATAACAGATGATCCGCTACCAAATTTATTTATTTCATCAAGTAATTTTGAAACATCAAGTATATTCATATCCTTTGAAGACACAACAATAGAATTCTTCAATGATGTAGTTGCCTCTTTTCTTTTTTTTAGAAATGTCATCAAATATACAAGTATATCATTGAGAAGATTTATATCTATTTTTGTATTTATTATTTCTACAATATTTAGAAATGATGTCTTACATTCCTTTGGAGAAATCATCCCTGAATATTTTTTATTGAATGGTTCTGCCTTTTCAAATGAGCGTGTAAGGGCAAACTCAGTTGATGTATCATATAATCCCTTTTTATATAGATAATCAGATACATAGCATCTATCTATTGTTCTTAAACTATACTTTCCACCAATTTGTGTTTGATGATTGCGAGTATCCCAATCAGAATACATTATCTTTACAATTACAGAAACAATAATTGCCTTTAATGGTGCCCAAGATTTTGATATATTATTTGATATTATATCAAGTTCATCTTTGATACATACATCTCCACATTTTTCTGTCAAACGAGTAGTATCAACAATATTAGAATCTAATGCATTTTGAAGTATTGATGAATAATTATTGGTCATCTCTACTTTTACTGGTGGTTTTACCTTTACATCAGTTTCCGCCTCAATTTTTGGTGCTGAAACTGGTGTAGTCATCTTCTTACAGGAACGCTTGTTGTGTCCTTCTTGCTTACATATAGAGCATTTCATTTTGGATGTGTCTTCGGTTTTATTGGTGCTTACCAATTCGTTTTTGCTGGGTTCAATTTTTTTGGTCGTCAAGTGCCGGTTTGAAATGTTCGTCGGTCTAAGAGTGCTATATATTATATAGCACCCAATCATTTTTTACTTAATCCTGCTCAGCTCTCAATTATTATCAGATACTTGTGACACAGGGTTATTATTATATTTTTATTTCTTCATTTTTATAGAAATCCGGTTGCTTAGCTTAGCCGCTTAGATATTAAAGAAGTCACTTAAATTGCTGAAATGTCTGCCAGACTATCTTCGGCTCATAGTTGTATACTTTGAATATATGCAAACTTTTTAAATATTTATAGCAGTCGCAGTAAGCAGTTTATAACGATGGTATAATTTCATAATTTAAATCAACACATATCTTTTTCCATATCTGGTCTTGGACGTAGAGTTTTTCTCTGCTTTTCAATAATGGAAAATATTTGAGGTATTCGTTAAGCCCGAGTATCTGAAAGAACTTATAGAGAACATAGCTATATGACAAAAAGTTCTTTCTATCTTTCGGACAATGTTTCAAAAAAGGAGCTTGGATGCTTCTAAACATATTACACAACTTATCTTCCAATTCGGGACTAAATTGCGGTGTAGGTATTCCATTGATTCTATTTATAATATAATTGATATGCTCGTAATACTTGTTTATTCTTAATCTTTTAAGAATATCCCTCATTTTTAAGTAGGTTATTTTTTTCAGGTCAGTTATTTTTTCCTTCTTAATTTCCGTCAAAATCCTTTCAAATATTTCATCTGGTATATCCGTACTCTCCTTACCTTGAACTTGATTGCACCACTCCCTAAAATGATTAATCCTTTTATAACAAAAATGCGATGTATCCTTTGTATTCTGTTTTAATATCGGTCTATTTTGCTCAACTAAAAGAAGCTCCTGATATCCACAAATACTACATACAATTATAGCATCATGTTGGAGACAAGTCATATTATTTTTGCAAACTTTGCATATTTCTATGTTTTCATCCTCGACAGTTCTGACATATCTATTATTTATTATAGCCATATATTTATCTACTAAGGTACTCTTGTCATATATCTTATTAATATCATTGTCATTAATTTCCCCCTTAGTTTTATTGGCCTCCGTTTTATCGCATATATCGCTATCAACGCCTTTATTATCTGTTATTAGCTTCTTATTATCTATGTTATTAAGAGCCTCTAATACATTAATGGTGTTATTATTAATGCTCATATTTCGCTTTTTTTTGGATTCCTTCTTATATATCTTCGGTTTATTACACGCCTCTTTGATAAAGTTTATATTCTGATTAATATCTGATTGCTTATTTACGGTATCGTAATATTGAAATAGTATATCGCTCGTATTTTTGTAATACTCTATTTCGTCTAAATTATTGAGTTCATTCAATTTACTTTTAATATTTATTATCTGCTCATTTAACTCTATATTACTGAACCAAAGCCTGCTATTAAGTTCTTTATCGGCTGTATTATTAATACTTTTTAATATCTCAACTTTATTTTCTTCACAATATCTCAGTTTTTCAAGATAGTATATCTTTTCCTTATCGCTCTTCTCAAAATCCTTTATCATATTATTATGCATTGCGTCCAAAGTAACAGTTTCATTTGTATCTGTTGTTATTTTTTTTTTAGATGACTTCTCTTTAAACATCATTATATTTGAATTATAAATATTAAGGTTTATATAATAAAAATTATTTTTGTGTCATATAATCTATATTTTTTTCTCCTCTAATAGTATAAAGAATATAGCGTAAATGGGTGGTGGTCTTCTTCAATTAGTAGCTTATGGTGCACAGGATGTTTATTTAACTGGTAATCCTCAAATTACCTTTTTCAAAGTAGTTTATCGTCGTCATACTAACTTTGCTATTGAAGCTATCCAACAAACTTTTAACGGTAATGCTGGCTACGGAAATACTGTAACCTGCCAAATATCGCGCAACGGTGATTTAATAAACCGCATGTATTTACAAGTTGATGTTCCTAAAAAGAAAGCTGCCCAATCCACAACTACCAGCACATATCAAAACTATCTTGGTTTGCGCTTAATAAAATCCGTTGTTATTGAAATTGGTGGCCAACAAATAGATAAGCATTACTCGGACTGGCTTTACATCTGGAATGAATTATCTCTTCCTATGGGAAAACGTTATGCATATGATACTATGGTCGGCGCTGATAAAGATATATTAAACGGCAACCCCGCCAATGACAATATCCCCTCTACAACTCTATATATCCCCTTCGAGTTCTGGTTTTGCCGCAATGTAGGTCTCGCGCTTCCTTTAATCGCCCTTCAATATCACGAAGTCAAAGTGAAAATAGATTTTGAAACCAAGACTAATTGCATATCCAAGGGTGATGGTCTACTAACTGACTTTGAAGATATTAAAAATATCTCTTTATGGGCTGATTACATCTTCTTAGATACTGACGAACGCCGAAGATTCGCTCAATTATCCCACGAATATTTAATAGAACAGCTACAATTCACTGGCACTGAACCCCTCGTTGCCGGTACCAACCGAATCAAGCTTAACTTCAATCACCCTTGCAAAGAACTCATCTGGGTCGCAAAAATAACACCTACTAACAATGTAACCAGATGGTATGATTACACCAATAAGGATGTTGCAGATCTAAAGACCTCATACGGTCTTGCAGATGGTGGCAATGCCATACAGGGAGGACAGATTACATCTAACTACCTTGTTATATCCGATGTGAAACCAAAAGAAAATGTAAATCCTTTCACCAACGCAATCCTCCAATTAAACGGAAATGATCGTTTCGCTGTAAGAGAAGGTGATTATTTCAATTATGTTCAACCCTTCCAACATCACACTAATGTTCCCGTATCTAACTCTATCAATGTATATTCGTTTGCACTAAAACCCGAAGATCATCAACCGAGCGGCACCCTAAATATGTCTCGTATTGACACAGCAACATTGATGGTTACTGCTAAAACCTCTGTTACTGCTTCATATCAAGGCATAAATATATACGCGGTCAATTACAACGTCCTTCGTATATTATCTGGTATGGGCGGCCTTGCTTATTCCAATTAAAAATATAAAGATATCTACTATAATAAAAATTAAAGAGTCGTGTTATATAATTTCCTTTTTTTTTTCTCCTCTAATAGTATAAAGAATATAGCGTAAATGGGTGGTGGTCTTCTTCAATTAGTAGCTTATGGTGCACAGGATGTTTATTTAACCGGTAATCCGCAAATTACCTTTTTCAAAGTAGTTTATCGTCGTCATACTAACTTTGCTATTGAAGCTATCCAACAAACTTTTAACGGAACTCCCAATTTTGGCAATCGTGTAACCTGCCAAATATCTCGTAACGGAGATTTAATACACCGTATGTATTTAGCAGTTGTTAATTATTATTCAGGAGAAGAAGTATGTCCTTATTTTGGCCTTCGTTTAATAAACTATGTAGAAATTGAAATCGGTGGTCAAAAGATAGACAAGCATTATTCTCACTGGATGTATGTGTGGAATGAACTCTCGCTTCCCGTATCAAAGAAAGATGCCTATAAAAATATGGTAGGCGCCAATGATATGCTTAAGAAAATAGGGACTGATGCTAATAATGGCGCTAATCTCTATATCCCCTTAGAGTTCTGGTTCTGCCGCAATGTAGGTTTAGCCCTTCCTTTAATCGCTCTACAATATCACGAAGTTAAAATAAACATTCTATTTGAAACAAAAGAGAATTGCAAAGGTACTGCTGATGAAATTACTGACCTTTCCTCTGTTTCATTATGGGTTGATTATATCTTCTTAGATACCGACGAACGTCGAAGATTCGCTCAATTATCCCACGAATATTTAATAGAGCAGTTACAATTCACTGGTACTGAAAGTGTATCGGCTGTTTCTGCCATTAAACCGAAATTATCCTTCAATCACCCTTGCAAAGAATTAGTTTGGTTATGCTCTTCTGACCATACTACTACTTCTACCGATAAACATGTTATAAATAATAACTGGATTAATTATTCCACCAAGGTTAATACCTATGCTGCCGATAATGCAGTATTATATAATGCTACTAGCGCAATTGACTCAACTAATCCCATAAAATCTGCCAAACTTGTATTAAACGGTAATGATCGTTTTGCTGCAAGACCAGGCTCTTATTTCAATTTAATACAACCTTATCAGCATCACGAAAATATCCCTGTTAATCCCGGTATCAATGTTTATTCATTTGCCCTTAAACCGGAAGAGCACCAACCAAGTGGCACTCTCAATATGTCTCGTATTGATACTGCTGTTCTCAATTTAGAGATTAACCAAGTTGATACCTACCTTTCTAATAACGCATCTTCAAAGAATCTACATGTCTATGCCGTAAATTATAATGTACTCCGTATATTATCTGGTATGGGTGGCCTTGCTTATTCCAATTAAAATATTATATATTTATTTATATATGTTGAAATTGCTATAAAGTTTCTTTTTTTTTTCTCCTCTAATAGTATAAAGAATATAGCGTAAATGGGTGGTGGTCTTCTTCAATTAGTAGCTTATGGTGCACAGGATGTTTATTTAACCGGTAATCCTCAAATTACCTTTTTCAAAGTAGTTTATCGTCGTCATACTAACTTTGCTATTGAAGCTATCCAACAAACCGCTTCGGGAAGTAATTCGCTCGGCTCTCGCGCCACCTATCAAATTACTCGCAACGGTGATTTAATACACAGAGTATATTTCTACGGAAAATTAAAAAATACTGGCACTAATAAAATAGCTTTAGTTCCCAATGTTGGCCAAAAGTTATTGAAAACCGTAGAATTAGAAATTGGCGGACAACGCATAGATAAACATTATTCGGAATGGCTTTACATATGGAATGAACTTTCGCTACCTTATGGCAAACGTGAAGGCTACTATAAAATGATTGGTGCCAACAAGGAGAACTGCTGCACTCTATTGCCGACGACAAAATCGTATGAATTATATGTTCCCTTAGAGTTCTGGTTTTGCCGCAATGTAGGCCTAGCCCTTCCTCTAATTGCCCTTCAATATCACGAAGTTAAAATTAACATAGAATATGAAACTGTTACTAACCTCTGTGATATTAGTAATAAAAATTATTGTGCTGAAAATGATAGAGTTGGTGGCGAATCAAATGGTACTGGCTATTCTAATACCGAGTTGACCCTTGACGAGCCTACTTTATGGGTTGATTACATATTCTTAGATACCGATGAACGCAGAAGATTCGCGCAATTATCTCATGAATATTTAATTGAACAGCTACAATTCACTGGCACTGACACCATAACTTCATCTGGCTCAAATCCCGATTCTATGAAGAGCATACGTATGAACTTCAATCATCCCTGCAAAGAACTTGTATGGGCTATCAGAAGTTCAACTGCTGCCAACAATGTATATTGGAATAACTTTTCTACTGCCGAAGCTGATAATACTATTGAAACCACAACTTTCAATAACTATGTCGTTTCTAAAAATCCGGTAATGCAAGCAAAAATAATGCTCAACGGCAATGATCGCTTTGCAACCAGACAAGGCGAATACTTCTCACTAGTCCAACCGTATCAACACCACGAAAATACCCCTGATATGTATCACAAAGGTATCAATGTTTATTCGTTTGCCCTAAAACCCGAAGAACACCAACCAAGCGGCACCCTAAATATGTCCCGTATTGACACTGCTGTTCTATCTCTATCTTCAATAATGGCTAACACAGGCACTATCCATGTCTTTGCTGTTAATTACAATGTTCTCAGAATATTATCCGGTATGGGCGGCCTTGCTTATTCCAATTAAATATGATATCCATGCCATCGTCGTGATACCCATAATACAATCTTTTCATTTTTCAATTTATAATTATTTTTTACAGATAATATTATATTATATAAAATCTTTGATACATATAATGAAGTCTTTTCAATGTTAAATCCAGCATTTCTATTTTTTGTTTCATAAAAATAGTATGTTATCATATCATCTAAGTAAAGCAAGCAATCTGCATTCATTTCCCCCTTATATTTAGCTATATTTATATCATTAATGTTTCCATGATCCACAAGCTTATTTCTGATAACTTGTTCAAATCTATATTTTTTTATTATATAGTTTTTCAACATTTCGCAATTATATTTATTTCTCATATCATACACAATATGTCTGATATTAGTGGCTTTTTTAACTAAGGCATTTGAAGATTTGTTAATCTCGCTAAGCTTCTTGAGTTCACAATACCCTTCTAAAAATCTCATAATATTCACAAAATAATCCTTGTCTGTAAAGTCTTTCGTACGACTCATATTATTTAATAACACAATATATTACATCATTTTTTATAATAATACAATTGTAAAAAAAATAAAATTATATATAATAAAACCTATAAAACCTATAAAACCTATAAAACTTATCATATACATCGTCTATTAATCGTCGTTAATAATGATATCTTCGAGATATGGTGCAAGAATCTCATCAACGATAAACTCTGGTTTGAATTCATCATAATTCATAAAGATTTTAAGAAGTTGTTCAGAGAACCCCGATACGATAGCAGTTCCCTCTGTGTCACAATTAACAGGGAAAACCTCGTTGCTATCTGAATTGAGATTCCAGAATATAAACTTGGGTGCAGTGTAATTATTAGCTTCATATAGTTTAACAATGCTTTTATATACAGTATCGAGAGCATTTGTATTATTTCTACTATTTCTATAATCTCTCTCAAAATTGCCAGTAATAGTATTATTAAACTGCATATCAGTAAATACAAATAGCTTTTTTGGCATTTTGTCTTGCGGAACCTTGTATTTAATGGCATAATTAATAATCTCTTCGTTACATTTTAGAAAATCCGTACTGAACCCATAATCAACCCCCATAATATTCTTAATGCACTCGTGAAGAGAAGGGATATTGGATATGTTCGAAGCACCGGTTGTACTAGTCGTGTCTGTATCTCCATTTTTAATTTTAGCCTTTTCAGCAGTATTAGTGGAAATCAAATCTACAAGCTGAGGATTTTCGCTAAATGTAATAATCTTGTTAGCAAAATCGCCCTTGCAGCACAGAGCCGTGATAATACCAAGAGCAACTGCAACTTGTGCAGGAATACTACCATTTTTGGCATTAAACATAGAGCCTGATACATCAACGATAGAAATTGCATTATCAAAATTACCAGATTTTCTAACATTCTCAACAATTGCTTTCCATTGCATCTCTGTGGTCTGACACACTTCGCCTTTGTTGAACTTTTCCAAATCTTTAATATACACTCCTACCAATTCGTGAGGAAGAATACCTGTTACATTGATTTTCTTAACACTTGCTGCAACATCTTCCAAATATTTTTTATACCTTTCTTCATCGTGTTTAATAAATGCCTTTTTCAATTTATTAGAGGCAACGCCAGGGATATTTTCATATTTAATTTCTTCCCATTTATTATCACACATCTTAGATTCAACAATACCTATTTGCTTTCTCAGAGGAACAAGATACTGCTTTCTATACTTGGACATCTTATAACTATCTTTGCTGCCATAGATAACCGAAGCAACTTTCTTGGCAAACTGTCTCTGTCTATCATTTCTATCATTCTCACTTGGTGCCCACTTAGCACATAGAGATACAGGTTTATTATTATCTAAATTAATCTTATCTTCAATCAATTTCTGCGCAATAATATTCATTTCAATCTTATGGTCAATGTTTTTCAAATTATAGCTGATAAATTGCAGGTCCTTCCAACGACCATATTTCTCTACATATAGCTTGATATTACACATATAGGTTTCAAACTTATTTTTGCGCAGCCAAATCATAGCCTCGTTAGCTACCCTTTTCTCCTTTTTGCCGTTCAATCTATCGCGACCATTGAAGATAATTGCTACTGTTTTTTTCGGGTCTTTCTTCCAGCATTTTTCAAGATGATTATAACTATCATCAATACTCAAATCTCTCATAAATAGCATGAAATAGTCTACGATTGCATTTCCTGTACTTTTAAAAGCATTACCTCCGTTGGCTGTTTTAGTAATAGGATTGCTATCGTAGCGATTGCCGTCATTGTCATAATCATCGTTCTCATAATCATCTTCTTCATTATCATAGGCTACTGCAATATCGGCAACTTGAATAGGGATTTCCATTTTGTTAATGTAGGGGTTGATATTCTATAATGCTAAACATTTATATCAATTTTTATAAAAATATTATAAATATTATAAAAAAAATTAATGTAGAGTAATATTGTCATACTATTGAGTCGAGCTTTACTCTTTAAGTTGATGCTGCTAGTTTGCTAGCGGAAGGAGGGAAATGGTGGGAGATAAGCTTTTGTAGGATGAAATAGTTGATATCTTCCTTATCGCCTACATTTAGGATTTTCTTAAGCTTTTCATCAGGGAGAATAAAGCGCTTGTTCTCGGGCTTGTTAAGATTGTGTTCCTTTACATAAGAGTTGATGAAGCGGGTAATATCAGTGCGAGATTTCTCAGTTCCATGGGGAACACCGATGAAATCGCAGAGCTCGTCTGAGATTTTGTTGGGCTTAGCAAAACCGGAAGGCGAGTTTTTAGCATTTTGGCGCTTCTTCTGAGCCTTCTCGATGATTTTTTGCTGTTTCTCATAATCCTTACTTAGAACTTTTAGAAGATTTTGAACTTCCTTAAAGCTTGCAAACAGATTATTTACCTTCTCAATAATTACTGAAACAGCATTGTCCTTTACGGAAGGAACTTCGGTACCCGAAGCATCTTCGGGGGCTACAGAATCCTCTGTCTTTGCAGGAGTAAGAGACACGGCGGGTACTGGTACCGCAGGAGCAGCAGGAGCAGCCGTTTTAGTTGCAGGCAATTTAGCAACTACTGGTTGTTTTTTAGGAGCTTTTGAATCAGTAGTAGGTTGAGGAGGTACAGGAGTCGCTTTTTTAGTTGCCATTATATTCAGTTTATGAATACATATATAATTATATGTTTATATCATTTTTTAACATCATAATTATAATTTATTTACAATAAATAAACATATGAAAATAAAAAGAGTAGGAACCTATATTACAGGGTTTAAATATTATAAATATAGGACAGATAAGGCAAATAAAGGGGATGCTGGGATAGAGATAACAGACGAGGATACTATAAACAAAATTAAAAAGTTCAAAATACCGCCTTCATATGATAATGTAGTTATATTAAATAATAAGAAAATATTGGCATATGGATATGATAGCAAAGGTAGAAAACAAGTTATATATAATTTAAAGTATATTGAAAAACAAAATGAAAAAAAATACGATAAAATAGAGAAATATGATAAGTATTTTATTAAAATTAAAAAGCAAGTTGCAAAAGATTTAAAATCTTCCGATGAAAAAAATAAAATCATAGCAATTATAATAACATTAATATTGTCGTGTGGTTTTAGAATAGGTAATTTAAAATATGAAAAACAGAATAAATCATATGGAATAACTACATTAAATTATTCACATATTAAGCTATTAAATAATAATACAATATCCTTTGATTTTATAGGTAAAAAAGGCGTACACAATCATGCTATCTGTAAAAATAAATACATATATGATTATATATCAGAAAAAGTCAATATTCCCGTAACTGCTTCTGAATGCCCTGAATATATATTTAAATATAATAATAGGCGTATAACAGCTGATGATGTTAATAATTATTTAATGCGTAAATTAAAGGTTAATATAACTACAAAGGATTTACGGACATGGAATGCTAATAATTTATTCAATAAATATTTACATAAATATAGAAATGAGAAGAATCCTGTTAAAAAGGCTTTGGAACTTACTTCATTTGAATTGCATAATACTTCTACTGTATGTAAAAAAAGTTATATAGACCCAAAGAGATTATTGAAGGCTCTATGAGATATTCGATGAAGGCGAGATATAGCGGATAATTAATAATAAAAATTGACTTTTTTATTATTATATAATAATAAGACAAATATTATAAAATAATGGATATTGAAATTATTAATAGGAATATCGAGGATATGCTTGTAAATAGAGGGGATGATGTATCTTCTTTCAAAGAGATACTACTGTCCCTCAATAAAGAAGATTTTGAATCAGACAAGCTTGTTATTAATGTTCAAACATTAAATACTACTATATTGTACGCTCTTTCTAAAAATCTGAGAAAAAATATAATAAACGAGCTAAAAGAGAAATTAAAAGACGGTGATAATATTAAGGATTTTACCAATAAATATGGTGGTAAAAACAATATAATCCTAGTATTTAACAACGAATCTATATCAACCGCGGTTAAATCTCAGCTTAACAAATACGACAAAATATTCCAAAAAAACGGTGGCCATCTCCAATATTTTAGCTCTCAACAATTGATGTTTAATCCTACAAAACACGAGTATGTTCCCAAACATACCAAACTTACAGAAGAAGAGGTTAAGGAGTTTATGAAAGAATATTTGGCTCGCAGTAAAATGCACATGCATGTTATATTACAAAATGACCCAATTGCCAAATGGATTGGATTGAAACACGGGGATATTGTTAGAATAGATAGATACAATGAAAATAGCGGCGAATCATTTTCTTATAGGTCTTGTATTTAAATAAAGTTATTTTTAAATAAATATATTATATCTATAAAATAATAGAGTATATAAAAATTATAATGACGGAAAGTATTACAGCTAGCGATTTACTACAGTATGGTAATTTACGGTCACATTTAAGGGATTTATTTATAAAAATAAAGAACGGTAAAAGAGAAGTACAAGATGGTACTAATGATTTTAATACTTATTATAACGAATTATTCCCTGATACTAGTACCCCCTATAATAGTAATAGTCAATTATCTTGTAGCACAAAAGGATTGACAACAATGGATATGAAAACTATTAGTTTAAAAAATTTATTACACAATACTTTATACCCCACCTTTCATCAGACAATTAATAGTGGACCTGTTGATAATTATAGAAAAATATTGAATGGTCATATTGGAAGTACTACAAAAGATCATTTGTGTTTCATTAAATTAAATGCAGATAGTTCAGATATTGAACCAGATGAAGAGTCTATAACAAATATATTATATTCAAAATATGTAATTGAAATCTTTATTAAAATAGTTCAAGCGCTTAATAACTGTTATCATAATTATGGCAAACAACTTATTAGTCTATTTAGTTCAACTACAAATATATTTATAGTTGATAGAAAATTAATGAAAGATGATGAAGAGGGTGTGCCAAAAGGCATTTTTATAGATAATGCCTCAGTTGATGCTGATAGTCCTCTAATTGGCATATATTTATATATTGGAGATTTAACAAAAATGTTTCACAAAGATGATTTAGTACTTTATGAGGCAAATGCTACTACGGATACTCCTGTATCAGATTCGGTTAAAAATACGTATTTAGATTCTTCTACTGATAAATATATATTCAAATCCAATAATAAATTGCAATATACAGCCGACGGTAAATATTATTTCGGATTTTTATATTATATGAATAATTATGATGGGGAATCTGTTTATAGAAAACAGACTGGTTCAACTACTTCATATGAAAAGAATAATGTAATAGGTACTATGACAAATATGACACTTGAAAAGGCAAAAATAACCGGCATTATAACTAATGCAAGTGTATCTAATCTAAAAATATTGAAAAATAGCAGAATTAGAAAAGTTACTGGTATTGCGAAGACATACGAGATTGTAAGCGGAAAAATAAACTGTAATGTACAAAGTGGGTTTACTCTTCAAAAAGATTCTACAATTGATATAGATTCAATTAAAAATGTATTGGTAACTGCTAATTCTGCTTTTACCCCCGCTTCTGTATCTGAATCTGGAAACAAAAGTAATAACACAGTACTTAATACAAAAAATATACCTCAAATATCACAAAACGTTAATATATCAGAATCTATTTCATTACTAAATAATTCTGTTCCAGATGGTTTTCGATTTACTACCGATAGTGATATACAGTTCTCTACCTCTGAATATACATTGACAGATAATCAAGATGCTAATAATGTTACCAACATATCAATATCAATATCAGGAGCTATTATAAGTTCTCCTAATGTTGTTTCTATTACTGGTAATTTTGATAAAATAGCAGTAGTTTCTGAAACTCTAAAATCTTATTATAACCAAAATATATATTATATATATAATTTTTTAAAAATGATAAATAATATTGACAATAATAGTTTTTCAACAATATTAGAATATTTAGAAGTTAATTTAATATGCTTCAAAGCCTTATTGTTATCATCTATAAGAGCAGCAAATATATTTTATAATAATAAACATACAATTAGCGCATTGGCAATATCTTATGAAGAAAACTTTTTAAATAAGGCAACTGCGACAGCAGGAAATGATGCATCTTGCGCTAAATTGGAGCTAAATGATTTTATAAAGAATAAATATACTGCAAAATTTAATTCTACATGTAGCTCAACTGCTAAACTACCGGAAGATACTACTGTTTCTAATAAAAAATATTTATATATTTTATACAAAAAAGCAGTAGCAGGCACAGATAATGCTACTATTTTTAAAGATTGTGACGAGAGAATACAAAAAGAAGTTTACAAAATTATAAATAGTAGCGTATCAAGTTCAGCTAGTAATGTAGGAATTGTAAACTATCAACTTTCACATAGTTTTAAAGTTAAATCATCATTTAACATATCAACAAATAATGATAACTCAAATGATCATTTAAGTGGTATATTTGAAAAAGATACACCCCCGTCAGATTATAATAAAATTATGAGTATGTTTAATAATAATAAAAAACATGACTTTAATAAGAATTATAGAATTAAAATTGGTGGAACAACTTTTAAAGCTCTAAAGTTTACGATTATAAACGATGATAATAAAAACAAACGTATAGATATTGAATTAGAACAAAGTAAAGATATTCCTGCTAATTTATTTAATGAATTAAATAAAGAAAGTGGGGCTACGCCAATTCAAAAACCTATTTACATAGTTAAAATAACAAGCAGTGATATAGATAAGGATTACAATAATATCGTATCAAATACTGACGGTGTTGAACAAAATATAAATATGTATAAAACTAAAATTAAAAATAGTGCTACATTATATGAGTTGCATAAATCCCGAAATAATCTATTATATAATCAACTAATATCTTATATAATTATTGTAGCTGTTTTAATATCTGTATTAGTAATAATTAATGTCGCAAATGTAGAAAAACCTCTCATCAAATCAATAACACTAGGGTGTTTTGCAGTTATAATAATATTATTTATGGCCTATTATATTATGAATAGCGTATATATAGAAGAAAATTTTGTAGAATCTGGTAATACTTTTATTGGATATGAATTATGTCCTGCAAATAGTTGCAAAAAAAGCGATGGTACTCCATCGACTGATACTAATATAGAACAAGAATATAGTCAAAATATTTTAACAAATAAGAAAAATTATGTCAAGGCCTTTTTAGATACTAATGCTAGGGAAATAATGTTAATGATAATATTAAAGTCCCCTTCAATTGTCAATGATTCGTTAAAAGGTAATAATGAAAAACTTGTATCAATATCTAAAAATATATATAATGAAAAGTTATATTTGAATGATGTCCTTTATAGCAAAAAATCAGATTCTGAAATGAACGTTGATGTCCTTAAGTATGAGAATAAAAATTATGATGTCTATATTATATGTGTTCTATTTTTAGCATTAATAATGATAGGCTCTTATACTGCAAATATATACACTGATAATAAATACTTGGATTTACTAATATTAATAATGGTAATACTATTTGTATGCTTATTTACATATTTCATATTATACACAAATAGAATAGTTAGAACTGTATCTACAAATTACTATTGGGGTAATGAATATGAAGAAGAGTATATATAAAAAATACTTATGAATAATGTATATATTACAAAATCATAAAATCATAAAATTATGAAAAAAGACGACTCAAATAAAAAAGAAGAAGCTTGTAAATCCGAGTCAGAAGATACGGAAGATATAGGCGGTACAGAGGATAGCGAAGGTTCCGAAGATAGTGAATATATAGAAGAGGTTGAAGATGATACAGAAGAGGTTGAAGAGGAGTCGGAAGAGGTTGAAGAGGAGTCGGAAGAGGTTGAAGATGATACAGAAGAATATATTATAGATAACGGGTTAGATAAGATATGCAATAAAGATTGTCATAATGAAATTATTAATAATTATCAGGATAATAACGATAATCCTGAAAACTATTTTAATAAATATCAGGAAGAACATAATAATCAAATGATATATCTTATTTTAAATACGAATAATACTAGTAATACTAGTAATACTAGTAATAAAAATAAGGCTAGAAATAGTGTTTTAAAATTAAGTAAGCATCCTATTAATAAAAAAACATATAGGTTTTATAATAAATATAGTAGTGTTGAGAAAAAATATTTTGATGTTTTATCTGACGCAGATAAAGCGAGGTTAACAGATAGCGAAGATATTATTGAAAAAACCGTTATTACTTATGATGTCCCTATGCGTTTTAAAATATTGTCATCTGATATAAATATCAGAACAAAGAAGAGCATAATATGGAAGATTGAAAGTTTAAATAAAATGAATAGCAATTCGTCAGAATATTATAAGCTAAGTTCATGGATATCTTCTTTAAATAATATTCCTTTTAATAAGTTTTACGAAATTCCCATTAAAATTGCAGACGGTAATGAAAAAATCTGTAATTTTTTAAATAATATTAGAGCGCGAATGGACGAGACTATTTTTGGACATAAAGATGCAAAAGAACAGATTGTCAGGGTATTAGCTCAATTAATATCATTTCCTAAGGCAAATGGATATATCATAGGTATTCAAGGTAGTGCAGGTGTTGGGAAAACAAAGCTAATTAAAGAAGGTATTTGTAATGCACTTAATTATCCGAATGCTTTTATATCTCTCAGCGGCACCGACGATTCTTCGTTTCTCAAAGGACATTCTTATACATATGAAGGTTCAACTTATGGAAAAATATGCGAATCTCTTATGAAAACTGGAATAATGAACCCGCTTTTTTTATTTGATGAGTTGGACAAGGTGTCTAATACATATAAGGGTCAAGAAATCATAAATACCCTTATACATATAACAGACCCTGTACAGAATGACAAGTTCAATGATAGATATTTTGAAGAGATTGATTTTGATATCTCTCGTTCTATGATTATCTTTACATATAACGATGATTCTTTGATAAACCCAATTTTGCGCGACAGGATGATTGTTATTAATGTAAGCGGATATGATAATGAAGAGAAAATTGTATTAGCATCTGGCTATATAATACCTGAAATATTGAAACAATACAATTTGAATAACGGTGATATTATATTTAGTAGTGAGTTATTAAGACATATTATTAATAATATTGAAAAAGAAGATGGTGTTCGTAATTTAAAAAGAGCTATTAACAATATCGTATCATGGATTAATATGATGATATATGTCCCTACGGATCTTATAAAAATAAATATTCCTTATACAGTAACGCAAACATTTTATGATACATATTGTAAAAAATATAACAGTAACTCATCGATATCTGTTAAGTATAATTCAATTTATTTATGAGGTCAAGCATTCTATTACATTTTTTTTACTCTTATTTAATAGTATTAGGAAATAAGTTTTATAATTATGAACAATTCATTCATATTTTTCGGTTGCTGGAATAATATAAACTGCGAGAAAGAGGCTATATATAGAGATGTCGTATTAAATTGTATCAAAAAGTTTGAACCTTCTACTAAAAAGATGTTTATAGCAGGAGATAACTGGTATAATACATTAATCGAAAACAAAGAATCCATAGACGCATCTAAGGCCCCAAAGGCTGCCTCCGCCAAAAATGAGCCTTCATATAAATATTATTTAGTTGATACGTTGGTATCGGGATATCACATACTATATAAAATGAAAAAGGATATTTATATTTGCGTAGGTAATCACGATGAAGCAAGTAGTAGTGAAGCAAATCCAAATTGTATGATTAATACACAGAAACATTATATTAAAAAGCTCAAAAAATATATAGATGATATAACAGAGGATTTTGAAAAAGTTAAGGATTCTTCACAAGAAGTAACATATTTATTACAAAAAACAGAAGCTGATTATGAAAATAAGATGATAATAGATTTATTAGACAAGGGCCTTCCTTATATTGAAGAGTTAGAATCGTCGGATGATGACCTTGATAATTGTATAAAGTTATATTCTGATAAAAATATTGGAGTATACGAAGATGCTTGTTCGTCTTATATTGTTATTATAATAAATACTAATCTATTGTCAGATGATTATTTAAAATCTGTTGGAAAAAAAATAATTGAAACAAAGAATAAAAGTGGGAATCAAAATAAGTGTATATTTGTAATGGGACACATACCGTTATTTTATGATAAACACAAAAGAGAAAAGGTAGATAAGAAACCTAAGGAAACGGAGGCAGTAAAGCTGTCAAAAAAAGAAAAAGAACCTAAGGAAACGGAGGCAGTAAAGCTTTCAAAAAAAGAGAAAGTACCTAAGGATGAGGAGGATATAACTAAGCTTAAAAAGGGAACTTTTGGAGAAGAGAAATCTTCCGAATTAATAGATTCATTATATGATATATTGGCTGCGAATAAGTGTATTTATTTATGTGCCGATTGTCATAATTTCAATATAATGAGTATTAAAAAGGGGGATGATAAATGCGTAATCCAGATAACTTCTGGAACTGGTGGTGCTGACCCGGATATAATTATAGATTTAAAGGATAAAAAAGTAGTCGATATATCTGAATATAAGATAACCTATTATTCAATAAACTCATACGGATATTGTAAAATAGTTGTTGAAGATGGCGGTAGCGTAGTTGTATCTTATAACAAAATAATCGCAGCCGACAACAATAATAAGTCAATTGATGAACTGTATGTATATAGTGTAAAAAATAATGAGATAGAATGTTTCGATAAGGAAAAAATTAAGAATGCTATTATATTAAATGCTACAAATAGTAAATATACTTATTGCAGTAGAGTGAATAAATATAAAGATTCAACAGATGTCATGGGTAGGGAAAGTAATGTAATTAAATCTAAACCCCCGAATAATGGAGTATGTTATAAAAAAAAGGTAATTGACAAATGATAAAATGTTAGCTTATAATAAATATGATATATTACTATATTTTATCATTATTGATTATAACCCTTGTAATACTAACAATATATTATATATACACCGTATATACTTATGTTCCTTATACGAATGGAAATAATGATAAGCATTTAAATTATATGAGCTATGAAGAAACTGTGCAATTTCTTGAAAGAGACGAAGATAGATATGTAGCCAAATTGTCTCAATTAGATTTATATGCCCGCAAAGTATCTTCAAAGGAGGAATATATTAATATTATTAAAGGCGAAGCGACGCATTTTAATAAAGGCGATAAATTAATACTTGATAAATGTACGAAAAAAGCGGACGAATTATTGAGAAATATTAATATAAATACTATCAGCTCTGAAAGCAATCTGGATTATTCAAAATATCTTAATTATAAAGATATAGCAAATATTAAATGGATATTGGCCATTACAAGAAATGATAATGGTGGAAAATATGAGGATGGCTTGTCGCATACCAGAAAGAACACAATATTCCTATCACAAGATGTTCTAAATTATTCAGAAGATGAAATAATAAAGCTACTCATACACGAAAAGATTCATATATATCAGCGCCAAAATGAGGCTTTGTTCAAAACTATAATATATAATATGGGATATGTTGAGATATCACCGAACAATGAGATATCTAGCGATAAGCTTAAATATGTTCGCTCAAATCCTGATGTCAACAATAAAATATATAAGAATGTACATACTGGCGAATTAATGATATGTTTATATAGTAGCGATAAGCCAAAGAACATTAATGATATTATTATACAGAATTTTTCTATGGAACACCCTTATGAAAAAATAGCTTATGAGATATCTGAGCATATATACAATATTCATAAAATAGAAAAATATAAACAAATATAAACAAATATAAACAAATATAAAAGGATAAAAGGACAGGATAATAATATATATATATAATAATATGGATGAAGTATTTAAACAAGCGCCCGATGGATTGACATACGAAGAGGTTGAGACTATATTTATTAGGAATAATAATAATGTATTAGATACTTTGATAGAATTATGGAAAATACCTGAGAAAAATGTTAAAAATATTAGTGAGGAAGAAAGTAAATGGGCTAATATTCGCAATACTTGCGATGATTTTGATAGCGAGATGAGAAAGGTATTAGATAGTGCAAAAAAACATTCTTAATAATTATAGAGGCTGCTTTTGTATTCTTTTAGTCAAGTAAATTGCGAATGTGATTAATTTCCATTTCGTAATTGTCAGACGGTGTTTCTAAGATGATTGTTGGGATATGTGTCGCCGATTTAGATAATGAGGCTATAAAATCGTTCATCTCTGTGACGGAGATTTCGCCATCTAATATGACAGAGTGTCTGTCCTTCATTTCTCCTTTTTTAACAAGGCTATTATTTAGATGAATTACTGTAATGTCCTTGATATTTTTTTTAAATAATATGTTATATGCCTCTTCTAAATTGTATCCTAGCGCCCAAGTATGAGCAGTATCAAAACATATTCCAAGATTTTTCCTTTGTTCTTTTGAGAAGCTATTAAAGAATGCTACAAAATCATTTAAATCTTTTAACAACTCAGTACCTTGTCCAGCAGGCGTTTCAATGATTAATTTGGTTTTCATCTTTTTATTTTCCATAATTTTCAATATATATTCTATGCCCATTTTCATATTGTTTAATCCTTTTTCATAGGACAGTGATACGTGCTTTCCTACATGTAATACGACACCTTCCGCATTCATCATATCTGCAAGTGTAAGCTGATTAACAAGGAGCTTAATCCATATACATTCTTCCAAAGGCATTACGCGTTTTCCTTCGACGGCTTCCTTCGCAATATTTATAGTGTAAGGGGCGTGTATAACAAGTTTAAAATTATTTTCTGCAAGATATTTTCGTATGTCTTGTGATTTTTTAACATAACTGTCTATATTTGTAATAGTAATACTTCTCGGATTAGAAACAAATATTTGAAGAACATTTCCTCCATTATTCTTAATATTATTCATAGTCTCTATTATACCCCCACTATCATCGCGCTTAATATGAGCTCCAATATAATTCTTTGATATCATTATAATAATTATTCTATTATTCTATTATTCTATTATATCAATTTTTATAAGATGTCTTAATACAACAAGGTACAAAAATAAAAAGGTCAATTATTTGTCTTTGATTGTTATACACTTCGGTGTAGTTTGAAGTAGCCTAAGATAATTATTAGTAATCGTCTGAGTAATATTCGCTATCGTCTTCGCTAATGTATTCACAATAATAGTCGTCATAATCATCGCTATTACAAATGCTGGAATTGAGTTCATCATCGTTATAATAATCGTTATATTCGTCATAATATTCATCATTCTCGTTGACAGTCTGTTTTTGCTTTTTGCAATTATGAAGTTCATTATAATATTCATATTTCATATTAATCGTCTTGTAATGTGTATTGATATCACAACTTTCATATTCCATTTTTTCTTTAAGTTCATTGGCAATATCTTCTCTTCTTGCAATAGTCAGGAAACATTTAGGTGGATTCAATTTCTTATCAAAGTCGTCGACGATACTGTTTTTATATTGTGCAACAAGCTTGTTCCTATCAAAATTTTTATTATTTCCATAAAAATCTAGATAATAATCTACTACTGCTTCCATACGATATCGCAAGATATCCTCTTTGTTATATTTTCTCACCATAAGATGTTTGATATATCCATCATACAATTCTTTAATATTATAGATTTCATGAGAGTAGTCGGTAATATTGTTATCGCTAATCATAATATTAGCAAAATCTGCAAATGAATAATCTGTTTTAGCAATATTATTAGTTCCATTCATATTATATATTCAGTAATATTACTACACACTTTGTTAAATATATATATGTTATAACGCCTATATCAATTTTTGTTCTTCATGGTTGTGATAATTGATATGATATTTTTCTAATTATCTTGTTAATCGTCTCATTTATCTTGTCAATATCAACATTGTTAGAATGCCTATACTCAATACAAAGCGTCTTAATCTCATCGCCGCTATCCCCGCTATCACCAACATCACTGCGCATAATCAAAGAAATCCTATTTGATATCTTGTATTCCTTAATAGTATATTCGGATACACTATCTATTTCATTAGTACAAGGAAATGTATAATTTGGCTGTTTATTATTCTTGGAACAGATTACAAGTATATTATCTAAAATATTCATATGTTTCTTAATTTTACTTGTTACATATTGGTTATCATTAGATAGTTCGTATGTATATATTCTCTCCTTGTGTGTATATGATTTATACTTTTCAACTTTGCTTTTCTTATAATAGTTATCTATAAATGTTTCCAAGCTATTTTTAACAGAAACATCTATAACATTATCTTGCTGTCCATGAACACTGCGATTAATGAAATAGATTTCAATTAGATTAATATCTTCTTGATTACCTCCAACAACACTTGGAATTACGGTAATATATTTATTAATATCAAGCGTTTCAGATTTAGAAGTATGTTGCGACATATTGAAAGGTAATTTAATAATATAGTATATATATCATTTTTTAGATTTATATATAAAAAATTGATTATTCTATATATTTATATATTAAAACATTTATTATGAATAATGATTTTAAAATCTATAAATTGAGAGATGAAATAGATAAATACAATTCTCCAGATAATAACCCAGAGATTCCTAACAATCAGTATAATAAAAACAAGGTCCGTGATGATTTTCGTAATATGCTTATTAACAATTTGTTTATTTCGGAGTTAGAAGCAACGGATTTAGAAATAGGTATATTTAATTGTACGATTGATTATGCTAATACTAATAAAATACAATTGTCATGGAAATGCTCGTTGTTCTTAGATACATATATTAATATATCACGAAGCATTTATTCCAATCTTAAATCCAACAGTTATATTGGAAATCAAGATTTATATAAGAGAATGGTTGAGAAAAAAGAGTTCGTACCACATATGCTTCCGTACATGCAGTGTCATAATGTATTTCCTGAGAGATGGAACGATATTATCAATAAAAATAATTTGCGCCTCAAAGAAGCTTACGAGTTCAATATTGTTGCAATGTCTGATATGATAACTTGCATGAGATGCAAGAGTAAGAAGGTTAGCTATTATGAACTCCAGACGCGCTCTGGCGATGAAGCATCAACCCTATTTATGGAATGTCTTATTTGCGGAAAGAAATGGAAACAGTAATGGGGTGTATCTGATATATATTTATTGTTCTGTATTTATTATTCTGTATTCAAAGCATTCTTTTAGGATATAAAAGGCAATTCCTATATATATTTTTGACTCATCATTATCTACAATTTCCCTGATAACATTATAATATTTTTTATTTAATATATAATGCTGAATAGCATTCTGTATCCCATATTTATATATAATCTCTTCAATATCTTTCTTTTCATAGAATGGTAATTGTATATGATTATAGATATATTTCTCAGTATTAAAAATGAGGACTCTTCTATCATATGATGTAATATATTTAATCTTACTATATATATCAGATGCTACGACATTGTCGGGCTTTGTTAAGATTATTTTGTATTTATATTCCTTTTCTGATTTTTCTGATGTTTCTGACATTTAGTAATAATATATTTTTATTTTTATATCAATATCATAGTTTGCAAATCGCCCCAGTGCGGTTTTATAGTAGGACTATCGCATTTCATATTATATTATCAACTGTAATAAGAAGTATTGATATGCATCCTAAAATGATACCTAATATTCCCTGATAATTTATATTGAAGTATTTATTATAATACAATGTTATGAGCAATAGCAATATAATTTCATAAACTGCAAATGTTCTATAATAAGCAGGGTTAGGGGATATCTTGATAATATAGAAGCCTATTAGTGATACGACAAATAATATTATAGAATATATGTAATATTTTGGCTTACTTATTATCTCTACTATATTTTTATCATTACTATAAAAATATAGGAAATATATCAAACTTATAAGGCCTACAATTATATTAATTATAACTGGAAATATATATTTTGGGGCATCATCATATTTTATGAAAAGTATGAATCCAACAATTATGGTACTCCTTAAAATAGACAAATATACCCACTCCTCCATCTTCCCTTCTTTATTCTTATACAAACACAAAAATTATTCGAGTATTCCATTAAGGGCTCCATTAAGGGCTCCTTATTGGTCATCTGGTCATCAATACTTCAAATATTTTTAGTTCAAGAACAGTTCATGAGACACTGAAAAATCTTTATTTTTCAATTCAATTTGAGTACATCTCTCGATTTTTTAAAAAGTTTCAAAAGTTTTTTAGAAATTACAAAATAAATAGAAAGATGTACTCAAATTATAATTTCCAATTTTTTAGAAAAATCTGGTCTCTTTTTAAGACATCATTGATAATAATATTGTATAATAAGCCCCCCTTTTCAATAGCATTATATGACTTAGCACTCAATATATTTATTATATTGAAATGATATTGTGTAGTCATATTGGTTGGAATAAATATTTAACATTTTTGCAACACATTTATAAAAATTGATTGTGTATAAAAGTTAATTATACACTTAGAATGTCCAAGAGCTCTACTTCTGCTGCTGCCGCTACTGCCGCCGCCACTCAGATTGTCAAGGTAAGCGACTCTATCCAGCTATCTTACAATGCATATGATACAGATGTAGTATATACGACAGATATGATTAATGTCAGCTTCAAGGTTTCATTTGGCAAGGGGAATGATAGTGCGCTGTATAAAAACGAATCAGACCTCAAACAATTTAACAAGAGTTATGAGATTGAAACTCTTGAGACTGACGATGCTGAAAGCTATTATGTAATTACCGAAGAAGGTCCTATTGTAATCAAAATTGAAAACCCAGACATTTATTCGAGGTATAATAATAATTGCGATTATGCTCTCGGTTTCGCGGTTGATTTTGATGAACCTGATTATCTCGAGGAAAGTCATATTACGCCATTCAACATTGATAGGGACGGTGTAATGTGGTCTATTCCTATTCAAGAACCTTGGAAGCCGAATAGCAGTGTATTTTATCAGAATGGAAAGGCAAAATATCAATGGACGACTTCAAGGATTAAGGCGATGGGCGAAGAGCTTACTGGGGATGATAAAGAGCTTGGTATTGAAAAAACTTCAGAAAATACCGGGATGATGTATCTTACCTTTATGGTTCTCAGTAAAGAGAAAGAGATTGTTCAGGAAAAAGAAATTACGCGTAGTTGCAGTATGCGTAGTGGCGGTATGCGTGGCGGCGACGGCGGAGTTACTCGTAGCATTACTCGTAATATTGGGGAGGGTAGCGTAGCTGGAAGAGTAGGGTATGGCAATAGTGCTTCTACATCATCTGTCGCAAGCACTTTTAAATACGCTAAACATACTAAGAGGTATGTGATTCCTGTCCGTATCAGGATTTCAAAGGATTCATCTGTAAGTGATGTTAATTGTTCCAAAACTCTTGTGGGAGCTGAAAATAATATGAAGAGGAAGACAGTCACGGTAGCCCCCTTCCTTCCTTAAATATTAAACTCTCTATTATAGTGATTTAGATATGTATTATGTATTTTTTATTTTTGAGAGGCATAAATATGCATATATATTATGACTGTGGTAATGTGATTGCGATTAAATATAGATAATTATATAAAAATTATAAAACTCATGTATATTATTTATTATATAATAATAATTTAATAATAATAAATTATAATGAATTGTATTTTTGTCTGTGTATTTAACCAAGAAAAATATGTTGATATGTTTTTCCTTTTGCTAGAAAGTATTCTTATTTATGGTAATCTAGATGATAATACACAGATATTATTATATACATCTACGCCATTTATGAATATAATAAAACAAAGCCATTTATTTAGCGAAAAAATAAAGTTTGAAATAAATGATACATATAACAATATAGATAAGGCATGTAAGGCAAGATTAGATTTATTCAATTTAGCATCTATAATAAACTATAATAAAATACTTTATTTAGATACAGATATTTTAGTCAAAGATAATATAAACAAGGTATTTGATGTATGCAAAGAAGATGTATTATATGCATTAGAAGAAGGAGAAATAGATAGTGATACCAATTTTTGGGGGAAATCGCTATTTGGAAATGAACTACATAATTACGAAGACAAAAAAGGATTTACGAGCGGTATGCTGTTGTTTAAAAATTGTGAAAAAATCAGATATTTATTTAATAAAATAAATGAAGATATTGTTAACCGACCTTATTATAATAGTTTTCACGACCAACCATATATAGTATATAATGCCTTTAAGTATAATTTATATAATAATAAGATTTTAAAATCTGTTGTTGTGAACAATGATAATAATATTCATAGTGACAAGGTTGTACATCATTTTTCAGGAGGACCAGGTATTTATGCTCACAAAATATATGATATGACTATTTTTTTGAATAATATAAAGGATTTCACAATAAATAATAATATCAATAAAACAAAAGAGTATATTGATAGTAATTTATTACCTATTATTCATAATTGTGGCGAATTATTAGAAGGTAATATATTTATGATGCATCATACAACTAATTATACAGATGTATTTTTAAATAAATCAAAGAATATTAGTAATATGGTATTAAATAATAATATAAAAAATGTGATGGAAATCGGGTTTAATTCTGGTTTCTCTGCATTGTTAATGCTTATAAGTAATCCAAATATTCACGTATCTTGCTTTGATTTAGGCGAGCATATATATACAATCCCTTGTTATGAAAAATTAAAGAAAACATTTGGCAATAGAATCAATATAACAATTGGCGATAGCACAAAAACATTACAACATATTAATGAGAAATACGATTTAATACATATAGATGGAGGGCACAGTATAGAAGTTGCCGAGAGCGATATTATCAATTCATATAGATTATCTAAACCAAAAACAATATTAATTATGGACGATTATGACTTTCCAAATTTACATAATATATGGGATAGTTATATTGTCAAATATAACTTGAAAAAATTACATATAAATGTTTATGATTCTCCACATCACGATATTAAATATGTGTAAATTAAAAAATTGATTTAAGATTTAAAAATTATTATAAATAAAGGTGAATATGTCTTCTTCTATTGCTAGCAAAATCAGTATCAAGGATAAGCTTGATATCACATATAATATCCTCAATATTATTGTCAAAAGCAACAAAAATCTCGCGGGAAATAAATATAGTAAAAAAAAAGATTCCTCTGAACAAGAAGCACACAAATATAGTAGAACTAGAAGCCCACAATTCTTCTGTACTAATTTCTGCGGCGGCAATATAAATGATTGTAGCTGTTTGCATAGGTCGTATTAAGTAGATTATTGCTATATTCTATATATTTAGCTTTTTATGGACGGTTTCTATGGCTCCTTCAATCCATGCTTGACGTTCACTGTATGTTTCTCCCAATATATAGATATCTTTTGGAATAAATATATCGTCTATTTTTTCCTGTATTTTTTTTGTATTTACTCCAACATTCCACATATGGTCACCGGCTTTCCAGAAATGCATAGTAATCCATTCAGGCTCCTTAATATTTTTTTCAGGAAACATCTCATTCAATATTTTCGTCAAATATTTTTTGACATCCCTCTCGTTTTTAAAAGCATTCCAAAAGTCAGCATTATATCTGTCGCTATAACTAATTTGTATTAAGCCACTGTTATAATCAACAGGAATAATAAACTGCAATTTATTTTGCGTAAGTATCTTGGGCATATCTTTAAACCAGACATCTTTATATTTAGCAAATATTCTCAATAAATGTCCGTCGCTAACGGTATTAAAAATACTCTCGTATTTCTTAAAATACTCAATATTCATATAATCGCCTCTTTTAATTGTTAGATATAGCTTGGAATAGCTATATTTACTTCCACTAACCTTTACATATTTATTATCACATACATCTTCAATAATTGACGAAAAATTAACAGATACGCCAGCATTCAATATATATTTATAAAGAACATCACATAGTATATGTATTCCATCGCGTAATACGAAAAAATCATTATTGCGAATATCAAAATCTTTTCTTAATGTCAGGAGGCCATTATAAGCATTCATATCATACATCTCGCCAATATATCCAAGAGATATCTTGAGCAACTCAACATCATTTGCACTCAATATTAGAGAAAAATAGTTATGTAAATTATATAAAAACGGGTCATATTTATTGCCATTCAATTTCTTTTCAATTGCATATCTCCATAATTCGTTGAGGCTTTTGAAATTAGATTTATAATGGCTAATGAGTTCTGCTTCATTCATCAAGCGTCCTTCAACAAAATAATTCGTATTTTTTCCAATATTTATTATTTGGTCTTGGAGTTTAAAATCCTTGATTATCTTCATAACATATTTATGCTTCTTTCCTAATCTCCCTGCGCCTACTGAATATCTAAAGCCTTTATGTTCATTTGTATAAATACGTCCACCTATCCTCTCAGAACCTTCGAATATAACTATATCAGTAGCAGAAACCCCTTTTAATATCAATTGATATGCCAAATACAACCCAGTAATACCTGCACCAATTATAATATGCTTCCCACTCTTCATTAACTATCTACTCTTCCTACTATTTCTTATTATATAATTATAATGGCTGGGAGAGACCGCCACAACGCGGGCTATTGAGAGGCTATTGAACTATTTGTGATACCAATATGATGTATTAAAAAGACACTTGATATTTCTAAAATTTGAAAATTATAATTTGAGTACATCTTTCTGTTTTTTCAAAAGTTTCAAAAGTTTTTTGGAAATTACAAAATAAATCAAGAGATGTACTCAAAATTGAATTGAAAAAAAATAGAATATTCCAGTTTCAAGAACTGAGGTAATCTAAGTATTTTTATAATAATGTGTGAACCCGCCCCAACGCGGGCTATTGAGAAGGGGCGGATGCTGGCGTTATCGTGCGTATACTAGGCATACTACGTCTTTTCGCATACTCTTTTCGTATTCAGGAGTAATTTCTTTAAGCTTAGTTTCTCGTATATCATCGTATTCGTATGTTTTGCCATTTCTCTTTAAAAGCGCTGTATAATGCCCTGATTCTACTGTTTCTCCTTTATGTAATATTATAGACCTCAGTTTAAGCTCCTTTTTATCTCCTGATATTTTTATAGTATTAGGATAGGCAATTTTAGTCGCCAGCTTCGTTTCATCGCCAATATTTCTATATATTTCTATTATCAATACACCATTCGTTTTTAATATGTTATATTCCTTTTCATAGTATTTTATTAGCTTTCCCTTGGAGTTTTTATAATAATTATTGCTATCAAAATCATATCTGTCAAGGCGATTTGGTATAAGCGTTGATATGTCAAGCTTGGACTTTCCCATTAAATAGAATGAAGATATCTCTTGTATCATATTCTTCTTATACTTATTATCGCCATCATGAATCTTAACATTAATATTGAAATTAAATATCTTATCAAAATAAGTTATTAGCTCAAATATATCAATCTGCTGCGTCAACCAATTATCCCTGTTATTAAAAAAGATTCTATTGTTTCCATTAATTTTCACAAGCTCTCTATAATATTTCTCTAAATATTTTCTTATCATATTACATTGTTTATTTTCTATATCCTCATTTTTATTGATATATTTGTAGATATAATATAATTCGGTCTGAATCCTTTGAGCATATTTGTGTTCTAATGTATGTTTAGTTCTAAAAAACATATTATATATTACTCTATTCTTAAAATGAAATAGTGCTACCAAGAGGCTATCAATAAAACAGCTGTTATTTTCATTGCTTATGTTAATATCTTTATTATCCTTCAATATTTTAGTGCCTATTTTACCCTTTTTGCTTACGCACCTATTAGTAAGGGGATTCAATATTTTCTCACTGGGACAATCCTTCATATTCTAATAATTATCTATTATTATAACATATATAAATAATAAATGACATAATATCTTATATCCTATACATACCCCATATCTATGTTTTATAAAAATGAAGAAGGCTATATTAATCTATTGAAAGATACTTTGGATGGCGAGTTTAAAAATACGAGAAATGGCAATGTGTTCTCGCGTTTTGGGTGTATGATTAAGTTTGATAATATTTCTACCAGCTTTCCTTTGATAACAAGCAAAAAAGTATTTTTTAGAGGAATTGTTGAAGAATTATTGTGGTTTCTCAAAGGCTCTACAAATGCTAATGAACTTAAAGAAAAAAATGTTAATATTTGGAACGGCAATTCAACCCGCGAATATTTAGATAGTGTGGGGCTACAAGATTATGAAGAGGGAGAATTGGGACCTGTCTATGGATGGCAATGGCGCATGTTCGGCAAAAAATACACTCCTAATAAACTTAAATATAGTCGTGAAGAAGAATCCAGCGAATCTCATGTGTCTGTCTCTGCTTTGGGAGGGGCAGACCAAGTAAAATATGTAATTTCGGAATTGCTTATGGAAAATAGTAGGCGCGCAGTATTGTCTGCATGGAATCCCGTAGATTTAAATATTATGGCATTGCCGCCCTGTCATATTTTATATATCTTTAATAAAACAAAAGATGGGCTGTGTTGTCATCTTACTATGAGAAGCTCTGATTTATTCTTAGGCCTCCCTTTTAATATTGCGAGTTGTGCATTATTGACGCAAATAATTGCGCATTTATTACATATGAAATCTTCTGAAATCTGCTTGTCATTGTGTGATGCTCATATCTATGAAGAACATATTGAACAAGTTAAAAAACAAATAGATTTGGATATATATGAGAGTCCTCGTGTTATTATTGAAAAGGCCGCTCCATCAATTGAATCATCAGTAGATGATAAAATAAAATGGATAGAATCCTTGACATATAGCGATTTTACTTTAATTGATTACAAATCACACAACAAACTCCCTGCAATTATGAAATGAACATTTGGCGAACCGCTCTCCATTTTTTAAACTTGTCATTATAGGTACAGACAAACTTGAGAACTGTCATGGCATTCTTATCTCTAAAAGCAGTTCGCAATATTTTACTATCATTCATTGTTTGAACAAGTGCAATTCCAATAGATTTATCATTCACATTTTCTGTTTCATAAATATCATATATATCAGGTTCAAGAGTTTTCATCAAGAACAATACTTTATCACCTGTTGCTACTGAAACCTCTGTGTTTTTTCTATCTGGTTCTATTTCAGGGATTGTATCAATTATACTGCAATTATCAATCTGAATGTTGTGGTTTTCAATCGTTTTAAACTCGGTAATATCCTTCGTTTTTCTTACTACATCAATAACATTAGTTTCATCAAAATTATAGAGCTTAGGCTTATATTTCAAATCATATGGCCAAATATAGATGCCTCTGCAAGTATAATTGAGGCTATTAGAGAGCTTATGCAATTCGGCAATAGACTCTTTGTACATGTTGAAATAGCATTTAACCTTATAATTACATACATCAATAGTGCTATCGGGAGTATATTGGGTTTCCAACATATTATAAATAATATTTAGCCTGTCGGGCAATGTTTTATTATTCAAATATTTGCCTTCATAACATACAATGTCATTAATTAAGAATGTCCAAGTATTATCCTTGCACTTCACCATCTCTCCGTCAAGAAGTGTATTTTTAAACAGCTTTTTATCAAATAATCCTCTGCCAAATATAATGCGCGGTCTTTGATATCCAGGGTGTATCTTTTTATCTATATAATACATCGTTTCAATATCATTATATAGAGTAAAATAAAGATAGTATCTATTACCATTTGACCGCAAATTCATAAGATGATTAGTAGTTACAACATTAACATTTGTATTATCAAGATTATGATGATGCCTTTGTAATATCTTGATTTTGTACAAGGTACTCAAATCACTCAAAATATCATCTTTATGCTCGTTGCTCTTAATATTTAGCGCTATCCTGTTAGAAAAACTAATAATCCCCTGCATCTGTTTTAAATATTAATATCGATATATTTATATATCATTTTTTTGTAATATATCATTTTTATTCTTCAATATTATATTTTATACATATATATTATAGAATTATTGAGATGTTAGTATATGATCCTGTCAATTTAGAGAATATACCGGTTGATGATTACCTTGATAATGATGATAATAATATAGTTATCATTTTAAATAAGAAGGCTTATGGTGTTAATAAGGCATTATTTATGTTTAATAATGAAATGAAAAGATGTATTATAGCTAATAATGCGTTGCTAAAGAAGAAGACTTATGATGACCCAGAGACATTCTATAATATAGGATATTTTATAGGTAAAAGGGTTATTGTTAATCAGAATACATTAAATGATGCCCTTAAAAAACACAGGATTATAGAGCTAACTTCAAAAACCTCGGGAGATACTTATATTAATAAGGAGTTATTGGAATTAACAACAATAGGCATCCTAAAACCACCATCTAAAAGTTCAATAGGAAAAGTTAATTTTAAACACGCCTACGAAGATGTGTATTTTGATGAACTAATGTCTTCTATTTTGAAAGAATATAGTTTGGAAATGTACTATTATATTAATAAAAGTTTAATAAATCCCGAATTATATAACCAACAATATAATAATAATCAACCGCTAAACTATGAATTAATTGAACTATTAAAAAAAAATTCAAAAAGTATTAAAAAGTTTAATAACATTGACTTTAAAAATGCAGTAGATAAAATAGTTATTAAAATAGATAAGGGTTTTATTGAAGCTGCACCACGATATGAAAATACATATATTCATAAAGTTTTTTATAGAGGAATGAAGGAAAAATATATTAATACAAATGGTGGCGAATTAGAAAATATAGGCGATACAGCATTAATTCTTAATTATACATCTGTTTCTTCTGAATATGATGCTGCTAAAAATTTTGCTATGTCGGGATCAAAAGCAATTATTTATAAAATATATCTCGAAGAAGGATTGCCTTTTATAAATATGGTATCAAATGCAGTATTTGAAGATGAAAAAGAATACTTATTGCCGCGAAATATAATTTTTGAACTTATAAGTAAGCAAGGAAAAGAATACACTATTTTAGCGAAACCCTTTAAAAAAGACCAGTTTGCTATTAAAACTGGTTGTATTCCATTAGACTTTTATGATGTCACGCCCGCTAAGCTTGCTACGCTCACAGAGCTGTCCTCCAAGATATCTCCTTTAAAATCTAAAAAATTGTCATCATCACCTCTAAAAGTAAAGTCAAAAGCTGATTCGGGAAAAATCAAAGATAATGTTAAATATGTTAAATCAAAGAGATGTCCCAACGGAATGATAAGAAATAAAATAACAAAGGAATGCGTCCCTAAACAGAATATCAAGCCCGAGCCAAAAGCTAAGGCAAAGGCTAAAGCCAAATTGGGGCGTTGTCCGAAGGGAACTCGTCGTAATCCTAAAACATTACAGTGTGAAGCCAAGCTATAATAATTTTTATCAGCCTTATTTTTTGTAATATTATATATTTATGTATGTATATTATAGAATTGCATAAAGGAATATGTTAGTATATGACCCTATCAATTTAGAGAATATACCAGTTGCGGATTACCTTGATAATGATGCTAATAACATAGTTATAATTTATAATAATAAAGCTTATGGTGTTAATAAAGCGCTATTTATGTTTAATAATGAAATGAAGAGATGCATTATAGCTAATAACGCTTTGCTTAAAAAGGCTACTTATGATAACCCAGAGACCTTCTATAATATAGGATATTTTATAGGGAAAAAGGCTATTGTGAATCAGAATACATTAAATAATGTCTTAAAAGAACACAGGATTATCGAGCTAACTTCAAAAACCTCAGGAGATACTTATATAAATAAGGAATTATTGGAATTAACAACAATAGGCTTAATAAAACCTTCTTCTAAAAAATCGGTAGGAAAATTTAACTTTCAATACGCGTATGAAGATGTGTATTTTGATGAATTAATATCTTTAATCTTAAAACAATATAGTTTGTCTATGTATTTTTATATAAATAAATGTTTGTTAAATTCCAAATTATATAATAATGATAAACCGCTAAAAAAAGAATTAGCCGAAATATTAAAAAATGATTTTCCAAAGAGCAAGGTATTTAAGAACATAGATTTTAAAAATCATATAGATAATATAATTACTAAAATAGATAAGGGTTTTATTGAAGCCGCGCCACGATATGAAAAAACATATATTCATAAAGTTTTCTATAGAGGAATGAAAGGAAAATATATTAATATAAATGGTAATGAATTAGAAAATATAGGCGATACAGCGCTTATCAAGACTTATACATCTGTTTCAGCTGACTATGCCACCGCTAAAAACTTTGCCCCACCAGGAGGAAAAGCTGCTATTTATATAATATATCTGGAAGAAGGATTGCCTTTTATCAATATGGTATCAAATGCGGTATTTAAAAATGAAAGAGAATATATATTACCGCGAAATATAATTTTTGAACTTATAAGTAAAAACGGAAATGAATATACTGTATTAGCAAAACCCTTTAAACCAGACCAATTCGCCATTAAAACAGGGTGTTTCCCATTAGACTTTTACGATATCAAGCCTGCGTCGCCTTCCAAGATATCTCTACCATCACCTGCAAAATCAAAGACAAAATCTAATATAGATTCGGGTAAAAGTAAAGGAAAAAACAATATTATACCTGTTAAATCAAAGAGATGTCCTAACGGAATGGTGCGAAATAAAATAACAAAAGAATGCGTCCCTAAACAAACTATAAAGCAAAAGGCAAAGCCTAAGTCGCCTATACCCAAGCCTAAGTCGCCCGAGGCAAAGCCTAAGTCGCCTAAGTCGCCTAAGTCGCCTAAGCCTAAGTCTAAATTGGGGCGTTGTCCTAAGGGAACTCGTCGTAATCCTAAAACATTACTATGTGAAGCCAAGTGAGGCTAAGTGTGTAAATAATTATAATATAACAGCTTATTTTTGTAAAACTATATAATTATAATTATATATTATATAATAATATAATGTTTGATAATCTGCTATATATTTTCTCAAAAGATACAATTGATTCCGCTAGCGTTGATAATAATTATTATGTCAGAGAGGTTGATAAGCTCAATAAGACGTTGCTTCAAAAAAACAGCGAACTACAGCTTTTACAGCGCAAATATAACAAGCTACTCAATCATTGCATAGAGAACGAATTGGCCTCTAAATTGAACAATAAAAAACGCATAGAATCAATAATAATTCAAGACATCCAAGATTCCAGCAAATCCCTAGATAGCCCTGTGGATTCCGGAGATGGCGTTGGAGATGCGATATATATCCGTGAAAATAACAGAGACACGAGCGATAACGACGAGTACGAGAAGATATAGAAAAGAAGTATTTATTTTTGTATAATTTTCATAACACTATCAAGTTTTTTTTCTATTGAAATAATGTTGTGTTCAATCAATAACAATATGGTATCATATTTAGCTTTTAATTCAATATTTTCATTATCTATGTGGTATTTATTATTTTTTTCAATATAGCTATCTATCATTTCCCTCTCAATATTATATTTATTTGACAAATTATCTATATCCGTATTACCATTCTTATATTCTGGGTATATAATAAGTGATATTGCGCGGCATTTAATAGCAACAAGAGTTCTTTTGTGTTCTAATGCTATGTATTCATATGTTTTCTTCTCAGCAATTTCTTGGATAAGTTTAGCATCTTCTTCTGGTTTCCATTTAGTATAAGTACAATTAGTTTCTTCATTATTCATTACATTCATTTTTTCAATATATTTCTCAATAGCAATCTTTTCTATATTATATTCTCGCGACAAATCATCTATGTTTGTATCGCCCTGATTATATCTTAAATATATAATACTTGATATTACCCGCGATCTAATAGCTCCAAGAGTTCTTTTGTGTATCAATGCTATTTCTTTATAAGTTTTCTTCTCGGCAATTTCTTTAATCAATTGCAAATCTTCTTTTAGTGTCCATTTGTTATAGGAACAGCTAGTGAGTTCATTATTTTTTAATGTAGAAATATAACTATACATTTGCATATTAACAATATACACATATATGAATGTCATTTTTTATACAATGATATAACGAGTATGAGAAGATATAGATATAAATAATTAGCTTATTAATAATGTATGTATGAGCTTCAATGTCTGAGGGAACTATATGATGAATGGTTTGGTAATAAGGATTATTGGTTTTCTAAAAATAGCAAGATAGATGTATATTTATGCGACAAGTACTATAAATACATAGAGATTACCGAGAATATTTATGAGAATTATAAAAATAATCAGTATTATTATGAAGATAAGACAATAATAGCATGTATTGTATTATTAGACCAGATATCAAGGCATTTTAAGAGAGTTTATGATACTAATATAGATATAATTGAGTTTTCCAGAAAAGCTGTAAACTTCTCTAATATACTATTATTATACGATGAATGTCGGGACAGTAGATTTACGATAGATGAATTGAGTTTTATATATTTGCCATATAGGCATTTGAAGGATATTGACAAAATATATGAAATTATTGGTATATATATTAAGCTATATGAAAAGGCTGGCACAGAAGATAAATTGAAATGCCGAAGATATCTTCAAGCGACTCTTAATAATATTTACACAGATATCAATCTATTATCTATGAAAAACAGCATACGTGTAAAATCCTGGGGTGATATCAATAAGGATATATTAGACCCAAGATGTCTTGAAGATAGCAAAATTGCTACCGTTGTATGTCCAATTATTCACGAAAATATGCGGAATGAAATAGATAAACTCAAAGATGGCTCTACGATTATCGTGTCATTATCTGGGGGTGTTGATAGTATGGTAGCCTTGTATTTATGTAAGTATATTAAAGATACTTATAATCCTCGTAAAATTAAGAATATAATTGCCATTCATATAAACTATAATAATCGCAAGCATTCGGGAGATGAATTGGATTTCGTAAATTATTACTGTAATAAATTGGGAGTCAAATTGTATTTTAGGACTATCAAAGAAATCTCTCGCAATAATTGTTTACACAACGGCTTACGTGATTTATACGAGGATATTACAAAAAATATAAGATATGATATGTATCGCTTGAATATCAAGAATGATAGCACATATATTTTACTAGGACACAACAGAGACGACTGTTTTGAAAATGTAATAACAAATATTTCAAATAAAAGCAATTACAACAATCTTTGCGGTATGGAGGTACTTAAAGAAATCGAAGGAATGCTTTTTTGGCGGCCATTGTTGAATATAGAAAAGAGGCATATTATTGATTGCGCAAATATCAATAAGATACCCTATCTATATGATAGTACTCCTGCGTGGTCTGTTCGTGGGAAAATTAGAGACGCTGTCAGACCTTCATTATTACTTCTCAAAAACAACGAAGGAATAGAGGACAATTCTATGATAGATTCATTCTTTTATTTGAGAGATTATATAGCAAATACACAAGATATTTTCAATGAGCTAATAATAAACAATTTGATATCTAAAATAAAATATACGGACGTTGAGAATACTCGCAAATATATTGCAGAATACAGCAAAACAGAATTGTCATCGCTAAAATATATAGTAATCACCAAAATATTCTTTACCAAATTAAATATTAGATATTCCCATAAGGCCATTAAAGACTTTTGTGAATATATTGCGACTCTTGCGACTATCGGGAAGGCTCAGAAAGGTCGCAAGTTCATACTAAGCAAATCATGCATAATAGATATAAAAATAAATGGCAAAAATAATAATTATTATAATATTATAATAACATAATAAAATGATAGGATACTATTTCATTCAAAATAAATATATATTTGTGGGTAATAAGGACAAGGATACTGATATAAATGGAAATGATAAATATGCAAAGGAAATGTCAGTCCCTTTGTTCCTACAAGGCCAACAAGTCCCTTTGGTCCCACCCATTCCTCCCGCTGCTCCCGCTGCTCCACAAGTATCAGGCATTATAATAAAAGAATATTTTGAAACAAAGGAGGATGAGAATGAAAACTTAATTCACAATAATAAAAACAAAGGAACTAATATTGCTATGACATACAAAAAACTATTGAAATATATTTTTTGACAACTTGATGTAATTATATTAGCTAGTATTAGTATATAAGCGAGTATTGCTAGCATATAGAGGAATCTTGTTTTCAAAGGGATAATATAGGGCACGAAATGAGTTTTTGATAGTATCTAAAACGCTTGGTCTATCTTTTTTACTTTCAAATAATTTATATTTGTAAATATTATCATAGTCAGAATAATCTGCATAATATGTCGGGTAAGTATTATTGGCCGGATATAGAGGATAGATAGGGTTAATGGGATTGATTGGGTAAATAGGCCTGGGAACTATGGTATTCGCGATAGCTGGAAGAAAATTAGTAAATGCAATAGAAACTGTTAAGAGCGACATAGAAGACAATAATGTATATCTAAACATCGATAATATTAATAATATATTATATATTGTGCCATTTCTTTATATTCTTTCGTCATCATTATTGATTTTCCGAGAGTTTAAGAGATTTATTGTCTTTTAAGAAGCAGGCAGGGACATTAGCTATTGGCAAGTCGGTTTTTTGAAGTTTCACGCTGTAATCATATATTTCATTATAATTATTATTAGGGTCTTTATTATCTGCCATATCATCTACATATACTTTCTCTAATTCACTATCAAAAGTACTATTTTTTATGAAAGGCCTTATTATTTCTACTTCAAAATTATCATTATCTTTCATCAATTTACCCTTGTCTTTATCATTGTATAGCAATATGTTGTTTTTATTAACATAATCGATGTCGTTTTTATTAGTCATTTTCTTAAAATCCTCATTATATAAATTGACAAGCTTTGGAGGTGCAGGATTATTTTTTTTATTTTCAAGAGAATTATTCATATTATTAGTAATGTTTGGATATTCTGAATTATTTGTAGACTGTGCATGTTGTCCAACATCTTGTTCGCCTTTTTGATTAGGTATTAAAATATACTGTTTATTATACATAAAATAATTGATATAATAGGCAATAGACATTATTAATATAGCAATCAGAAATACCCAAAGTATAGCTTCCATAGAATTGTCTTCTTCCATTATATTATTACTTTATTACTATATTACATTAATATTTTTAATCATATTCATCGTTATTCGTCATTATTCGTCATCGTCATTAATAAACATTGGCTTCTTTGCTCCTTTGGTACTGCTGGCACCACAGGCGCCAGCATCGTCTGCGTCGTCTGTGTCCCCATTGTCTATTTCTATTTTTTCATTATCTTGATAATATGATATTTTGTATTTATTATTAATATAGAATCTCACGCGGGCTCCTGTTTTTCTATGGAATACTGAGAACTCGTCTGAAATATCAATGCATAGCGGAATATATTTTCTGTCTTCTGGACGTTCTCTCAAAATACGCCCAATAGATTGCTGGATATCTGAAATAGGCGATGCAAATATTACAGTATTCAGCGTTGGTACATTGAAGCCCTCAGAAGCTAATTGAAAAGTTGCCAAAATAATTTGTTTTCCAGATGATACATTCAACTGCTCTTGCTTCATTCCACCAACATAATATCCGTAGTCCTTATTAGCTATATTTTTATCTACTATGTAATCTTCAATTGATTTCAATTGATTCCTTCTTTCGCTCAATATAAGCACCCTTCTATCTGGCTCATTTTTCAGTATTTCTATTAAAATAGAGATAATATATTCAGTTCGTGGTTTATAAGAGCATATATTGTTAATCATTGCTGCGATATTCTCTTTACCATTCCACATTTTCTTGATAGCTGAATATTCTATATCAGGAACATAATATTTATGAATATTTACAATTACATCTGTATATTCCTTGTTTTTAACAGAATACACAGAGCCGCCGATATAATATTCAAATACTTTGCGCATTCCATCCTTGCGATTTAGTGTGGCAGATAATCCAAGAATTATAGGAGTATTTAGTTTCTTAAATGCCCTACAAAATACCTGAGCGCCCGTATGATGTACTTCGTCTATTATTACAAAGCCTATATCTTCAAATATTTTGCTATCATAATCTCTCATAGCAAGAGATCGTAGGGATGCTATAATAAAATCTTTATTTTCAACATCTACCTTGTTCTGCTTAATGATTCCTATGGATGCCGCAGGAGCGAACTCTTTTACAGTTTCGATAAATTGCTGATTCAAGAAATCTTTGTGACTAATAAACATCGTTTTTTTCTTCAAAGCACATGCAATATATAAACTCATAATTGTTTTGCCAAAACCACATGGTACAGAAATAATACCACCCATTTTGCGAGGATTTCTTGCAGCTTCTAAAAAATTATTAACAGGCTCCATCTGCGCTTCTCTCAATTTTCCAACAAACCCAACAGATATATCGGTACCGGCTCCACCTGCGCCGGACAATTTTAGAACTTTTGGAACACCGTAATTAACTAAGCCGTAATATCTGGGAATATAGATTCGCTTCTCAGTTTCTCTATATAGTTCAAAAACAACTTCGTCGACATCTTTGTTATTCCCCATATCAAAATTAACTTTTGGCTTCATTGTCAGCTCTTTTTTAATTTTTTCAATTTCTTCGGGTTTTAAACATGTTTTTGATATACTATATCCATTCGTTGATAACATTATTATAATACATATAATAATATATATCATTTTTTTATATGAATTATAATAGGAATATAACAATAAATGTATATCAACACATTTAGATTATTAGCATTCATTATATTGTTTGCTGTTATAATTATTGTTGAAATACCTTTTAAAAAATTATTTAAAGACCCTACAATGCAATTGTATATTGCAGTTATATGTATAGCAATTCTCATGTTATTAGATAATATAACAGGGTTCATATTAACAATTGCAATCTTAATCATATATTTTAGAGTTTATACAAATGAAATAAAAATGAAAAGGGACCGTGAAAATATGCAAGACATGAATGACAACAAAGAAGAAAAAAACGCATCGGTTACGAAAGCTAAAAAAGAGAAAGAACATACAGAAGACACTCGCAATACAGTCGATAATAAACCGGATAGCCATAAAGATTCTTTAAAACAAGATGGAAGTGAAAAAAAGTGCGATAAGGGATGTGACAAATGTTCTATGGAAATGCCAAAGAAAAAAAATATATTTAATGAAATGGCTGTCGATAATTTCGTTCCTTATATAACTGAGGAAAACTTATTGGCTGCACAAACAAATATTATAGATGTTTATAATTATAATTTATGTATCAACAATGATGATATAGATACCTTAGATGTTAAAAGAGGGCCTTTGTGTGATATTCAAGGATTACAAGATATTCCTGATTTAGGCGATAACAAAAGACTCAGGGGATATGACACATACCATAGTCGTCTCGGCAATTTAACATATGATATCTTGTAATATATTCAGCATTATACCATATCTCTTTTATTGGGAGGGACATATGGTATTGCGAGATATTTGAAGATGTCTTCTTCTGATTTAATTATATCAGCAGTATCTATAAACTTCTTGGTATTATTATTTTTAATACCATATTCTGACAAAGACCATCCTTTTTCAAGAGCTACTCTTCGCATATATATATTGAATGAATAAGAGCCTGTAAAATATAGTAGAGCGAAATAGTAATACGAGGGGTCGGCTATCAGTATATCTATTCTTCTTGCAGGCAATTCTGGCGATAATTTACACAATCCCATAAACTTGCTTTTACCACTAGCCAATGTCTCTATTATATATCCACCGTCTGTAAGTTCACTTACTAACTTTTTAATATTTAAATCATCACGATTTTTAATAAGAATATCAATATCCCCCATATCCTTATTTTTCCTTCTATAACTTCCCACAAGTTCAAACTCAATATCTTTGTACACCTTTTTAAATATAGTATCTATAATTTTATAATGTTTTTTACCTTCACTCATAGGAATACGCGTATTCATATCATTATAATATTTTAAGCCAATTTTCTGCTTTTCATTTAGCAATTCTGGTCGTTCATAGAGCTCTTCAAAAGTACTTATATTACTCATAAGCTCATTTATTTTAACAGGACCAACTCCGTACAATTTGCCTAATTTTTTCTGTAATGAAAATTGCGGGTCGTTTAATGCCTTTTCAACGGCTGTCATTTTACCCGTCTCAATCAACTCTTTAATCTTTGCATTAATTTTCTCACCAATACCATTTATATTCTTAATATCATCCATATTATTTATAGGCCCTTCAAATATCTCCAGAGAATCAATAACTTTGCCATATGCTCTCGCTTTAAAAGGTTCCTTATTAAGTTTATCAAAATCCTCCAATATTTTAAGATTATCTATAATAGCCCTCTTATAATCAACAGGAGCTTTCTCTTTTGGAGCTTTCGCAGCTTTCGCAACTTTCGCAGCTTTCGCAACTTTCGCAGCTTTCGCAGCTTTTTGTTTCTTTTCCTTGGGAGCTACTACTGCGACCGCGTCGGGAACAGGAACGGGGGCTTCACGCGGGACTTCTGGGATATCCTCTTTGGCTGGGGCTGGCTGAGGAGGAAGAGGAATCGGTAACAAGGGAAGAGCGAGTAACTCTTGTTTTTTGTTTAATTGCTTTAAATAATTGGCACCTACGCATTTACCTGTACGAGGGTTTAGGACTTTAGGAGGATTACAAACTTTACTCGTCATTCTTATTTATTAAATATAATAAATATTATAAATATCATTCAATTTTTTCTTTTTTTACATCGATTTCGTTTTTCTGCGAGTATTTGTCTTGGGGCTTGACAATTTTTCAAAATTAACTTTGTAAGGCTGACGAGGACAGGGCGGTGTCATTATATCATAGGGAATGTCTTTGGTACAGTTCTTCAACAAAGGTATTCTTTCCATCTTATCATAGATATCTTTAAAAGGCTTTTTCTTTGCCTTGCATTCGTGTATCAATTGTTTATTATAATCATTAGGGATTATGCCATAAGTATATATTAGTGGGAATGAAGAATAACTGTCTGCTACCTTGTGGTCAAAGTATATCGGATATTCTCTTATATATTTAGAATTACTTCCGTAGTATAAGAAGAGCTTTTCAATTTTCTCTTTTGACATCAATTCATATATTGGTTTCATAATATAGAGGCTTCTGTCTAAAAACATAATAGAACCTTCATTCAAGTTATCAGTATAGCTCTTTTTAATTATATCAATAGCTGTATTTGACATAAAAGGGATTAAGATAAATATGTCAAACTTTGTACGCGGGAAATTATCTTCTATTGTATTAGACATTTGTGACCCTGAATAACTCGCGTCATCGGCTATTATAACTGGCAAGGATTCATCAAGCTTTTTAACATCATTTATAATCTTAATAGTATATTTCTTGTTATTTATATATTTCTTAACAATCTGCATTATCCAATACGAAGATTTATTGACATCATCTATATTTATAAAGAATTGTAATACGTTGGTCTTTAATATTTCCAACATTTCTTTAATTGCTACCCTGTATGTTTTCAAAAATTGGTTATGATTTATATAAACGGTTTTAAGGATAAACTCAGAAGCTATTTGTCTTATAGAAGGGTCGCTTCTCTCTAACCATAATGACACATTATTTATATCAAATGGATGTCTATTAGGCTTCTTAATAATTATGCTACCGGAGCTCTTGCTTTTGCTTTTATCACTCATTCTGATATATATGTATATTTATAATGAAGGAAAATGCAAAAAATATAAAAATATATAAAAGGAATATAAATCAGGGATACATACGGAGAGAGGTATTAGATGCTGTATAATATGCGGTATGTAAACTTAGAAGATTCTAGCGATTCGTATACTGGTATTACTATATATTTGCATATCTTATTCTCATTTTTGATATACATTGTGTTTATAGAGGCTATATTGGCTTCTGTGTGTCTATCTTCGGCCTTTAATTCATCTTGCTTCTTGCCATTGTATTTTCTGAGATATTTTGTAATATAAAATCCTTCAATATCGCAGAAATATTTGGCAGGGTCTTCTTCAAGCTCTATTTTAATATGAAAGATATCACACAGCATTTTAGATACTTCTAGCATACTATTGGCAAACTTAGGGAACTCAAAGTATTCGGAATCTTTCTCTTCAAAATTATTTTTAAGCTGATATACCCCAGTTATTTTATCTCCATTATTGAAAGGCTCTAGGTATTTATTGCTGTCCAATTTCTTGCCTCCATGCTTCACTATGACATTCTTAGCACATTCCTCCATCACCTGGCATATATTTTTACACCTTTTCGTAGAATATACATCGGTAGCCTTTTTGCGCTTATCCCAATTTCTGAATCGCCCTGTAATTCTACCAAACAATTGATACATAGTGTCATTCAATATATTATCATATCCAAATATAGCAGCAGTGAAGCTACCTAGCTTCTCAGATACCAGCGTCTGACCCATTCCTACACAGATAAAGCCAATATATACAAGCGGCCTTTCACTTATATTATTGGTCTCCATATAATTTGCTATCAAATCTCCTAGTTCGCCTTCTTTCAATATAATAGACCATGTTATCGTGTCGCCATCTTCATCTTTGTATTGAATGCTCTTTTCAGCACTATTCAGAACCACAATTACACACGAAGGCTCGTGTTTAAATAGACACTCTCTTAAATAACTGTGGGTTATCCTTCGTATATTAGCGGGTATAAATACGCGACTATATTTACTCAATATTTCCGGATACTTTTTGAGAGTATCCTTGATAAAATTGATAGTAAATATTTCATTATCCCGCAGGCCCACACTTTCATAATCGGTATTTTTCGTACTTTGATATGCACTGTCATTGTCTCCATAGCATATAAAGTTAATATCATTGTAGCCTATGTAATCTGTGTCATAATAGTTATCTATATACAATATATTGATGTTAGACCAGAACCCAATCTTATTGTCACTCCATATATTATTGGGTGATGCAGACATCGCATATATCGCAGATACTATATCCAAATTATTTATGGTCTCAATATGTTTGCGAATATTACAGGTAGTATTCTTAATATATTTATGAAGCTCGTCAAAATACACGAAGACACGCTTGACGGCTGTATTGCCCTCGTTGAGTTTATATATAGTATCAAAACAATCATTGAATCTCTTAGTATTACTGCACGCTATGACAATCCGAGGCATCTCCCATTCCGTCTTAGTCTCTGCCTCATCGACCTCTCTTGTCTTCTTTGGCTTTGCATCAGGTTCATTCAATATATGCTCAGCCTGTTTGATATGCTTGTAATCTCCCTTATATACCGACGCAAATACACATACAGAGCCATCTCCATATTTTTCATTGACTTCGCTAAGTCTGTTAGAGAATTGTCTATTATTCAAGAGTGTATTCATAGTAAGTACGATGTGAATACTACGCCCTTTCTCATCATCTTGTTCCATACTCTCCATAATTTTATTGACTATGACGAATGTCTTGCCCATCTGTGTAGGAAGAACACACAAATTGAACTTGTTGTGTGTCATAACACAGGCCTAAGCGGTGGCTGCTTTTGTAGTCTTTTGGAGAGAGATATGAGGCTTTTAAAAAAGTTTCAAGCCAAAAACTCTTGAAATAACCTATATATAAGATTATTAGGCTTCTATGAGTCAATTTTTATGCCCGCCAGAACATATTTATTACAGGGGTATAAAAAAATATATATGATATTTAGATGGATTATAAAAGGTTTGAGGAATATATTTATAAATATGCCGTCGAATATAACAAGGGTAGGGCGAAGGCTATTAAGCGCGTAGAAAAAGTCCAAAAAACATTAAACTATACAAATGAACAAATAGCTGATATTATTACATCTTTTGATAATCTATTGAGTAAAAATGTATATAAATATTATTATAATAAAATTGTTTCAACAGGTAAAAGCATATATACTAAACATGATGGTGCAATGCCCGAAGATAATGTTAAGACTTGTATATCTAAAATGTACAAAATAAATCCTCTTGAAAATATGAAAAGCTTATCAAACAATACCTTTGCCACAAAAATAAACGGTAAAAATAAGATTATTAATTTTGCACACTACGAAGATTATAGTATTGAGGAAAATTATAAAAACTTGATGAAACGCAAGTTCATATATAAAGAACTTGGAAAACTTGGCTTGATACCAAAAATAAATGATATTATTATGTGTAATAAAAAATGCGATAATTCCAAGACACAGATAGTTAAAACAGCAGATTCGGGATATTATATAATAATATATGATAATCCTGCTGACTATAAGCAATTAAATGCTGAAAATATTAACAACCTTTCAAGTGAAGACAAGAAGAAGTTGTTTAATAATTTAGAAATATTTGCGCAAAAAATACTTGATAATAAAATTATATCATACGTAGAGTTTGTCGGGGAATATCATGAAGGAGGTTCAAAATGGCTATTTTTTGATAATAACTTCAAAATAGTAATGATGATGACTGATAACTATTCTATGTATCAATTTAGCGATAAGGAAAAAGCTACCATGAATAAAAAGACATTTTATAAAAAATTAACTAGGAAACTATTCAATAATGCCGAAAGAATACAGGGTTTATATATCAAAAAATATATAATATTAAGATTATTGCAAGAAAAGCAATTGATTTTGTGAGGAAAGATAAGAGTAAATTAAAATGAGGCAAATTAAAAATTGATAGCCTTTTAGTTATTATTTTTATATATGATGGTTTCAAGCTATCTCGACCTTCTCGACGAAGATTTGATAATGAAGATTTTTGAGATACTCACGAAGGCTATTGAGAAGGAGATTGTTGCAGCTGAGATTACAATGGACGACATAGATGACCGTGTATGTGGAAATAATATAACCGATAAGTGGCTTCTCGGTTTAGATATTATCAAAAAACGGAATCCGCGAAAAATCAGGATTATGGTGGATAATAAAGAGTATACAGTACCACACGATGTATATTCAATAACCTACGGACACATCAAATATGATATTGCAGATCCGCATTTGAACTCAAACATTCATCTATTTACAAGATATCCTCTCGACAATGTTATAGTTATCTTGCGACAGGACACTGGCAGCGATTTGATAGACGAAGAAACAGGCTATTTTGATTTCGTAATATTACAGAGTCCCGTCCTTAAATCCCCTCTATATCTAGATATATTGAGAGAGACAAATAAACTATATTTGGAATTATCTACTATCCGCGATTACTACGGAGATGATAATATATTATCACACACATTTCATATAAACAACAAGGAGATGGCTTCGGGATATGACTCATGTTGCTATAAATACTATAACATAACAGAAGAGGATTTTGCAAAATACAACTATATAACAACCAATGTATTTGAATAAAACTCCTGAGTAGCGAGTGTGTATATGTGTTTGTCGAGTATTATATTGTCTATATTTTTTGTTTTTTTAGAGGAAAATAAAAATTGCAATTTGAAAAACTTAGTATATTATATAAATAAAAAAATGATAGTATATAAATAGGATTATAAAGGACATAATGGCGATTACATATAAAGCGAATGTTGTCGAGGATGTTCTTAAAGTTATGGAACATTTGAATGATACAAAAATATCCAAACCTATTATGACAATTTATGAGTTTGACAAAATAATTGCTCTTAGAACACAACAAATTGCATCTGGCGCTCCTCTATTTATTAATGATATGACGACTGATATCAAAAGTAATATGGAATTGCGTCAAATAGCCCTAAAAGAACTAACAGAAGGACGATTGCCTTTTATGGTTGAGAGAAAATTGCCTAACAACAAGAAGGAATATTATAGGGTTCGTGACCTTGATTTAGTAGCTGTAAGAGACAGGATTAGATAATTGGGAGCTACAAAAATTGATATATAATTTTGTGTATTATATTACATTATCACATTACAATTAATCTGATAAAGATTAATAGGCAAAAATGACGAACACACAGCGGATTGATGATGATATCTTGGATTATTTGAAGAATCATATAGATTTTAGGGAATATGAAAAGATGAAGAAGGTATCCGTAAAGTATCGCAAGTTATTTGATTTGTCTCCATTGCTATATAGTAAAAGCTATGATAAACTGTTGTATATCAAGGGGATAACTGTTGAAATTATTCTTAAAATTATTGACGGCAATATTAGGAATAAATACAGGTTCAAGAAAAACAAGCAGATTATTAAAAAGCTAATGAAATATGAAGAGTTAATTGGAATTGCTATATATAATAATTGTTCTTTTGTGATAGAGTATTTGATGGATATTATATATAATACATCTAAGAGAAAATGCGAGAATATCAAAAATACTATGATAGATTTATATGAAAAAGAAAATCTGTATTACAGAAATCTGGATATGTTCTGTTCAACACTCACAATTATTACCAAGTATTTTAAAAACGATACTGATTATTACTATAACGAGAACTTGGAACTGCTATATAAATTAAACATAGGTTTGCTATTATTTATAATTGTCAAGAAGTTTAGCTTATATTCATATATTATTGCTAATGCTTCGCAATCCAGTATAATCAATCTATTCTCTATGCATAACAAAAAGATTGACGAATATCTCGCAAATATCTGCGAAGAAGAACTATATGGAGATGAAAAATATTTCAAAAAATATTACATCAACACAATAGTATATTTAATGAAAACACTATATATTGATATATCGCCCACATTGTCCGCTTCGTCTCAGGGTGTGAGCGATAAAAGCTACGAGGGCAACAGTATGACTCATATCATTCCTTGTATATATATGATTACCGATGAGACTGACAGGGCTGATGACATATAATAATAAGGGTTTATATATAAAAAATGATATTAATTATTATATATTTTTTATATTAAAAATGAGTGATTTGTTTTTACAAGACGATATTATTGATGTTTTGAAAGCTAAAATTGATATTAAAGATTATGATAAATTGAAAAGGGTATCAATTAAATATAAGAGATATTTTGATTTGAAGCATATGATAGATTCTAAGAAATATGAGGAGATTATGATTATATACGGATGTTCAGTAGATATTCTCACAAATATAATAACAAGACATGTAATTGAAAAATATAATTATGTAGAGATTAAGGAAATTACACAACAAATCTTGAAACACCAGGATAGATTTAGTTTATCATTGGATAACAAGGGACATTATATATTAAAATCCTTGATAACACTGTATTATAATTGCTATAATAATAATTACAAGGGTATTATAATGTCACTATGGATTTTTCACAATATTTGTAATAAAATGATGACTCTCACAAATCTTGAATATTTCATTCAGCCTGTCATATCATATATCGAGGATGTTAATCGTGAAAATGTATTAGCTCAATTTAATATAAACGATTATGAAGACGATGATAATTACGATAATATTAATAATCACAAAATCCTTATTTGCATAAATCTTAATATATATTTCTCAATTATTATGAAACGCCTAAAAATTATAATACCTGAAAATTCGGAAAAAAAAATAGATAGACAGATGATAGATGTTATTAACAGTGGCTTACGAGAAAATGTATTAGATTACATAGATTTCAACATAAATGCTCTCAGCTTCCCTGACTATTACATAAACTATGTTAAATACCTTTGCACTAACATAATGCTATGATGCGAAAACGAAAGCTAAAATAGCGGTAATATACAACTTTTGTGTAAACATACTATATTACAATATTGATAATGATCTGAAAAATCTGTTATAATTGTTGTACCGTTTGCTGTCAAATATGAAAACTTATGAAACCCTTTTTGCTCTAAATAATTTATGACATCTATCAATTTCGTTTTATTATCTAAAAAGGTACCTCCATATTCAAACTGAATAACTTTTATTTTTTCTATATAATCTTCAAACCCTTTGATAACATTCAATTCATATCCTTCTGTATCTATTTTAAGGAAATCGATATTTTTTATATTATTATTTATGACATAATCCTTGCCAGTTTTAATATCCAATAAAATCTTATTGGCATCATCACTAATACGACAGCTATTTGTTCTATCATAGAATGATTGATACTTCGGATAATAATAGGTCTGTTTATTCTCTTCTCCTAGACCAAAGTTATTAAAGTGGGCAGCTTTATTTACATTTTTATTTTTCTTTAATTCTTCTATAAATTGACTTACCGGATCAAAGTAATGAACTTCTCCGGCAAAATTGACAAACTCGCTGTCAGAGCGACATCCTACATCAAATATACAATCTATCTTGTCTCTAATATTCATGAAAAATGCATATTCTCCATTTGTTTTGGAATCGCAATTATTAAACATGATAACTTTTAACTTTAATAAATAATAATATATATTATAATACTCATTTTTCGCACCAACAATGGGCGAGACCGCCCCCAACGCGGTTTTATTTAGAGGCTACCGAGAGGCTACCGAGAGGCTACCGAGAGGCTACCGAGAGGCTACCGAGAGGCTACCGAGAGGCTACCGAGAGGCTACCGAGAGGCTACCGAGAGGCTACCGAGAGGCTACCGAGCTATTTATAATACCATTATGATGTCTCAAAAAGAAACCAGGTTTTTCTAAATATTGAAAATTAAAATTTGAGTACATCTCTCGATTTATTTTGTAATTTCTAAAAAACTTTTGAAATTTTTGAAAAAACAGAGAGATGTACTCAAATTTAAAAATGAAAAAATATAGATATTCCAGTGTCAAGAACTGCTTTTTTAATCTAAGTATATCTATAATGGGGCTATTTTAGTGATACATAATATCTGTATTTCCACAGCTTCTTTCTGTTTTTATTTACAAAGGCCCTATATTTAGTGTTCCATATTTCACACCAGCTATCCTTGGAATAATTACTCATATTTAATATGTAATTTGACGAAGATATATAAGGTCTGCGCATAGTTTTTCCTCCTGTTGAAAAGAATACCATATCATAGACATTCTGATACATTACCCATTCATAAGAATCACAAGAGAACTCCATAAACCATCTAAAGCCCTCGCTCGGTTTTATATTACAAAGATTCATATAATTTCCTATAACCATTAAGCGTTTGATATGATGCAAATAGCCTGTATCAAATGCTTCTCGAATGCTGTCATCCGCGGGGATAATCCCTGTATTCCCAGAATACCATTCTTTCCCAAGCAATTTATTATTTCCAAAATAATTTCCAGAAAAATCTACATATAAATAGCATAAATGCTGATACTCTCGCCAGAATAATTGTCTTATAAAGCCTTCATAGCTATTCATAGGAATATCACGAGTCTTTCGTTCTTTTTCTAATATATCTATGATATCTCTCGGATTTAAAAGGCCTATGTTTATTAAAGCAGACATTAGAGAATGGCATAGGTGTCTATTATTCTTATCTATATAATCTTGATAATTCCCGTAATTTTTCAGTTTATTTTTAATAAAATGTTCTAACCATTTTATAGAATCAGCATGTGTTATAGGATATATAAAATCTATTGAATCTCCTGCATTATTTATTTTTATAATTCCGTAGTTATTTTTAAAATGCTTCTCTACATATTTGGAGGCATCGTCAATATACTTAGATATATCTTTTCTCACAACTACATCCACGTAAGGCTGAGATACACATATGATATTCTTCGGCTTCTGTCTATTCAGTTTATCCTGTGATTTAATTTTTGGTATTATATTGAGTTCCTTCTTTGACCACATATAAAAGGCATTAAAGAAAAACTTGTCAGTTTTCCTGCGATATCTCTTGATATGTTCTCGTGTCAGTAGTAAATTGGGAGTATCCCTGTCGTATATTACGGTATTCTTGGGCAATTTTAATATATCCAACTTATTTATCGGGTAATACAGAGTATATTGCTCGGATTCTGCGAGTTTCTTGCCGAACTCCACATATACCACAGAATAGCCACTTTTTTTCATTAAATCATATTGATATCTCATAGTTGCGCGATGTAACAACAACTTTTTTTTATTATAATTATAATCTGTAAAAAAATGAGGGCATTCCCATATTATATACTTGAAATACTTATTAAAATGTTTGATATCAAATAGTTGATTTGGCAGAATTAGAAAAATCATTTGCTGTTATTCTTATTTTTATTCTTAAATCTTCTATTATTCAATTACTTTTTTAATAATACATTGTTTATTTTAAGGGCTACGGCATCAACGGTATAATTATCGTTATAATATTTCATATCCTTATCTTCTAATATCGGGCGATTAATAAACTCCAAGTATTTTGCATCATCGTTATCCAATTCGATAATTTCATTCATTAATTTTTCATAAGATTCTACACTATCATCTTCTAGGAATAACATAGAGTTCCTATTAAATACCTTGTGTACATGATTAGAACTCCAATATATAGGGATACTCCCTGCAATATAAGGATTTACTATCTTCTCAGTAGAATATGTACCAAGCTTGTGATTTTCAAAGCATATAATAAACTTATAATTGCTTATGAATGCTCTGAAATCGTCGCTCCAATAATTGTGTCTAATAACATAATTGATATTATTGCAATATTTTCCGCCAGAATCTACTTTTTTATAGCTATTTAAAAGATGGAACATCTTATTGCGTGTATTACAGGCATCATTTGATACTATAAAACAACAGAACTTCTCGGGCACCTTTGTTATAGTTGGCCTATTTATTAACCTTTCCATAAAATTATTATTTTGTATATATACGGTATACAGAGGCAAATCTACAACATTTTTATGCGTTTCCGTAGAATACAAGAGAACATCGTACTTATCGGGATTAGATATATACGGTTCTCCTGAAAAAAATATCTTATATCTCCATTTTTTTATATCAGCAAGCGTGGGACCGAATACAGATTCAAATAGCACATTGGCTATATTTAAATTATCTGTAATCTTGAAATTACGCATAAAAGTCTTAGAAAATATCTTTTCAAATATAGCAATACTGTTCGCATCTGTATTATTTATAAAACCGTGCCAAAAAGCATTGACATATATATAATATTCCGTAGATTCCGTAGACTCCATATTCTTCACAATCTCCATAATGCCAATATGTATCTTAAATATACTATAATATAGCTCTGTTTATATAAAAATTGATTGATATATAGATATTGATAATATAACTTATGAACACGAATCCCTACTTTACTCATTGCATTAGCGATTCAATTGATGTCCCTAATGCGCCTACTAAATCAAAGGAAGCGAGAAATATGCTATACGACCATTTCACACCTCCTGGAATTAAACTGGCTATCTGTAAAGTCTTGAACTTTAATAGTTCTGAAAAAGAAGATAAATTGTAAAAATTGATTGTAGGTCATATCATATTATAATAACCTATTGCAGAATGAACACCCGCTCTCTTACCGCTACTGCTGCAGCTGCCGTCGCCGCCCCCGTCATCTCTGCCCCTGGTGGACAATTAACGGATATGCCTATTGAACAATTGTGTCCATGTGGCGGTGGACAGTCGTGTATTGTTGATAGAAGATGGGTTGGCGACTGGGTGCACGAAGATGATGTATTTACAAATGCAGGGTTGCCTCTTAGAAAAAACTGCTTTGCGAACTTTACAACAGCCCAAAAGAAGCTACTCTAAGACTTGCGCGTCTTTGAGATGATAATGTAATATATGTAATATATGTATTTTTTATTTTTGTCGTAAAAAATGATAGAAATATTTTTTAAATATTATCTTATATGTAAGTAAAATATATAATGAGAAATACTTTATTATATCCTATTACTAAATATCCTGATGCCGACGATTTTGATAACAACATATTTTGTATTGAAAATATTATATTAGGAGATTACAAAACCATTTCATCCAGAAATTATAATAGAACGACAAATTATTTTAGAAATAATAATATTACTGGGTTTAACAGGAAAAAATACAAGGTGTCCTCGCATATCCCTATGATACACGATACACTTAGCTATTATCATTTACATAAAAATATGAATGCAACCTTTACAATTGGAAAATATGCTTCTATTGATACTACTGATTTGATGTTGATGAGACAACTAATTGATAAAAAACAGAGATGTGACAGCTTACTATACAATCCCAATAAATATAGAAAGCCTATGGCACCCGCTTACAGATTTGAATTATAATCAGCAATCAGCAATTATCATATAAAATATATGTGCTATATAATTAGTAATTGATGCTAATGAACTTTGAAGCCCTCTATGATGCTATGGAGAGTATTGATAAAAAATATATATTCACATACACACTCTATAATAAAAAAATAACTAAAAAATACTTTGCTACTTGGAAGGACTATCGCCAGAGCTCAGCTCGGTGCGCATCTTTTTAGGAAGCAATATATCTATAATTATCAATAATTCCAATGCGTATTCCGTGGCATTTCTAATATATCCACATTTCTTCCTTAATATTCCTAGCGTCCTTATATCTCTATATTTTTTATTATATATACAAGGTATTAATTGATATGCTTGGTTAATATCAGCCGCAAGAAGCATATAAAATATGTATTTAATTATATTCATATTTTGTTCTAATTTATATTACTATTTATAAAAAATGATTGCTTATATGTCCTTATTTTTTGCCATCTCAGCCAGCCTATACATCGCCTGTCTTACAGCCAAGCAGTCCAGCAAGCAGTCAGCAAGCAGTCCAGCAAGCAGTCCAGCAAGCAGTCAGCAAGCGAAATGTCAGCGGAACAGAAGAACTTTGTCGTTGGCTTTCGCAATGATAGTAATAATATCAATGCCATTATGGAGGGAGGGTATGGAAAGAATATTATGGATATTATGGTAGCCATCAATTCATGCAGCGATTTTGAGGAGGCTAAGAAACAGAAGATCCCTTGTATCCAGAACTATATCTATAAAAATATGCAGCATATTGACTTCCTCATCTATCTGTACGGACACTCGCTCGTTATCCAGGACTATATTAATAGGTTTGGACCAATTGAATATTCTCCGATTCTTGATGTGGATTTTGCGACTATCATCATTGACAATATCATCATTATTTATGAGGCTCGCCAGTTCCCTGAAAATACCACACCAAAATCTATCGTTGATTCCTCAGTCAGCAACGATTCTCAGGACACTGTTGTATCCGACGAGGCTCCTGATGGCTACGACAGCTATGGCAGCCAAGGCAGCCAAGGCAGCCAAGGCAGCTATTGGGGTGGCGAAGAAGAGTTGCAACCTACATCGCAGCTAATCAATACAGATACCAATATCACAGAGTTTCTCTCTGAATTTTAAAGAAAGTTTTCGAGTGATGATGGAAGTAGGGAAGAGTTGTAGGGGTGTAGGGGGCGGGTTGTGGATTATGTTATATATTTTTTATTTTTTACTAAGTATAAAAGGATATGAAAAATCCTCCGAAAAAGCAAAATAAGCTTGTATTGAATAATATTGAGGAGCTTTTGATTAGAGAGTATTATTTGAAATATTTGCCGAATAATGGAGAGCCTTTCAATAAGCCCAATACTATATATGACAAGGAAATCCTTAATTATAGCAAAATAATTCGCCCGGTTCGCTAGATTCGTTAATTGAGATATTTTGAAGCAATCATATTCTTAATACTCTCTACGTCTTTTTTGATGGACTCGTTATCTTCTTTTAATTCTTTGATTTGTGTAGTTAATTCTTTAATAGCCTCTACAAATACAGGACCTAATCTCTCATAGCATATTGTAAGATAGGTTTTTCCAGATTTTGAAATTATGTTTCCACTCTCATCTTTCGCCATATCAAATGGTGCAATTTTAACAATTTCAGGAAGTACACTTTGAACCTCTTGTGCACTGAGACCTATTTGTTTTTCATTTTCAAATCCAGCTTTTAACGCAAATTCATTGGGGTGATAATAGTAGCCGTTAAGATTACTAATAATATCTAAGGAATTACTGATATTAGATGTAAATGTTTTCAACCTTTTGTCAGAATAACATGAGGTTATTCTACCGGTTGCTATGATATTTCCCATAATATGTAGCTTTTCTAAGGGAAGTACTGGTGGCGTTGAAGATTCGTTGAAAACTCCTACACCCATATTTCCATTGTTTGTTAGAATTGCCCTAATCTGATTGCTTTTAGCTATTTTTAATAAACTCCCTGTGCTATTCTGATTTATTTCAAATATAGAATCGACATTCGAACCTGAAACTGTTAATGCTTTCAATTCTAATTTATCTAAATCTCCAATATCAAATGTACCACCAGATATCTCTAAGCCTTCTTTAAAGATAACCTTTTGTAAAAATTTGAAATTATTATTATTTTCAAACGTACCATTGTTTATCGAGCCTATTTGATATTCAAGAACGTTGCCTCCTACGTTTTCTAATGAGAAACACCTGTTTTTATCTCCACAAAAGAGCTTGCCTATATTATCCAACGTAAAATTATTTATTCGCTGCGATATTATATTTGAATTATATTCGTCCATATTAACGCCATTTATTTTATAGACCCCATCTACAATATTGATATTTCCATTAACTATTAAGCGATTTGATGTATCCTCTGGCAAAATGCCTATACCTACACAGTGACTATCTGTAATTGTTTGGGGAGGATAAAATATATAATCATCAACTTGCCCCCATCGCGATACTGTACCGCTGTTATTTTCAAATGTTAGCTCATTATTATTGTTTAATTTGAATTGAGTACTTAATTTAAGTACTCCCAACGTATTGGAGGTTGCAATTGGATAATCTCCTAAAACATCATAAGTTAGCGGCTGCCCACCAATTAATAAATTGCTATGCGAGGGTATTTTGATATTTCCATTAATCTCAAAAGCATTCTCAATATTATCCCATTTTAAATCTTCGCTTTGAACAATAGTAGTTCTATCAATATCATTGTTATTATTTAAGTTAGCTAATATAACACCACCTTTTACATCAAATCTCCTGAGTCCAGTGCCTCCTCTCGTAACACCCAGTACACCCTGAGTAATACTAGATGCATCTATGCTCTTCAATTTAGAACCGTTTCCTTCAAAAAACAAAGTTTTTAACACATTATCTTCAAATATAAGATTTTCGGATTGACTTATTTTATTATTGCCTCCATATATCAACTGATTTGGTATAATATTTGGCACCCCTGTACCGCCATATAGGGCATTCAAAATACCTGAATTAATATTTAAGGCACTTATATTATACACATTGCTACCTGTACCAATTAGCTCTATCGCATTTATAATTCCATTAACATCCAAAGTAGACCTTGGTATTTTAGTACCAATCCCTACATTTCCTCTCATTAAAGTGGTTCCATATATATCTAAGACATTGTTTGCAGATGCATTTGCACTATCTTTATAATTAATTTGTAAAAAATTACTCGTATTCTTAATATTTCCAAGAATATTTGAAGATATTAGGATGCCATTATTGAAAATGTCTCCATTAATATCTAATTTTTTCTTAGGATTTCCATTGTTAATACCTACATTTCCATTTTCATTTATAGTAAAATAATCCGAATATAATAATGAATTGTATGTAGTATTTTGTGAAGAACTATTTAATATTTTGTAATCATTTCCACTTAATCCAATATTCCATACCATTATTTAATATATATATTATTTGTTCTCTTATTATTTTTAAATAATATAAATAATACAATTAATACAATTTTAATACAATAAGAGATACACAGATATAATATAGATATATTATAGATATTGGAGCTGATATAATGAAGGATAAGTGCAATAATCTTATTACATTAAAACAGTACGGACCGACTTGTTGGTTTAATAGTATTCTAATGGCAGTATTGTATAGCGATGAAAGTCGCAAACTTCTCTTAAAAAAATCTAAGAAGTGGAATAACAAAATCCTAATATTCAAAACCCTGAAACATATTCTAGAAAAAAAGTATTTTCGTTCAAGCAATATATATAATGATTACGAATATTTTGATAAAATAAGACCAGAATATATATTGGAAAAGCTGTATAAATATAATAAAAAGAAGTTCTCGTTTAATCCTAAAATTAAAAAGGGTGGTTATGCGCCCGCTCTGTATATAAGGAAAATCTATAAATTATTAGGTGCCAAAGTATTATTTCTGGATTATAAAGATGATTTATTATATTACTCAAAATATAATAATACGATTGTTAATAGTTCGGCAATTAAAAAGGGGCCTGTAATAGATGTCGTTGTAAAGTTTGTTTCCAAGGAAAAGGTTTTGGAGAAGTTTGAAAGTCCCGATGTTATTATTATTAATTTTACGAAATCTATTATTGATAATATACCAGGATATTACAAAGTTCCCACAGATTCGCCCTTTTATAACATAGTATCTTTTAATGACAAAGTTGAAATAAAAGGAATGAACTATATCCAAGATTCCGTCATATTATCAAATTGGAATCGCACAGAAATTGGAGGACATTCAATAGCCGGAATTAAATGCAGGGATAATAAATATGTATATAACGGATGGACGCGCGGAACTATCGATATACATTTGCAGAATGTTAATTTTACTAAGGAAGATTATGATAAAGAAAGGTTGTGGGTATCAGAAGTAATTAATAAACGAGTAGTCTATGTCAACGTTAAAAATAATTTAGTTGTAGATAAATTGCCAGCTGGTGGTATATTAGTTTCTGATAATATACATATTCCTTGCGAATTAATGAAATATGATTGGAATGTTATGAAGAATAGCGAGTTTTGTATAAATAAAAAAGAATGTATTTTAGATAATCACTCTAATAAAAGTATTAAGGATATTATACAAAAGGATAAAAACGAACTATGTTTTTCATTTAATAAAGGTCCACGTCTCCTTATATATGTTACTAAGAATAGCACATGTGTATCGGGCGAGGATAAGGGCAAAAAGGAATGTCCGGAAGGCAAAGTATTGAATCCTCTGACAAATAGATGCATAAATATTAAATCTATAAATAAATTGGCGAAAAAACCTTTTAGCAAAGCCGACAAGAAATGTCCAGAGGGTAAAGTGCTGAATCCCAAAACAGGTCGTTGTATTAAGAAGGAGAACTTCGTGAAGGCCAATATGCCAATAGGAGCTAAACAAGCCGACAAGAAATGTCCAGAGGGTAAAGTGCTGAATCCCAAAACAGGTCGTTGTATTAAGAAGGAGAACTTCGTGAAGGCCGTGGCAGTTCAAAAGATATAAGAGTAAATTATATATTTAGTTATATTCTAAATATGAAAATACTCAATTTAGTATTGTATAGTGATAATGACAAAACCTTTGTACAGATGTACGAAGTTTTGTCAGAATATTATAAGGGGCTTAGTGATGTCACAACATATTTTTATAAATACAATGAGAATATATCTGATAATATTGAGATAATCGGTGATATAATAAATATCAAAGGAAGAGAGAGCTATACGCCAGGCATATTAAATAAGACGATCGATGCCTTTATGCTATTCAAAAATAATGGCGAATATGAAAAGTATGATTATATTATCCGGAGCAATATAAGCTCTATTGTTAATTTCTCATTATTATCAGAACAGTTAGAATTGAATCCAGTAGAATATTATGGAAGTACTAACGTAGGCTATATAGAGATAGATAAAAAAAATATACCCTTTGCATCTGGGACTAATATCATAATGTCCAAGAAGGGCTATATGACTTTGCTTGATAATATTAATTTATTGAATAGAGATTTTATTGATGATATCAGTATTGCAGTATTTTTTCATAAATTAAATATAAAAATTACGAAAGTAGACAAAGCTGGGGAAAATGGCTTCGTATTTGTATCTATGTTAAAAGATGATTTGGAATATAAAAAATTAGTCAGTCACAATTATTTAGCATATCGCAATAAAAGTGAGAATAATAGGCAATACGATGTTATTAATATGAAAAATATAATAAGATATCTAACCCATAGATCGTGATAACACAATATACTAGCAATTATACGAATATAGATATGTAAGGTAATATTTGCTATTATCTATTTCCTTTAATTTTTCTACATTTAGAGAATATTTATTAGCATTACAAAAGCCTAATATATTCTCAAATAATAGAGTGTCATCTTCTAGATTATTGTTAGGATTGGCAAAAATGTTTAATATTTTGAAGCGACCGTTTGCTACCTTTCTCAATAAACAAATATAATTTACATCAGAATCCTTGCTATTGTATACTCCGACGACTATATTAGGGGTTGAGAATCTATTCTTATTTAGCCATATAGTATCGCTAATTATTTTTTCTTGATATTCATTGTTATCCTTAGACCATTTATAAAATGTACTATATACATTATTATAGTTTAATATACAAACGTTGCCATTATTATAATTGCCATATTTAGATATACTATGAGGACCTATATTTATAGGATATGAATAGATTAATGATGTATTTAATATATTTACAAAAGCAAAATATATGGCAATAAAATACCCTTTCATATATTTTATTTATTATATATATTACTTATATATTATTATTTTTTATCACGACCCCAACAATCGACAAATGAAAAATATATACAATAATAAAAGAATATTATTATAGATGAATATAACAAAGACAAATGCTAAGAAGCCTAATACAACAAAGACAAATGCTAAGAAGCCTAATACAACAAAGACAAATGCTAAGAAGCCTAATACAACAAAGACAAATGCTAAGAAGCCTAAACCTAAGTATGTTAGTGAACTTAAAAAATATTATAAAAATAGATCAAAAATGATCGGTGGCGAAACATTTGATAGCTCGGACTTTGATAGTATTATGAAATATATTTTAGATAAACTTAGCAAAAAAATAAAAAACAAACCAATACAAGGGGTATCGCAAGAAAAAGAACAAAAACATCTAATAATGTTATATGGACCTCCTGCAAGTGGAAAGAGTATAGCAAAGAAAATAATGTTATCTAAATTAGGAATAAATAATGACAATTATATTGATATAAATTTAGATGATATTATAGGTGATGATAACAAATATAGAGAAACCATTGATACTTTAAAAAATAGTTCTGAAATAACAGATGACATTCAAGAGCTTGCAAAAAAAGTATATTTTGATACACGAAACAAAGCAAAATTAGTATTTGAATTATTACTATTTATTACAAGATTATATGATATTTCATTGGTTGTTGAAGTTACCGGAAGTACATTTTGTTCTATGGTTTGGTGGGATAAAATATTATCTTTTTTTAAATCCAAAGATTATAAAATATCACTTATTTATCCATTTGTAAAAGATCAAGATACATTAATTAAAAGAGCAGCAGAAAGAGGGAAACAAATTTATAGATTTATTTCCAAAGATACTATGATAGATAGTATATCAAATGCAAAAAAAAATATAAATAGGATATTAAAAGAATCTATTGATAACCAGCGCTTTGATAATATATATATTTATAATAATGAAGATGAAAAATTTAATACATTATCGGATGATAAAGAACTAATTGAATTATTTAATAAAAATATTATGTATAAAAAAGAAGGAACCACTACCAATTCATTATTAGAAAATACACTAAATGATGTAGATGATGCAGAATATGCTAAATTAGATCCTGATTCATGTGAACTTACATATTAAAACGCATATTCTTAGTATTTATTTCACCTTACTATAACAATTTTTAGTAAGTCTTGGAATAAAAATGTTCCAGTGCTTATAAAAATTGATTAAAACATGTAGTATTATACACTTTACCCGCTACAATGGATTCTCGTATGATTGAGCTTAACAGAGAAATTGTTAAAAACGATTATAATAGTGCTGCAAAAAAAAATGAAGAAGCATATCTCAATGGTGATGTGAAATCAAGTATGAAATATATATTTGATAATCAAAAAGAAGATGCTGCCCAAATATGTAATTTGTTTTATACAAAACAATTGAGAGCTATTAGTGTCGTAAAGAGAACCAAGGTAGGGATGAATGGTCTTGGAATTGAAATTTCAAAAAATATGTCAACGCATCCCGACGACAATTTTGTAATACACCGAACTAATATATTCTTTATCACAGCAATGAGCAATAAATCGTGGGAGGGTGATATGATAGAACAAATGCCTGCATGTTTTAGTAAGAATGTTCATCATCATGGTAAATTGCAAGGATTTAAAACTAAATTGAAAAATATTAAAAATGCAATTATCATAATTGATGAAATTGATACTGGTGATAAAGTTGATCAGAAGTTGGATATAATATTGAAGGAGAGTGGTATATTGGATATTAAATATATGGAGGAAAATAACATCAGATTTGTATTCGTTTCTGCTACGATGATTAACGAGTTGCGAGATTTATACAAATGGGGAGATAAACACGAGACATACTATATGACTATTCCTGCGAATTATATAGGGCACATGGAGTTTCTTGAACTAGGTATTATTCAAGAATATTACCCTATTAATAATGATAAAAGTGCAGAAAAGTGGGTTCAGGAAGATATCATACAATATTATGGTTCAGATTACAGGGTTCATATTATTAGAACCGAAGAAAAATACAAGGATTTCATATTTAACGCCTGTATAAGAAATAAGATAGCTTTCAAAAATCATACATCAAGTGACAAAATAAGTCATGAAGAATTGTCAGAAATGTTTAACAATATCACAAATCATTTAGTGATAGCTATCAAGGGATTTTATCGTCGTGCTAATTTAATACCTAATGAGTGGAAAAAGAAAATAGGCGCTACACATGAAAGATATGTAAAAAAATACGATACAAATGTGCAAGTTCAAGGGTTGCCTGGTAGAATGAGTGGTTATTGGAAACAAGATATATTGGACGGGCACAAAACAGGACCACACCGAACATCCATCGCAGCTATAAATGAATATGAAGAATTCTATAAAAATCCTTTTGGAAATGGAAAATATTGCACAACAGGTTCTAAAAAATTACTTGTAGATCCCAAGAATATCAAAAACTTAGAAACAGCAAATGAGATACCATCCGTAAATAATAAACGCATCCCAGTAATAATATCAGGATTGGATGCTACTGATATAATATTTACAACAAAAAAGAAGGCTGAAAAAATAGCTCGCGTTTTGTCTCTATTAAATAATAGCGAGACTTATAGAAGACTATACAATTTCGTAAATAATCCAGATGTTCTTTGTGCGCAAATGACGCAACCCAATTCTGAAAGCTCTTACAAAAAACATATTACAGACGTTGTTAATGCCAGTAATGCTAATGTGCCATATAGCGTAGATCAGAAGCACAAAGACAAAAACAACTGGCAGTTATTTATTGACAATAGAGAGAAGAGGTTGTGCTTTGTTATATGGTCTATTAACGAAGAACTATATTGATTTCAGTTTTCATGAAAAACATCTAGTTACTAATTCATCACACTTATATTATATTTTTTATTTACTGTCTAGATAAAGGAGATTAGATAAAGTTTTTGCAATTATACATGGCTTAAAGATTATTCAATATTAATATAATAAATATGAAGAGAGCCTTACGGCAAACTTGTTATATATCTATCGAAAACAATTATAATATTGGATATCAGCTATTTAATATAGCATATCTGATTAATATTTTAAATAAATCAAACCGCAATAATATTAAAAGAAAAATTGTTTTTAGGAAAGGCAACCATATATATAGTGACTCTATATTTAAGGGACTATTTACAGTATTGGATGATGATAAATATGATAAGATAGGGTTTGAAAAAATATCAATTAATGATATAGATATTGAAAGTTTATGTAGTTCTACTAAAAACATTGAGATATATGATACATCTGCTGATGCCTTTAATCCAGCAATGACATTCACATACATTGATGAACCTATTAAAAGAAGAATATTAGAACTCGTTTATTCTAATGAAGATTTAATGTATTCGGCTTATTATATGTATCGCGATATTCTTGCTTTTTTTGGAGAGAGTAAAAGAGACGATGATATAGCAGCTCTACATATCTTGAAAGCTGATAACAAGGACTATGATTATTACTACAATTCACTGTCTATTATGAATAATTTAAAGATTAAAAATATTGCTGTTATAACCGATGATATAGAGTGGGCTAAAACAGTTCTAAATGATATTAACGATATTAATGATACTTCTACATATGCGCTTTATTATGTTAGTAATGCCGAAAAAAATAATTATGAAACTCGCTTTATCCTAATGTCTATGTTTAAAAATATCATAGTTTCCAATAATGCCTCTGATATGGATAGTACGTGGGCATCTTATCTTAGTTACTATGACAATAAAAAGGTTATTACTTCTGATAAAAATATTATACATAAATATATAACGGATATATTATAAAAATATGATTAGCGGAGATTTATACTTTACATTTATAAAAATACCAAGCAATTACAAGTGCCTTTTAGTATGTAAAAGTTGGCACAAAAACATTATAGGAGATATAAAGAAAAGAAAGATAGAGTTTTATGATATGCAGCTATACAATGCGATAAATAACAAGTATATATTTTTGCTATATAGTGTGTACGATAAAGTATTATTACAAGCATATGATAATGTAATAATAAATATAATGAAAATAATAATAAAAGACGATGATATAAGGGATAAAATTATGGAAAAGTTTATAGAAAATTATAAACAACTTAGTATTATTATATCAATATTCCAAAATTACAGTACAACTGCTATTGAAGCAGATGCAACAAATACAACAAATACAACAAATACAACAAATACAAATACGCAGAATATAAAATATATAAATGATGTTGATAATATTGAAAAGTTTATAGCAGATGAATATGCCAATATACTTAGCAAATATTATAATTATAACATTATATTGACATAATGGCTCGCAAATGCTGAGGAAAACTAACATTTAATATTGACGGTCATTACTGGACTGAGGAATCCGCTGTCTTTAAATATTATTCTGTAATGAAAATGCCTTTCTAATATCTTATTAAATATTTTTTTAACTTTGTATTTATCTGGACAATATATACGAACATCTGCCTTCCCGTGCTTTACAACAGATACGCCTACATTATTAAAGTTTTTGTAAGCTTCAAAAGGGTCATCTATTATTTTTGAACTATCGGTGTTATTTGCTGCCCAATAGATTATTTTTGTTCCGTCTTCATATTCACTCATATCTATGGTATAATTTAGATTTGCACCCGAAGGATATTTAGGATCACATAGTAGCGTATTGGGCAAATAGGTTAATCCTAAAAATGGCAAAAATGTCTCCTTCTTTAATGATAAAAATATAATTATTGATATTATTATTATTGCTATGATGCGAATAAACATATTGTAATCATCGTTAAATAATATATATATGCTTGTCGTTAATGCATAAAGCATTAATGTTAAAATAATAGCCATGTGTATATATATTTCTGTCTTAAACAGATTATTCATATTTGTTAGAAATCTATTATATAAAAAGAATATTATTATCTACCAGCTCATTAGTCATTAGCCCATATAGATACTATCAGCTACACCCATATTAATACACTCATTTGCATTAAATTGTAGGTCTTTAATGAGAAGGTCTTTGAGCATTTTCTTATTAATCTTGGTTTTTGTAAGATAAAACATATTAATATGTTCCTGAATCTTAATACAGTTCTTATAAGTATCGTCAATATATGCCAATTTACCCCAGCATCCCGAACGCAATTCGTGAATCAATACATATGAATTTTTGCAAACAAACCTCTTTTTACCATGGATACTAATTAGCGTGCCCGCCGAAGAAACGCTACCATCAATAACAGTATTTACAGGGATACGAGACGATTCCATACAATCAATAATAGAAAATGCCGAAGAAATACATCCACCGTCCGTAGTAATATGCAAGAACATCTCGTTATTAATATTCTTTTCAACCTCTTCAATTCTTAGCTCGCTTTCAAGCAATCTAATGTTTTTACATAGATTAAACGCTGATTTCTTCGTAATATCTCCTGTAAAATAAATGTGATTATAATTTACATATATATTATTATTCTCACCGCCAACACCACTCCCATTGCCACCTTCATCCTCTGAATCCTCGTTATTATGTGCACCTACGAAAGATTTGAGCTTCCTCTTCTTGGCATTTGGCTTCTTAAAAAAATCCATTATTTGATTATGCTCTTCTTAAAATATGATATTATATATTATAGGCATCTAAATCTTATATCATATTGTTTGGGGATTTATTATAAATATTTGAGACCATAATATGTCAACAAGGCCTGTAAGACCGAAAAGATTCCCATAATAAATATTATTTTTATGATATCGTATGTATGTGGTATTTCTATTTTTATAGATGGCTTATCCTTATCATCTATATTTCTTCCTATACTAAAATGAATAATATTCTCAATACTATTGAGAAACAAAAAGGCAATCATAGATATAAGTATAAGATTGTTATGGATTTGTATTTTCATTCTTTTGCTATATTCAGATATAAATATATTTAAGATATATAAGGAGGTTTTTTATTTCTATTTATTATAGATATAGCAATGGAATTATTTAAATATTTAATAGTAATATTAATAATTCTTTTAATAATTCTAATAGTATATTTTAATGATAAGATAAAAACCGCATTTTTTGATTATTATATGGAGCCTTTTGCAGATGCTCCTGGGACAGAAGAGAAAATAGGGTTAAAATGGTTATATCTTGGCAATTCAGAACCTAATGGGGACAAAATAACTAACGAAAAGCTCTATATATTATTAAATTATAAATGGGTATCCCCTATAATAATTAATATAGACGAACTGGATTCGTTGGGTATAAAGAATCTTACATATAACAGTTATATCAATGTAGATGATAGATATTTTAAACCCTATAATGTTGCAACAGACAATACAGATATAGGGTTGATGTGGAGAGATTTAGGAATAAATACTGAAAAATATGTAAAAGGCTCTTATAAAGAGATAAGGAACGATAAGATTAAGAATGCTATTGAAGTTAAAGTCAAAAACAACTTACATGAAACAATAGATGGCGAAAAGATTATCACATTTACACAGAAAGAATACGATGATATCAAAAATGCCACACCTCTTACTTATGATTCTTATATATTAATTAGCAGCAGCACAAACGAAGATAAAGCAGTGACAGGAGAAAAACGGATATATCAGCCTTATTATAAGCATAAGATTGTTAAGACAGATGAGATATTTTCGGATATAAATATAGACAAGATACTTACAAAGGGTTTTGACAATTCATTTTTAAAATCAACGGGGATAAAGACACATAATATGAAAAACGATAACTATTTTAATACTGAAATATATAATAATAAGGGGGTATCAAACAATGAGTTACATTTTAATACAGAGTCTATTAATTATAGACAGAGTAATGATAACAGTTATAAATCTATATTGGACCCCGTAGATGATAATTATTTACCTTCTGTATCACAGGAAACTAATTATAATAATGACCCAAAATATATGTCGGAGAAAACTATAAATCAGTTTGTAATTATTGATATTTATAAGAATATATTAGGGAGACAACCAAAGCCCAGAGAAATTATAGTAAATCTCCAAGAGTTTTATGAAAAGAATAGTGATGAAGAAAAACTTAAATTAAAGCTATATAATTCATCTGAATACAAGATGATTGTAAAAATGCAGTCAAATGACATAGACCCCACTCTTATTTCTAAAATATCTGAAAAAAACATAATTGATACGCTTAAAACTGTTTATAAAAATCATTTCAACAAAATGCCCCACGATAAGATGACAATTCCTCTTAAACAATGCTATATACATCTCCAATTCAATGACTATTTATTTAAAGCCATGTTGATGCATGATAATTACCCAAACTTTGAAAGAGACATTTTAAGAGAATATATAATAAATGATGAAAAACTATTAGAAATATTTGATAATAATTTTGTATTATATGAATTGCGTTTAATTGCTAACGAACTTAAGAGAAGAGATATGTTAACAAGACAAGCATTATCTACACCCGTGGCTCTTACTACGGATGCTGCAAAGAATAGTGCAGAATCCTCAAATAGCCCAGAGACTAACTTAAATGCTCAAAAACATATTTCAGATATTATGAAAAATAGCGAACCTGTATTTAATATCAATATAACGCTTCAAGATAAAAACCAATCAACTCCTTATGGTTCTGGCGCAGGAACGGGTAAAACGACAACAGCAGGGATAACTACAAATAATTCACTCGACCCCCGCAATAACTCCTCTGTCGCTAAGGCTTTTAATCCGACCGATCCTACTGTTTCTTTAAATATCCCTAATGCGAGAGGAGCTGCGACCTCAAATATTTTAACAACCGGTTCTGCAAGCTCATCTAATTATTCTATCAATACACGAATTAGTAGCGGTGAGAGCTCTAACATAAAAACCCCCGTATATTCGACTGAGGATTTGTATAATAGTTTGGGCAATAATAGGGTACTTGAATACACCGATAGTGACGGGGTGCAACATACACAAATAATGCCCGATAGAATATATGACCCTATCAATTATAAGCAACAATATAGAGGAGATTCTGCATATAGACCGAATGTATGTTCATATGGTAGCAAGCAAATAGTAAATCCTATATATTTAAGCGCAGAAGGCACTGATTTACGAGAGGCTATTGAGAATACACAAGTAGGAAGTATAATGCCTAAGTTTGCTTATAGAGAATACGAAGATGTAAAATAAAATATTTATTATATATAGAAATATAGAAAATATTAAGAAGATGCAGATATTTGTAGATGGCGGAAGCACTAAGGTTTATACCGGACCTAAAAAAGGCAAGTTTTATATTAATAAGCACGGCAAGAAGGTTTATTTGAATCGCGCTATGTTAAATGACGAAGTTCCATATAAAAATAACAAGGCTGCAAAAGCCAAGAAACCCTCGGGAGCTAAAAAAATATCCGAAGCTTCTGTAATTATGAATGAATGAGTAAATTATTTTTAATATATTTATTAAAAATAGATTATGTCATCAATAACTATTAATAAAATTATTAAAGATATTGAAATAAAAAAATTGAAAGAATTATATACAGAATATAACAGTGTTATTAAGCTTATTTCTAAGTTTATTATAAAGAAAAACCTAATACTTTACGGAGGTCTAGTAATCAACTTGATAATGCCTAAGAAATATAGATTTTATAAAGAGTACACTATAAATGATTATGATTGTTTTTCTAAAAATCCAGTAGAAGACGCTTATGAACTTGCTAATTTAATTAAGAAAGCTGGATATAAATATATAAAAATCAAGCGTGCAATTCATCAAAATACCTATAAGATATCAGTATATGGTAAGCAATTCTTTGATATCACATTTTTAGAACCTGATATTTTTGATATTTTATCTAATCATATTAAAAGTAATAAAGGCGCTCTAAAATATTACAAGGATAAATACAAAATTATACCCATAGAAATGATTAAAGAGAACCTGTATTTTGAATTAGCAAGACCGCTACAATCAGGTTTTAGATGGGAAAAGCTATATAATCGTATGGAACTCGTTAATAAGTTTTATCCTACTGAAAACAGCAAAGAGGTATTAAAATGTATTCCCATAAAAAAAGAGTACTCCGAAATTGTTAAAAAAATACTTGAATATGTTAAAGATAACAAGTTACCCATTATAGATAGCTATTCTATCAAGATTTATAATAATTGTTCATTCTGCTGCTATCGTTTAACCGAGAACTCTGTATATATAACAGTTTTAGTTAAGAATATCATTGAGGCCTATAAAGATATTAGAGATTTATTAAATATGAGTGATAGCAAATATGATATCAAGGTTATTAAAAAGGGTGTCAATAATTATAATAAATATAGAGAATATGATATTACTATAATAAATAAGGATACTAATCATACCTTCAATATAATAAGAATTATTGAAATAAAAGACCAGTGTTTTTCTACTACTATAAAAAACAATTTTACATTAGGAAGTATAGATACATGTTTATATTTCTTATATTATAATTATATCAAAAATAAGATATATAACAACAATAATGTTGCTGCATATGAGAACATCTATTATATTAATCAATATGAAAATAATATATTAGGAAGCAAAATAAGGGAAAATCTCAATGAAAGGCTTATGAAAAATTGCTACGGCGATATTGATTATGAACATGAATTAAAAAATATCTGGAACAAAAGATTGACCCTTGACTATCTCTAAAATCTTCTGCAATTATATGAAAGTCTAATCGTCCTTATTTTTATCATATATTATGTTTTGAATAATATTTCTAATACTCACATCAATCTCTTTATCCAATTCGTATCCATCTCTATCATCGGTATCCGTTGTATCCGCTGTATCTGTTGAATTACTCACAGAATCTTCTATTAGATACTTAGCTGCTGCGGCTGTCGCAGCTGTTGTAGATAAAGCATGTACACCCATATTATAATAATCATCCTTATCTTTCACATGCCCTGCTTGTCCGGATGGTCCTCCTGGTCCAGTTGGAATATAAGTGTAATCATTGTCAATTCTACTCTTTTTTCTACGGGGTTCATAAGGGTCTTTGTCGGGGTCGCTATCGCTACTTGTTATTCCACTGTCTTTGGTTCCTAGCTGATTTGTATTGCTATCAGACTCTGTCTCAGTTCCTGTCTCAGTTCCTGTCTCAGTTCCTGTCTCAGTTCCTGTATCGGGTTCTGATGTGCTTTCGGTGCATGCACTGTCATCATGGCATTCGTAAATGCAGTAATCAATCAATATAATATCCTTTTCTTTATCGAGAATAATCTTGTCGCTTTTGTTAAGACTGTCAATAAACTCAATCATTCTAATCTTTTTAACTTTTTTCATATTCAATGTATCATTGTCAATTAACAGTTTAATAGCTTGACTTTGAATGCTAATAATGACATCATCATAATATGGCAATATATAGTTTAAACATAAATAAAATGATGCGAGAAAGTTATAATAAATCGTTTTGTAATTATTAATAACATTCAATCTCATCATCTCTACAAGTAAATATATTATATTCAATTATCCATATATATTTTTTTTGATAGTATAAGCACATATTGTCATATTGAAAGATTCTTCATTTAAATAATCGCCAAACTTCAATATATTAAAATCCTTGTCTCTTATAGTTATTGTAAATCTATTACAAGATGTTTCAGGAGGATTTAATATATGTATGGTCGCGTCTGTCCAATTAGAGCTTGTTATAGAATAGTAGTTTTTAATCTTGTATAATACTAGACTTGATTCAGTAGTCCCGCTGTAATTTAGAGTATCAAAATATTTTATTGTATTATAATTAACGATGCTATTACAAGAATCATATTTGTTAATATAGGAATGAATCCTATCATAATTATTTAATTCAACATAGAATGTGCTGTTATATGTTATTCTTTTTACGGGTTTAAAATATAATATAGCCGTTTTAAAATATATAGTTTTGGGAATATAATAGTATGTGTCTGTTTCATTTATAGGAATGCTAATATAGTTACCGGATACCAATTTGGCCGTCGTTATAGTCCTTAACTGTTCTTTTGTAATCTCTATTTTTGTTGTATCGCTCCCATTAATAAACGCGTTTCTCAGAACATTTCCGTTATCAAGTGTTTTTATTAGAGTTGCCCCAGATACCGTATTTGCAGTCGTAGATTTTTCCCAATATACGCCCGGGATTAATTTGGCAAATTTGGTTATTACAGGAGCCGAATTGCCTACAATATAGCTGTTATATTCAGCTCTTGTCAGATTTATTACTACGTCATTCGCACAATATTTTTCTAATAATTTGGTATTTAAATTGGTATTAACATATTCAGTTGTACCATCATTGGGTTCTGTAAAACCTATATTGCTCCACATTAGACCCGGATTTAATTCTACATAATCTGTGGCCAATATTATATAATTGTTTGCATTAGTCCCCTGTACATTAAAATCTGTATATTGTTTAGGTGTTATTTCAGTATTGGCATAATCAAGAAATGACGTAAGTGCAGTATTTGTTATTTTGTTCCCAGTAGGTTCTACTGTTCCTACATATTCCCATTTTAATCCGAGCTTTCCGTTCAATACAAGCGAGCTCTCTATTATTTTGACACTGGTCAGGTTCTTTATTTTTTCATCAAACTTAATATTAAAGCTAAACTCGTTCTTATTCGGAAATATACCATTTCTTGAATCTAAATATATAATCTGTTTATCATAATCTGAAGTATTATCTAAATCTACTTTCATATTTTATAATAGGATGCGTCTTTATAATATATTATTATTTTATTTTAATTATTGCAATCACACTATACTATTATTTAATTCTAATAAATATCGTCATAATGCTAATATAAAATATAAAAATATATAAAGATTTTGCATATAATATATGTATAAGAAAAGAATAATAGGTATAATGACAGATTGCAAAGATATTGCCGCAGGTTTTGATATCGGTACTACTACTAGTTGCGCCGCTATCTGGATTAACGACAGGGTTGAAATTATCCCTGATACTCAAACCGGCTCTCGCATCATCCCATCATATGTATCATTTAGTGATGAAGAGAAACTAGTGGGCGACGCGGCAAAAAATCAATCAACTATGAATCCCAAGAATACTGTATATGACACTAAGCGCCTTATCGGAAGGAAGTTTAATGACAGTGTGGTTCAAGAGGATATTAAACTATGGTCTTTTAATGTAACAGGAGATGCTAATAATAAGCCTTTGATTAATGTTAAGTATAAGAAAGAAGATAAGAGCTTTCATCCAGAGGAGATTTCGGCCATGGTAATTCAGCGCCTTAAAGAAACAACCGAATCATTCCTAGGTCATCCTTTGAAGAAGGTTGTTATTACTGTCCCTGCATATTTTAATGATTCACAAAGACAGGCTACAAAGGATGCGGGTGCTATTGCGGGCCTCGAAGTTCTTCGTATTATCAACGAGCCTACAGCTGCTGCAATTGCATACGGACTTGATAAAACAGATGATAAAAAAGAGCGCAATATCCTAGTATTTGATTGCGGAGGCGGTACTCATGATGTCTCTATTCTTACACTTGACGGTGGTATTTTTGAGGTAAAAGCGACGGGAGGAGATACTCATCTCGGTGGCTCTGATATTGATAATATTATTGTAGATTATCTATGCGATGAAATCAATAAGAAATATAAAAAGAATGTACGCGAGAATGCTCGTGCTCTAAAGCGTCTAAATATTGCCGCTGAAAAAGCTAAAAAGAACTTGTCTTCTGCTACTACAACTACTATTGAAGTAGATTCTCTTATTGACGGCGTAGATTATAATACAACTTTGACGCGCGCAAAGTTTGAATCACTTGCCGATAAAGTTTTCCAACGAACACTAGAGCCACTTGACCGTCTTCTAAAAGATGCCAAGATGGGAAAAGGTGATATTGACGAGATTGTATTGGTTGGCGGTACCACGCGTATTCCTCGTGTACAAGAGCTTTTGTCTGGATATTTCCATGGAAAGCAATTGAATAAATCTCTAAATCCAGATGAAGCGATTGCTTATGGTGCCGCGGTTCAAGCTTCTATCCTAACAGGACAAGGGAATAGCAAGACAAACGAATTGCTTCTTCTTGATGTTGCTCCTCTTTCACTGGGAATTGAGACAGCTGGTGGTGTTATGACTAAAATCATCGAGCGTAATACTACTATTCCTACTAAGAAATCGCAGGTGTTTTCTACATATTCTGATAATCAACCCGGTGTTGATATTAAGATTTATGAGGGAGAGCGCGGATTTACTAAGGACAACAATCTTCTAGGAAGTTTCCATCTTGATGGTATTCCACCTATGCCTCGTGGTCAAGCGCAAATTGAGGTATCATTTGATGTTGACGCAAATGGTATCATGAATATCACAGCCGAAGAGAAATCAACTAAGAAAACTAATAACATTACTATTACAAATGATAAGGGGCGATTGTCAAAAGAGCAGATTGAGGAGATGATTAAGAAGGCAGAGGAATATAAGAACGAGGATAATAAGCAAAAAGAGTTGATTGAAACAAAGAATGGCCTTGAAAATTATCTATATAATCTACGAAACTCTATGACTAAACGTCCTGATTCTCCACCAATATTGGACGATATTAAGAAAGAACTTGACCCTATAATCGATGAAGGACTAAAATGGTTTGATGAAAATAAGAGTAGTGATATTGAAGTCTATAAAAATAAGCAAAAAGAGCTTGAAGATAAGGTAAATCCTCTAATGCAGAAGCTATATAGCCAAGGAGCGCCTCCGGGTGGTATGCCAGGTGGTATGTCCGGTGGTATGTCCGGTGGTATGCCAGGAGTTGATGAGACTGAGGAGGACGAAGATACTGATGAGGCGAATGATGTAGCGCCTAATTCAACAGAATCTACTGATAAAAAAAATGTAGTAGTAGAAGAGCTTGATTAAGATTGAAAAGAATACATTTACAACGATGCTTTTATTATCGATGAGATTGTGAGCTTGTAAATATCATTAACATGCCTACTATTACTATTAAAAATGCAATAGCAAAGTAGCAAGCTTGTACAATATTATAAATCCAGTAAACTTCTCTTACTATATCTTCGCTGCATACACAATTTATTTCTTTTAATTTATTGATAAATATTATAACAACAACAATGTTAATAATTGTAAATATGCTGAATACTGCTCTGAAGTTTCTGTAAATACTATATAATGTATTATTAGCCAAATCTAATATAGATACGCCGGAAGTTAATATATATATACTCGTTAAAATATCCATGCATATGAATGGGATAAATACATATAAATAATATTTAATATATGAACGCATATAGCTTTCGCTACAAGCACAATTTATAGTATCTAATTTATGAATCCACAATATAGCATAGACATTTATAATTAATATTATAATACCAATAATTACGTTAAAAATCAAAAAACTTCTGATAGTATTTCCTACACTCTTCGCAATTATTTGTCTATTATCAAATGCTTCTGTTAAAGGCGATTTAATCATTTTTAATTCTTCGGAATTATTAACGCTTTTAATATTATTTGAACTTTTGGATTTTGATATTTTGTTTTTTGCCATTATCTATTAATATAAGATATAAAAATTACTTAGGATATATTATATATTAATGCAAGGATTAGCAAATCTGGGATTCACATGTGCTATAAATAGTTTAATACAGATAATATGTAGAAATGATTTAATGCGAGATACTATAATAAGTTATGAGATGATGGACGATAACTCTCTATTAACTAATTTAAAAGAGGTACTTGTTTTAATGCATGTAAATAATAAATCTATTGTTCCAAAAAAGTTAGTAGCCAAACTATACAGTATTTTTGGTAATATTTTTAATTATGGAGAGCAAATTGATATTACTGAACTATTTATATTTATTAATCAGCAAATAATAAGCGAAATCAATAAGGAAGAACGATACTATAATTTAATATTAGATTTTGATAATTTAAAATTAAATAACAAAAATATAATAAATGGGGTTGCATATGATACCGAGATAGATTATAAAAATGCTCTGGTTAGTAGTAATTTTATTGGCGATAAGTTCGCACATGGCTATATACAACACAATGAAAATAAGATATCCAGATGGCAGCAAATAACACAAGGTTTCATCCTTAATATTACTACATGCAAAAATTGCGATAACTCTCTCTTCAATTTTGAACCATTCTACGCTCTTTATTTGAATATTCCAGAAAACTCGCAAAATATCAACGTTATAACTATGATACGCCAATTATTTATAGAAGATAACTATAATAATGATTGGGTATGTAATAAATGCAACTGTAAAACCGATTATATAAAATCTACAAAAATATGGAGATTGCCAGATATCCTATTTATCATAATTAACCGTTTTATTAATCCAAATATTAAGAATGATACGTCCATAAATATTAATCCAAATATACTCTTTGATAAAGGAACCGTATTATTTGATTTAGAAAATGATAAGAATTATAAATTGACATCGATTGCCTTACATAGCGGCAATACTTATGGAGGACACTATACAGCTATTTGCGAAACCGACGGAACCTTCGTATTATATGACGATACTAATATATCACGTGTTGATAATTTTTTAGAAAAAAATAAAAACGCATATATGCTCTCATATTCTCTTGTCTCACAAGTATCTATTTAATTCGCCAGGAATACCATGACCAAATAATATCATATATATTAATATTAAGGCTGATATTAATATACTACGGTTTTCTGCAACGGTTTCGTTTTGCTTAAATACAAAAACCATTAATATATACAGTATTAAACCAATTATAACTGAATGTAATAACATAATTAATCCTCTTTCCATTTTGTAGTATATTATCTATTATAATATACTATAATAAATTATTACAGTATATAATATCATTACACACAATATCACTATATCCTTTCCATATATTCCACGCTTTACATAGCATTTTCTCATAACATCGGGGTATAGCTCTCGCCCAAGAGCTATTCCATTTGATATAGCACTTTCTATACTATTAAACGGAATATAGCTTTTCCCATTATGTGTCCCGAGATTATATAAGTTTTCAATGCTATTGCTCTTAAATGCTATATAATTTTCAGCAAATGCATTGTAATAAGCATTATCCTCGCATTTCCACCTTTTATTTTTATTATCATAATAATTATTCGGATTTATAATGGCATAATATTCGACATCTATATAATTTATATATGATATCCTCAATTGCCTATATACCTCTTTTATCAATTCGTTATCATCACTACATTCATTTGCTGTCTTATTATTATAAGAGCTACGAGTATCACATTGTGTTACCATAACACTAATTATAGGATAGTTGCTATTATCTAACTTATCACAATATTCTGATATGTTTAAAGCTGTTATTCCCCACTCAGTTATTAACACAAGGCCATTACGAGGCATCATTTCTATATAATCTTTAAAACGATAAGTTATACAAATTACGTTTTTATATTTGGTATTTTCTTTCCATCTTTCAATCTCTTCATAATCACCAAAGGCATATTTTAACATTTTGTTATCCTCTTCCCTTTCGCAATTGTTAACATTATTTAAGAGTTTTAGAAGTGCTGTTGGAGGGACTGCTAAGACCAGATTAACACAGCCATAATTTTGGCCACTATATAACTCTACGCATGATACACTATTATCAATTAAATTGATGTTTTTAATACTATCTGAAAGAATAAATGATACGCCTCTGTTTTCTAAATACTTTTTCCATACATTAAATAAATAGTAGTCTTGTGGCTTAGATGATACCAGTATTTTGCTATTAAATAGGATATCATAGAGCTTGATGAACTTATTTAAGCTGTATGTTTTACTATTGCCTTCGTCTATGTATACACAGATATTGTCTATAATATCTATTGAACTCGTTGAAAACTTATAAAATATCATGTAATCATATAAGTTCGTTGTTTTCCCATAATTATCATTTAACATATATTTACAATACGCACATAGCAATATATATTTTTCATATATACTTAGACCATTTCTGAATAATAGGTTAGTAATAAAATTATATTTATATTTTGTGAATATATCCTTGTAATCAATCCCGATATCTTTAATAATATCCATAAAATTATAAAAGGCTGTCATATAGATGCGGGGACCACACTCGCTATATGTTCCATAGTAATCTCTTTTTACACGATGGATTCCGCCGATTTCTTGCTCTTTATCAATTACTAAGATATTTCTATATATACTACTTGATATGTGAGCTAACGCTAACCCCGAAGGACCTGCTCCTAATATAATTAAATCATAATATTTCATATTATTTTCATAGGTTACAGTTATCATATAAATATAAAGATATATTTATATATATTAAAATGGAATATACAAATAATGAGATAGTATCTTTGGAAATATTTGATATTACGCAAGAAAATGCTGATAAAAGGGTTGTTATTAATATCAAGTATGACAATGATTCCTTAGAGGAGCTTTTAGTCTCTCCCGAAATGTATGCCAATATTAAGGCCAAATGGCTCATTGATCAGCCGCCTTTTATCTCTGACCGCTATAAAAACATTATGAATAACATTATTTTAGGATGTATTCATAAGAATGAGAGATGTATTAGTGAACTGAACTCTTATTTCTCAGTAGGCAACGAAGTTGATGTATTGGCTTTTTTTAATTATATGAGAAAACGAGATTTAACAGAAGAGAAAAAGAAGTGGCGAAAAGTAGTATCTTAGTCGTACCTACCCGTTATTATCTTATTTTTATCTTATTTACTTATAATAAAATGCTTAGCTATATTAAATTGATTGTTTTGATGTTATGCAATTTAAGTATGTTAGGCAGGGCTTTTGTTAATATAAATGTATACGGTACCGGATTATATTTGCCATACAGCATAGGTGTAGTGGGATACATTAAAAACAATATACCTATCAAAGATTATAACATTACCGGGATATCAGGGGGCGCGTGGTGTTCCTTGTTATATACACAGGAAGATGATATGTCAAATCATGATACTATATGGGATTATTCAATAGGAAACGAAGTATCGCGAATATGCTTACATAATGATTTGCGCATATTTCAAAATAATGTGGGGAAAAATATGAAGCTCAGATATGCCAATAAAAAACATTTGAATCTTGAAAAGATATCTATTGTTTCTACAAATGTTAATAAACTCTATAATATGAAAAATGAAAAGCACGGAAACTTCAATAATATTGACGATTTAATAGATTTCTGTCTATGTAGCTCTTATATCCCTTACATATCCGGAAGCACCTTCTCTAAAAAGTACAAAGGTAGCTTTTATATAGACGGGGAAGTTAAAAGTACTATACATGCCGAAAGTAATAAAAAGAATACGATAGATATACACCGATTTATGTGGGGACGACAATTTTCTCGCAAGGAGTTGCTTTATTTAGATAAGGATAAATCTCGCGAACTCTTTGCGAATGGCTGGGAGGACACTAAAAACAATAAAGACAAAATATTAGATATTATAAAAAATTACAAGAGCATTCCTTGATACCCGTGAGTATTCTAAATTGCTTTTTCATATAGTCTTCAATATCCACTAAATAGCCTCTCTATATTTATTATAAAAATACTTAGACTTATAGCAGTTCTCGATACTGGAATATGCTTTATTTTTTTCAATTTGATTTGAGTACATCTCTTTGGTTTTTCTAAGTTTTCAAAAGTTTTTTAGAAATTATAAAATAAATTGAGAGATGTACTCAAATCTTAATTTTTCATTTTTAGAAAAATCCAGCTTCTTTTTACAACATCATCTGTTATAAATATATTAATAGCCTCTCAATAGCCTACGATGGCTTTGTGATAATTATTATAAATTATCACATAGATTATTATAACAGGCTATCAATAGGCTGTGTAAGAATATTATATGCTGTTCTAATAAAATATAAAAAATGATACAACTACTATATAATAGTCCATATATTAGACCGGCTAATATTTTACACCGGAAATTAGCAATGCAATGCAATGTGCTTAAATCTAAAAATAATGACATATTAAATACGAATATATGCTCTTTATGTAAGCAACATGGACATAAAAAACTTACTTGTTCTAAATCGGGCATTGGATTAGACACTGCTTTAATCTCAGGAGATGAAACAGATATAAATGTAAAATCACAAGTTAAAATAGATATGCCTATATTACCACAGATAGATAAATCAGAGCATGTAAAGTTACTTGAAGAGCACTTGGCTATTTCAAACATTAAGCACGAAGAGCAGATTACGAACCTCGCTACTCTAAAAGAAACAACAAACGCTTCAACAATTAGTTTAGATTATTTAGAAGAACATGATGAAGAAAAGAAATTTATTGAAATATTAAATGAAACATACTCCATATATTTTACAAGTGGTCCAAGAAGTTCTGATAAGGTTAATCATTTTCATTTAGCTATTAAAAATATGTTGGAGCCATATTTTCCGAAAGTTAATAATTATGATATTAAGCTTGAATATGAAGTAAAATCATCTAACTCTGCTCAAAAAAAGAAATGCGATATTGTAATTTTACATAATAAAACACCCTATATTATTATACCCGTTAAAATTGTTATGACAAATTATAAAAAAAACAAAAATAATTACTGGGAACAATTAACAGGAGAATCAAGTCATATAATGTGGCAAAATCCAAATATTAAAATAATACCAATTACTATAATTGCTAATAAATGCCCCTCTTTATTAGCTAATAAACAAATTAAATGTTTTGAAAATGTTGAAGAATCTGATGTAGATATTTATAGAGAATTAATAAATAAAAAACTATGTTATGATGTAATTAATTATATAGTTGATATCAAACATTCAAAAAAAGAAGGGGAACAGTTTAATGATATATTACCTATTGAAAAACTTATTACAAAATATAGACAATTCAAAACTATATTTACAGATTTAATAATTTAATATCGTATAATGTTCTACTACTTAAATTAATCCATCCACCTGAGCGCTTTGAAGAGTTTTGTTTAATAAACTCTTTATTATTTACTATACAATTTATAATTTGTTGAATATCTTTTTCATTAATTGGTTCAATACATAAACAACCTACATGTAATATATTACAATGTATATAAATGCTATTATCAATTTCATCAGGATTAAAGAAACATGGTATATATATACATTTTTTACTACTATATTTTAGTGATTGTGTTCTTCCGAAAGAGTACCATATAGGATATTTTTTATTACCCTTATCTCTTTTAGATAGCTCATCTTTGTTAGTTAATAAATAATTATATGTTAATGGATTTTCTTTTTTAAATACTTCTTCGTCGATAATAATACCATCGTTATATGGATAAATAATGAACTTTTGCGTATTCCCATTAGTTATTAATTTCCAACAAGGTTCATCAAATAGCTTTTTATTATGTATATATATATTATCGCGCAAAGTAGCAATTCCATTTTTAATTTTACAAATATCTTTTAATGTTAATTCTTCTTTGCCTAATGTATTAAATAATGAGTAATTTTTAATTATATCTGTATATAATATTTTACCATTATTATATATAACAAACTCCTTATCTGTTTTCGTAAAAACTGTTATACAGCAATAAACTGATACATTTGGAAATACCTTCTTATGATTAAAATCTATAATTTCCTGAATATATCTATTATCAAATAAATATTTTCGCAAACTTAAAGATGATTTATTATATAAATAAGAGTTAGGAGTTATTGCTACCAATATGCCATCGTCTTTTAATAAGTTTAAGCATTTAATTATAAAAGCGTAATAAATATCTATAATACCTTTTTTTATTACATCAAAGTTTTGTTTTAAGTAATCCCTATAATTTACTGATAAATCTTGCATTTTTATATATGGAGGGTTCATAATAATATTATCATATCTAATGTCAATATCTTTCTTTATAAAGTCACAATTGTAAGTTCTAATTTTTTCATTAGTAGCTATTGTTTCTAAATGTTCTTTTTTAATTTCATATACATCAACATAGTCATATTTATTAAGGTCTATATATTTTAATAGATTTCCAATTCCAACCGATGGTTCTAACAAATTGCCTCTATTATATAATTTAGAAGCCATTATTTCACTTATATCATCGGGTGTAAACACATCGCATTTAAAAAACTCTTGTAAATCTTTATCCATTATAATTTAATTAAAAGATAAATATAGTCATTTTTTATTATTGAAGAGTATGCAATTATTCTAATAATAATTTTAGACATTCTTAGTTCTTGTAATACAAAGATATTATATAGAATAGCCGGTCTGCTTTTTATCTTATGAAGAGGCGGTTTGCCTTTTCATAGGATAGTTCTATGTTTCTGTCATATTTATTTAATCTTTCTAATCGCATCCGCTCTTCTTTTTCTTCGCGCATTTTTTTGAGTTCCTGTTGTTTAAGTTCTTTGGCACTCAGCTCAACTTTTGCCTTAGTATCACGATATACTTCGTATTCCTCAACACTTTTGAACTCCTTCATACCCTTTATAATAGATGTGTCTATTAATCGTGTCCCTTCGTGAGCCTTCATATAATCAGAGTATGATAGAGAGTTCGTTTTTTTTACGCTACTACTGCTATAATCGTCGGGTCTCTTATTTCCTAATTCAGTAAATTGGAGACTTTTGGCCAACAAAAGAGGCTCTGGTTCTTGATATTTTACTAATTGTTTATTGACAGGCACTTTGCTATTAAAGATATCATTAAAGCTTTTATTATCTATCTTATTTTTTTTTATAACCTTGTCTATTTTAATGTCCTCTCGGACTTTTGATGATTCCTCCATATTTTTCCCATAGCCGAACTCAATTTCATCGTCATATACCTTGCATTTCTCAAAGTTTCTATTGAACTTTTGCGAAAATAGCTCAGCATTATTGCCGTCGCCTATACCGCCACTGCCATCTCGGTCTCTGTTCATATTAACGATGCTTGGATGAGGCATCTTGTTGTTAACTATCTTATCAAAGAAATCGCTTGACTGCTTTTTCAACTCCATATGTGATAATTCGCTCTCTCGCTTTTTGTATTCCAGTGCCAATTTTTCAAAACAGTATGTAACTATATTAAAGATATCTTTGTTACCTCCTTGCTTATCTGGATGTGTGCTGATTGCAAGTTTTCTATATGTTTCTTTTAGCTCATTCCATGTGAAGTTTTTTGATATATTGAAAACTTCATAAGGGTCTATATTTTCCATATTAATATTTTTTAAATCTATATTAGCCGCTTGTCCGCTCTTCTTCATCGCCTCATAATATTGTTGATATGTGTATTGTCTTGAAGATTTAACCCCCATAGCATTTATAAATATTTATACACCGTTATTTTATATATATTTTTTTATTATATTATATGATACGCGAACTTATAGATTATTATTATATATATAAAATATAAAATATTATAATTATTAACAATTACTATAAAAAATGAATAATATAATAATCCTCGGCTGTAATTTCTCGGGATTATATTCTGCTATGAAATGCATTGATAATGGCCTTGATGTTATTATAGTTGAAAGGAATAGCGCTTGTTGTGAGGAAATCATAAATTACAAGGTATTCAATAAGCAACACACCTATTATATACAATTACTAAATCGCCTGTCTATTAAATATAGTGGCTATAATCTATGTTTTAATGAAAAGCTGATATATATTATCAATAGTGTCTTACAAAAAGCAAAGCATATTCCTTCTAAGTTTTTATATACACAGACATTTGATAAGCTATGTTATACCCTTCTATCACAGTGTGATTACAGCTATCTCAAAAAAAATATTAATAAATATGATAATATCTATTGTCATATCTCAGCTTTGTATGGAATATACATGTTTAATAATGAGATAAATAGCAATAACGAGTTTTTTATAGTAGATGAAGACTGTAATGTAATAATAGACAAGATGTTGGAATATTTATACAGTAAAAATGTGATTATCAAGTTTAATACAGATGTGCGCGATATAATTATTGAACCCGATAATAATATAACACTTATTGCAAAATATAAAACAATTCCCACTGCAAAGGCACTTATTTTAAACTTGTCAAAAGAGAACTTGATGAGATTTAAGTTTATTAGCAAGGATAACCGGCGAATATTAAATAGTGTTAGCAAATATAATATTGATTGCAATAATATCTATAATGATAATAACATAATCAATGAGCACAATATACAGAATCACTTGATTAACAATTTGAACATCGTATATCCTATAAAAAAAAACTCGCTATATCTATGGAATGTAGGAATTAACAACATAATTGTTAGAGAAAAAATTAAAAACCTCTATGGAAATATATTCATATGCAATGAAGCCTACTCTAAAAATGTTTTCTTTGCTAATTATACATTAGAGCTATACGAAGAAATACATAATAAAATTATTAACCGCTACCATTAGCAAGAATATTAAAAAATTGATTTATCCTCAATTATAATAAAAATATCCTTATCTTAGCTTCTTTTCCCTTAGAAAATGTCATTAATTACCGATGAATTACAAAATTGCATTCGCTTTGTTATCAACTATTCTAACAATCAACACATCAGAAACCTCTGGTTCAGATATATAGATTACTATGATATTAATGGAATATACGAGAACTATTATATATTAATTTATCATACTATATTGCTTATTATTACCATCTACCTATTATCTACTCTAATCTATTCACGCAATTCTAACAATTCTCTCAGAATATTCTAATATACTGCCTTAGGCATTTGGTGTGGTTCTCGCAATTTACTCTTTTATTCTCACTTTTGTTTCGGATGTCGCGGCTGTCGCATCCGTACTTCCAAAACCACCTGAGCCTCGTGATGTAGCGGAATCATTATAGGGGCTTGTATCTGCGCTTACTAAATCTTCTATAACAATTCTGGGATATATTTGTTTTTTCATAATAATTTGGCAACATTTATAAGGCATGACCAAATCTTCACAATCACTGTTTATTTTTCGCAAAGCAATATATAAATTGCCCGTGTATCCTTGGTCTATGATACCTACACTATTTGCAAGCATATACCCCGAGCGGCTTATTGAACTCCTTGGAACAATTTCAACATAATATCCATTTGGTATTTCCAATTTAATGCCTGTATCATATAGCACTGTATCACTATTCATCCTTTTATGCTCTTTGATAATTGTCAAATCCAATCCAGCATCTGAATAATTATTCTTCGAAGGAACCACAGCACATGCATCAGCCTTATAGATTTTTAGCAAAGGATTTTGGAAGCCCTCGGGATTTCCCAAAAAATTGTATAGATTGTCATTAATATATATCTCATCCATATCAGTCCCATTCGCATATATTTGCCCCATAAAATCTATCATATTCGAGTTTTTATACTCCAATACATACAATTCGCCCGTTTCAGCTTCGCTACTATCTCTACTGTCGCCGTTTTCTTTTAGGACCTTGTGAGGGATTTTATATATTTCAGTAATCTTTTTTAATGTATTGTAATTGTATATCTTAATATAGAGACAATTATTGACAATCTCGCCATTCTTTTCAATATATGCTTTTAAAAAGTTATTCAATAGGTTTTTGTCAGCATTATAGATTGTATTCATAAACAAAGATAAATCATAGTGTTTTGTATTAACTAGATATAGGTCTAAGTGTTTAACGAAGATATCTTTGATGATATAGGGAATTGAGATAGTGAGTTCAATTGTATTGGTATCACAATTGAACTTTACCGTACCAACCTTTTTGAAACTCTCAATAATTTTATCAATGTTTTTATAATATTCATAATTATTTATTTTTTCTTTCTTAAAATTGATTTCTACAATAATCTTATCAGAACAATTCTCTTTGATATTAAATACAATTAAACCCAAAATATATGCCTTCTCATAAGTATTAATTGAAGAGAGATACATAGACACGTTTATCTCTTTGATATCCTTATTATCTCTTTATTAAAATAACTTTATATATTTTATTTCCTTATTATTATCACTTTGGATAAAAATGTTATATTTTGATATTTCTAAGATAAAAATTGATACCAAGAAATATAAAAATCATTACTATCACAGTCAAAAGCCAAACCGTACAACAGCATCTACAAAGTTTCAAAAGCCTTTTCTAATTTTTAGAACAGATTTAGAATAATGTCCGCGGAATATGTCAAGTATCTTGTGGATAACAAGGAAAGGATTAACCAAGAGCACAAGATGTATGTAGAGTTTTGGATGCGTGAAAATGTTAGGATTCACGAAGAGTTTCCTGAGCTTTCAAGTATTGAAAAAGTTTCCAAGTTGGCAAATGAGTGGATGTCTTACACAGAAACTCATGAATACAAGGCTAAGCTCGCGGCTAAGCTCGTCAGCACCGATTAAATAGGATAGATTTAGTTTGTATGGTGTATATATAGGTATATATGGGTATGTATAGGTATGTATAGGTATATATAATTTTTATATTTTATGTTTTTATATTTTTACACCCTTGAAGATTTAAAATGAGACAAAATACATAAGGATTTATATACATTTGTATATGTCCTTGGGTGTATTCTCATTAGGACGTTCAGGTGTCTTCCAATTTTATAATTGGGTGATGAGACAGGTATAATCAACCCTTATACTTATTATAAGCCTAATCACAATATACATGGAATTGATTATGTCCAACTTTTTAGATTAAATGAGTTTGTCTCATTTTTAAATCTTCAAAGGTGTATAGATAGAATCAATAGATAATAGATATAAGGGATGTCTGAGAAGCATCTTAATCTTGATAAGTTCTATACAAATAAAGATATTGTCGGCGTATGTTATGATGCTATAAAAACACATATACACATTGATAAAAATGAGCTAATAATAGAGCCGAGTGCCGGCAATGGAGCATTCATAAATATTATAAAAAAACTCTCAAATAATCGCAGGTTTTATGATATTAAACCTGAAAATGAAGAGATAATTAAGAAAGATTTCTTAGAGCTACATATTGAAGATTGTAATGTGGTCGGTTCCGGTGTAGGCTGTCATATCATAGGCAATCCGCCTTTTGGCAATAAATCTTCAAAGGCAATAGCCTTCATCAAGCACGCCACAAATATTCTAATGGCAAAGAGCGTATCCTTTATATTACCTATAAGTTTCAAGAAGGCGAGCTTACAAAAATCATTCCCCCCAAATTATCACCTTGTATATCAAACAGTTATTGCACCCAATTCTTTCACACACTTTGGTGTCCCTAAAAATATAAAAACGGTTTTTCAAATATGGATAAATAAGAATAGGGCACGTAGAGTTGCTGTCAAAATTACTCCGGCTTCATGGTATTCTTTTGATAAAAAAGATAACTCTGATATCTCTATAAGACGCGTTGGTTCCAAAATAGGATTCGTTAAATTGTGCGAAGAAAGCGATAACACTAATACGCACTGGTTCATTAAGATAAATACAGCCGACAATGACATTAGCAAATTGCTTGGCAAATTAAATAGCCTCAGGTTTAATAAAGAGAATAACGTAGGTCCTCTTAGCATATCAAAGCAAGATATAATTAAAAAATACAATTCTCTAAAACTTGCCTAGTCTAGGACTGTATGGTTATGTTTCTATTACACGAGGTGTTTCTGAGTAATTCGTTTTGTGTTCTCGGGCTTCCTGTTTATCGGCGTTATTGCTATCTATCTCAGGCACATAATTTAGAATAAAGTTCAAGCCGTCATTCTCTTTTATTTTTTCCTCTCTTGTATGTTTATTTGTTTTCTCAGAAAGTTCAGGATTTTTACTAATTATATCTCTACGTATTTCATTATATAATTTAATTGAAATCTCGTCTATTTTGTCTATTACATTTTGCTCATTACTCGTCCAGCCTTTTGATATATCTTGTTTATGTATGTAGATACACAGCAATCCGAGAGAATATAATAGGCCATGTCTTTTAATTTTATATTTTTTTTTATATTCGTGATTGTATAATTTAAAAGCATTCTCAAATACTTTGTCTTTGTACAATATACTATATACTCCCCAGATAAACCAAGATATATCATCGTCGCTGCTATAAAACTTTGTTTCTATCTTTATTTTTTTACGCAATATATAATCTATGACTAATCGCAAATTATTAGAGATTTCTACGAGTTTATCTATATCATCACATGATATATCGTCGGTCGTTTTAATAGTTTTAATGATAATTGCAATAATCCCTATTGCTGTATTATAATTCTCGTGATTATTAGGAGGAAGAATGCCATCAAAACGCATTATGCCATTCTGCGATAATTTCATATCATTAGCATTTAATATATGTGCTATTTTGTTTTTAAGCAAAGCTATTGACATATTACCACATTTAGCCACGGGATGTTTATTGTAAATATCGCACAAAATACATAGCTTAGTTATAATGATATAGATGTTTTTTATAACTATCTTATCAGTATCTATAATATTCGCTATATTTTCATAGATATCTGCGAGTTTCCCGATATCTGTAATATATACAAAGGTTCCAATGTAGGAACACACATCGATATAAATCAATTCTAATATATCAAAAGATTCGTCTATAATTATCATTTTAGTACTCAATAATATGCTGTTCTGTATATCTCCATTACATATAGATGTAAATAAATCATCTTTTGTCATAGCATTTACAATATAAAAGGATTATATATCATCTAATATTTACGAATATATCTAAGATATTCTCAGAGAATATGAGAGAATATCAGGAGAAAAAATAAAGCGTTTTGCTCTGTTGATTTAGAAGGGCAAAAAGATAAATAACAAGCCTATAAATATTATGAAGAAGCCTATCAATACTTTTATAGGTAAAATCTCTTGCAATATCAAGAACGAGGCTATCAATGTTATAACGGGCGCAAGTGATACTATTAGCGACATTATATTTACATTAGCTTTGTTATCCAAAGCAAAAATATACAATACATTTGCTACATATACAGAAAAGAATGATATTACTATCAGGAATGGTATATACTTGCTATTTTTTTGTATATCGCCATATATATCATCTCTTTCATATATAATAATATATATTATGCTTGATAAGAAATATACAGATGCCTGTGTGAAAATTATAATATATGATGGTATATTTTTTTGAAGAATATACTTAAATAATACAGGTGAAATACCCCACAAAAAAGCTATAACGAATGCTAAATATGTATAGTAATTCATATCTAATCTATTAAATTATTAAATTATTCTGTAATAAATATTTTAGTCCGTGTGGCGGACGATAGGAAGGACGGAGAGGGAATTAGCCGAATATGTTGCTTTTGTGGGTTGTGATGAAGGTATTGTATATATTGATTATTTTGTAGCATTTTATTATTGTTACTTCTGATACATTACAGGCCTTGGCAAAGTTCTTTTTAGAGTATCCAAGGCCTTTGACAGTCGAATAGTAATATAAGATTCCCGCCGCTGATGAAGTGGGCGAGTTGTCATTCATTATTTCATTTTCTTCTATCAATTTTACAAGTTCCTTACATTTGTTAATATCATTTATAGACATATTTAGATTGTTTCCGTATTGCGATATGAAATCAATAGGATTAGGCGAAGATACATTGAGCTGTAATAGAGTTTGAAATCGTGTATTGCCCTTATTTAATGTAACATGCGATATATTAAACATTGCAGCAATATCTTTGGAACTTTTAGGGATTTTGTTGATTAAACAGGCATGATATATACAAGATGCTATAAGGCCTTCTTTATTATCTCCGCGAGATATTTTCTTTTCAGATGCTTGCTTGTAGAGATTTTTGGCGTCATCTATTACTTTCTGGGGTATTCCATTATTAATAGTATTTGCTGTCATTTTATCAAAGACATTCCATAATGTTCTTTCATCATAAGGCATACTATTCCACATTTGGAACTTGCGAATTATACGCATATCTATATTATCCTTGTATCCGCTACCTATCATAGAGCCTATTGAAGATTTTGGAAGAAGATTATTAGTAGGCATTCCGCATCGCGAAGGGTCGCCATCACGATTGTCCTCATTTCCATAATATCTCCATTCTGCGGTATTCTCAATAACCTTAGAGATGATTGAGCTACACTTTTTACAAATATGCATATTATCTTCTATCAGATAATCAGTAGAACCGCATTCGCACTTAATTATATCGCCGCCTGCTTCATTGTCATCAATACCATTACTTATTTTATTCTGCTTGTCTTCTTCGTTTTTTATTTCCCTAAATAATTCCCACATTTCATCGTCCATAAGTAATATTTGGTATTAATGACAACTAATATATAAGGTTTATCAATTTTTATATATATTTTTGTAATAAAAATTGATTAGTATATTTATTTGTTTATATAATCCCAAACAATGAATAGAGCTATAACAATTAGATATATTTCAGTATTGTTGGTTTTACTATCGGCTATCGTGGCAGTTGCCGATTGTTATATCAATTCAGTAGTACATATGAGTACACCGAGCTCACATAGCTCTCCAAGCTCCGCTAATACTCGTAAAAAAAATATTGTTAAAAAGGGAAATGCTTATCATCGCAAGTTCGCCAATGAAAATGAAAAATATTTATATGGAAATTATTTAGTTACGCTCAGAAAGTTTAAGAGAACTATCAACTATAACAAAATATTTAATAATATGACCGAACAGACAAAGGAAGCCGTAGACGTAGCTGGTGTAGAGTCAAAATACAAAAAAGACATCAAAGGTGTCGCAGACGATATCTATTTTAACATCAAGAATAATACGATAATCAATAATGACCAGTATATTGCTAAGAGTATTAGCCTTGCAAATATTAAGATTGATGTCTCAACTGTTAAATATATTCAGATATCTACGAAGAATGATACTATAACCATAGAATTGGATAAAAATAATGATAATTTTAAAAATATCGAAGGCGGATTTATTAATTATGATTTAGGCAAAATAGATTCCCTTATCAGCGCAATCTCTATTCTAATGAACTTGATGAATATTCATTAGAATTATTTAAATACGGTCGCGAATATCACGAACTTCCTTGCGAAGATCGCGAACTTCTTGACGAAGAACATTTAGTTCATTGCGAATATCATTATTGATATTGCGAGATTCGGGTTGAATATAGGGTTTTGATTCATCCTTGTTATAACGATTTGGGCGTTTTCGAGCACTTACTTTTGTAAAGTATTCATCACGTTTAACTTTGAAATCTTTTAGGTCATCGGGATTAACATCATATTTGGCAATTAGTTCGGCTTCATCTGCATTATCGTGTTCTACAAGACGGCAAATATATTGATAAATGCGTGTCTGAATGCTTCGCGAAGTCCTTTTAAGTTCTGTCGCAATATCTTCATATGAAGATTTTTCAGTTCGCATAGCAAGAAGCCTTTCTTCCTCTCCTTCTTCCCATCCAAATCCTGCCCTAGATGTCTGTTCGTTTTTTCTCAATTCATCAAAGTGTGATTTCTTGCTGTATCGTCTCGCCATCGTGTTGTTGTGTAGTGTTTGTTTATCGCCCTTAGCTATCTATATATATCATCTTCTTTTTATATGGTTTTTTATTTTTCAATATCGGATATCCGATATATTTATCTATTTATATAATTAAAACAAAGTGTCAAAAATGTTTTATGAAATTACAGCAGTTATAATAGTATTCCTCCTAATCATCATATCACTCATTATATATATTATTTTCTCATCATCAGATTCCAAAGTATCTGGTAGTGCTACTGTGTCAGTTCCGGAAGCAAATAATAAAGTATGTTTATCAATAGATGATTATAATGTTCTATTAGATAAAGCCAAGCACAACAAGCAGGTCGAGAGAGATGAAACGGTAATTCGTGATAGAAAGGTTTTAAATGACCCATTATATCCTCCGTTAAATCGCTCAGATAACAAAACACACGCTGAGCTTGCTAATAATATTGCAAACAGAAATATGTATATTAGGACAAATGATGTTGGTGATACTTATCGCCTTGTAGGATATGTTACAAATAATTCAGATGAAAAGGATACCGGCAATAATAATTGGAAGCTCTTTGCGAGACAAAAGGACAGGCATATTTCAGAGTTTTATATGAAACCCACTGATAATAACAATGATGTCAAGGTCCCTATAACAGATGATATCATAGTCGGTGATAGATTACGTGATATTTACAATATTCCTAAACAGATTACTTTTAAATCTCCTATGTTTAACAAAGACCCCTATAATGTCGTAGAAGTACCAAAAGCCGATTTAAGCCGTTCAGCAGATTATTTATAAGATACAAGATATAAAAAATGATATATTAATAGTAATTATTAATTATAATAGTAATAAGTATGACGAGCTTGACGAGTACGACGAGCTTGGTTAGTATTGTGAGTACAGCAGAAGAAAAGGTTGATTCAGATATTTCGCAATCCTCGCACTCGGGTCATTCAATGGTTTCTGCTGTCTCTTCTCTTTATCTTGAAATGGTACCTTTTAATCTCAGGGGTCGCGCAGAATGGTGGGAATTGCGTAGAGAAGAAATTAAAATATGCGAGAAGCTAGCAGAAGGTTCTAATGGAATTATTAATAAGGTTAAATGGCGTGGTAGCGAATGTGTGGTTAAATATCTGAGACATAATGATAATGATTTAGAATACGAGGATTTGATAAACGAGATATCTGTCATATCACATTTAAGACATCCGCGTCTTGTGCTATTTTTGGGAGCATGTACATTAAATGAGCCTCTAATGCTATTATATGAATATATGCCAAATGGTTCCTTAGATAGCTATTATAGCAAAATGTCTCATAAATATTCTAAGATATGGAAGCCGTCGCCCAAATATATGTACAGATGGATTATGGAACTTACACAGGCTATCTATTTTCTCCACAACTGCTATTATCCGATAATGCACCGCGATATTAAACCCTCTAATATTTTATTAGATGACGATTTGCATATTAAACTCACGGATTTTGGATTGTCGCGGACGATTAAAAGGAAACACGATAAATATAAAATGAGTGGCTGTACAGGTACGCTAAGATATATGGCACCAGAAATATTATTTAATAATGGCCAAGATTACAATCTGATGATTGATATCTATTCACTTGCCCTAAATTATTGGTTTATTGCAACAGGCAAGAAGCCTTTTAATGAAGTAGATAATAATCCACATATTATTCACCTAATTAAAGAAGGATTCCGTCCTAATATTAGCGATGTCCCTGATAATATTGATTTGAAAAAATTAATCATAAGAATGTGGGATACTTGTCCTGAAATGAGACCAGATATTAAAGAAGTATTTGAAGAAATCACTCTCATAACAGAAAAAATAGAAAAAGATGATAAGAATACCAGCAGAACTGTAAGAAAATGCACAATAATGTAATATATACCAGAGATATACCAGAGATATACCAGAGATATACCCGCAATGTCCTAAATATCAAGGATATCGTAGCAGATTACTACAAGTGGTTCGCCGTCATATTTATTATTTATTTTATCAAGGATATTGCGATTATAATAATCCAGTTCAATAATATTGAAGGATTTCATAATATTATCTTTTTCTATATTGCTCATTCTATCAATATAGTCATATACAAAAAAGCGCAGCGTATTACACTCGTCACAAGGAGTAGTTTTTTTGAAATCCTCCATAATATTATCACAGAGGTTTCGGATTACCGGAATGTTCTCAATATTGCTATTTCTAAATAACATTATGTTGCTAATTATACTTAATAATTTATATCAATTTTTATTTTTGTTGTATATAAAAACAAGAGTTAAAAAGATTACTAAATACGCAGCTATACAACGATTATATTTATCCATATCGTAAACATATTAGGTGTAATCGCTAGTATCATCGCTATTATAACATTCTTATTATGCTGTATGAATGCTCTTCCTTTATCAATTTACAAAGAATGTGATAAAGTATGTAGATGCCGTAAATGCCTACTTGATAATGACGAGCTATATATACGCCATTTCTAAATAGCCTCTAAATAGCCTCTAAATAGCCTCTCAATAGCCTCTCAATAGCCTCTCAATAGCCTCTCAATAGCCTCTAAATAGCCTCTCAATAGCCTCTCAATAGCCTCTCAATAGCCTCTC